TACCCATATTATTATAGGTAATCATGATACATATTTTAAGAATTCTAATAAAGTGAATGCTATGGAGTCTTTGATTGATGTGGATAATCCGTTATCACCAAAGATATATTCGTCCATTGATACTGTTAATTTTGATGGTTTGGATATTTGTTTATGTCCGTGGATTAATGATGACAATTATGATGAGTCTATATCGCATTTAAATGATACTAATTCTACCGTAGTATTCGGTCATTTAGAAATATCTGGGTTTTTAATGAACAGTGGTATTCGTTGTTTGGAAGGTATTAAAAAATCAATATTTAGTAGATTTGAGAAAGTATATTCTGGTCATTTTCATCATAAGTCAACCGAGGATAATATAACATATTTGGGCAATCCATATGAATTAACTTGGTCTGATTATAAAGATGACCGTGGATTTCATATATTTGATACTGATACATTGGAATTGGAATTTATTAAGAATACATATACTATATTTGAGAAGATATTTTATGATGAAGATACTGTAGATGATTTTGATTTTTCTTATTATAATGGTAAGTTTATTAAGATAATTGTTAATAAAAAGACTGATGTATATAAATTTGATTTATTTGTTGACACGTTGTATAAGAATGATGTGATTGATATTAATATTATTGATGAAACTATGATAGATGGTGTCGGTATTGATGACAAAGTGTCTATTGATGATGATACTATGTCATTGGTATATACATATATAGATGGAACTACTGTTGATGTAGATAAGGATAAATTGAAGAATATTATTAATGATGTGTATATGGATGTGTTAAGGGAAATATGATTATATTTGAGAGAATTCGTTGGAAGAATTTTTTAGCTACTGGTGATAAATTTACTGAAATAATTTTAAATGAATGTGGCAGTACATTGATTGTTGGTGAGAATGGTGCTGGGAAATCTACTATATTAGATGCGTTGACATTCGTGTTGTTTGGAAAATCATTTAGGAAGATTAATAAACCACAGATAGTTAATTCTATTAATGGTAAAGATTGTGTAGTTGAAATAGAATTTAGTATTGGTGATAATGAATATAAAGTAATCCGTTCAATTAAACCTAGTATATTTAACATATATGTTAATGATAGGTTATTAGATCAGGATTCGAGAGTTAAAGATTCACAAAAATATTTAGAAGATAGTATATTAAAACTAAATTATAAGTCATTTACACAGACGGTATTGTTGGGTTCGGCTACATTTATACCATTTATGCAATTAAATACTTCTGATAGACGAGATATAATAGAAGATATATTAGACATTAAGATATTTTCTTATATGAATGATATTATAAAAAATAAGGAGTCATTGTGTAAGAATGACTTGATGGAAGTGTCTAGTAAACTTGACATATTAGAACATAAAGTATCATTACATAAGAAATTTATATCTGATAAACAGAAAAATACTACTGACATTATTAATAATAATAAGGAGAAGATTTCTCAAAAACAACAATTATTAAAAAACAATTCACTTGAAATTGATAGATTGGATAAGAATATATTGGATTTAAGGGATTCCTTTGATTTTAAAATAGATAAATTCAGGAAAAGGTTAAAGGGTATTAATAAAGTAAAATATAAGATGGATGCATCAAGAGATATGTTTACTAAGGTAATAGAATGGTTTTCTGATAAGAGTGAGTGTCCATCTTGTAAACAAGATATAAGTGATGAATATAAAAAAGTTATAATATCAGAGAATATTAATAAAATTGATAATATAACTGCATCGTCAATTGAGGTATCAGATGAGATATCCAGGGTAGAAGAGAGGATTACTAATCTTAATGATATACGATTGGAGTGTTCCGAGTTAGAAAACACCAGTTTAGAATATAGAATGACTAACAATTCATTATTAAGTTCTATTGAGGATTTAAATAATGATAATAAAAGTATATTATCCGATGTAGTCTCAACTTCAGATTTGATAGATGAACTTGAATCCTATGAATATGAGTATGATGATTTTGTAGAACGAAAAAAAGAGTTAAGTAATGATAAACATCACTATTCTTTAGTTTCTAAAATATTGAATGATGATGGTGTTAAGATATCAATTATAAAATATTATTTACCTAAAATTAATCATCTCATTAATGTGTATTTACATAAGATGAATTTTTATGTAAATTTTAAGTTAGATGCTAAGTTTTCTGAAACTATTGAGTCTATGAATCGTAATAAATTCACATATAGTTCGTTTTCTGAGGGTGAGAGGATGCGTATAGATTTAGCTCTTTTGTTCACATGGAGAGATATTGCAAGGATGAAGAATAGTGTTAATACTAATTTGTTAATATTAGATGAGGTTTTTGATTCAAGCTTAGATACAAATGGTACTGATGATTTTTTGAAGTTAATAAGTAGTTTTGTTGATAGAAATGTCTTTATTATTTCTCATAAAGGTGATATTCTATATGATAAGTTTGCAAAAACAATAACTTTTGAAAAAAAGAGAAACTTTAGTTTTATTAAGAAAGATGTTGACAAATAGGTAATTATGTGTTATACTTGTATTGATTAGGTGATAATTGAGGGATTAAACTAATGTCTATGACAAATATGAAGAAACGAAAACAATTAAAGAAGGTAAGACGGACGAAAGGAATTAAGAAGAATTACAATATTGAAAGGGTGATTATGAAAAAGATGATAAAGATGAAAGATAGACAGATGATGATGCTTGAGAAATTAAAGGAGATTAATTATGAAAATCAGTGAAAAAACGCAACAAATATTGAGAAATTTCTCAACAATTAATCCATCAATTTTGTTGAATAAAGGACATAGAATCACTTCTATGTCTATTATGAGGAATATAATAGTATCTTCTGATGTAGAAGAAAACTTCCCAAATAAGATAGGAATATACGATTTACCAAGATTTTTATCTAATTTACAGATGTACCCAGAATTGGAATTTCATGATGATCACATTATGATGTTTTCTGAAGATAGACGATATGAGTTTAGAACCACAGATGAGAAGGTTATAGTTCATCCTAAAAAAACATTTAAATTAGAAGGTTCTGAATTTAATACAGATGAGAGTAAGGAATTCCCAGAAGTCCTTTTTTCAGTAAATTTAACTGAAGCTAGTTTGAGTCGTATTAAAAAAGTATCAACCATCAATTCTTTACCAGATTATGCATTAATGACTGATGGTGGTATTATTTATTTTGTTGCATTAGATAAAAAGAATAGCATGAGTGATGTGTCTAGAGAGCCAGTTGGGGAATCTACTGATGATTTTAAAATATATTTCAAATCTGATAATTTTAAATTATATGACGGTACTTATAAAATTAGTGTATCAAGTATAAGTGAAAAGGGGAGTGGGTTGTCTACTTTTAAAAATGAGAATGAATTATTACAATATTGGGTAGCTATAGAGAGTGATTCATATTATAATAAAGTTTAATATGGTTGGAGTATATTATGAACGATAATTTTTTGTGGGTTGAGAAATATAGACCTAAGACAATAGAAAATTGTGTATTATCACCAGATATTAAGAAGATATTTACTGATATAATTTCTTCTAAAGTTATGCCTAATTTATTATTATCTGGTGGTCCTGGTGTAGGAAAAACTACAGTAGCTAAGGCACTATGTGAAGAGTTGGATTATGATTATCTTTTTATAAATGGAACGGAAGACAATGGTATTGATGGTATAAGAACCACATTACGTCAGTATGCATCTTCTGTGTCGTTGGATGGTAGGTTTAAAGTAATCATTATTGACGAGGCTGATTATTTATCATGGGCAGCACAACCAGCGTTGCGTGGATTTATTGAGGAATTTTCAGATAACTGTCGGTTTATTTTCACATGTAATTTTAAAAACAAGATAATAGATCCATTGCATAGTAGATGTACTGTTGTTGAATTTAAAATCACTAATAAGGAAAAACCTAAAATTGCAAAAAGATTTTACAATAGAGTATGTGAAATCTTGACAAAAGAGGGTGTTGAATATGATTCTGCCGCAGTAAGGGATGTACTTATGAAACATTTCCCTGATTGGAGACGGACGTTAAATGAATTGCAGTCATATTCTAATGATGGAAAGATTGATGTTGATATTATATCAGAAACGTGTGATATTAGTGATCTTTGTGTTTCATTAAAAAATAAGAAATTTACTGAAATGAGGAAATGGGTTGTTGTTAATTCTTCTGTTGACTGCAATCAAGTTTTTAAAATGATATATGATGGATTATATAATTATATTGAGAGTCAGTCAATCCCAGATGCGGTAATTATATTGGGAGACTACCAGTATAAATCTTCATTTGTGGTTAATCAAGAGATTAATTTAGTTGCTTGTTTGACGGAATTGATGTGTAATTGTGATTGGAAGTGATTTATGTCAAACGAACATAAAAAGTATGATTTATTTAAAGGTTATGCAAATTCTATATCGTATACTAAAACTAATTTATTAGACACTGATGATGAGTTATGGGAAAGTAATTATAGTCCTTATATGGTAAATAAAATATTTTCTATGTATAAGGATACTATATTATATGCTAATGAAATGAATAAACTACCGCATTTAGATAATAAAATGCAATATGACTATTTACTAAATATAATACGGTCAAAGAAACGATTTACATCTTGGCCAAAAAAAACACAACACAAGGATTTTGAGTTAGTTAAAGAGTATTATAGTTATAGTGATAAGAAAACTGAGGATATTATTGGAATTTTAACTGAATCTCAAATTAATTATATTAAGGATATTATGTATAAGGGTGATTGAATTGGGAGTAAAGGGACATGATGAGTGTAGTAGATAGTTTAGTTGAAGTTAGTTTGATAGAGGATGATGATTTTTTAAGAGTAATAGAAACATTGACACGGATTGGGGTTTCGTCAAAACGAGAAAAGAAATTATTTCAGTCATGTCATATTCTGCATAAAAAAGATAAGTATTATATAGTTCATTTTAAGGAGTTATTTTTATTAGATGGCAAACCTTCAGACTTTACTGATAATGATAGAAGTAGACGAAATAAGATAGTTTCGTTATTAGAAGAGTGGGGGTTAGTAGAAGTCGTTAGATCTGATGTTTTTCCTGACGCACCTATATCTCAAATAAAGGTGATACCATATAAAGAGAAAGAGGAATGGGAATTGATACCAAAGTATAATATAGGTAAACGAAAGTAATATGAAGGTTGAAGATGAGTTGGATTCTCTACTTAAAGAATATAAGTTGGAGAATGACAAATTTTTAAAAAGTAATTATTCCGCTTCTATACGAGTAAGAAGTATTCTTAGGGAAGTGATACGTATTTGTGAGACAAGGAGACAAGAGATTCTTGAAGAAAGAGAGTGGATTGTTTCTACATATGGTGAGGGTGATTATGTTGGTGAACATGCCAGAAGGATGGCAAGAAAATATGGACTTAAAGAAGGTGAGTCTTATGATTGGGAAGATTAATTTAATTAATGGGAGAGTATAATGAGTAATAACTATGTAAATAATTTGTTTATGAGAACTATGATACGTAAGTATGAGTATGAGAGGGATAATGCTATAGCACATATTAAAAATTTGTTTGATAATCCGGTTGTTTCGGATAAAACTTTCACTGAACCATCCGTCACTGATGAGTTGGATTCATGGTTACATAAATTGAGTGATGCTGAAAATAAATTAAAAAGTTTGTTAGTGCATTTCGCACAAAAAGACGAAGAAACAAATAGTGAGTAATATTAAAGTTATACGATTTATATCTGGGGAGGAACTAATTGGTGAAATTGTAGAGAATAAAGGTACATATGAATTAAAAAACATATGTCAATTGGCTGCATCATATTCAGATCCAACTACAGCTACTGCTAGGATTGGATTGTCACCATATATGCCTTATACTAATGCAAAAGATAGTATTGTTGTAGATGCGACATTTGTTGCGTTTATTGTTGATCCTGTTGTTGATTTATTGAATGAGTATAATAAGATATTTGGTGTTGGTATTATTGTTCCTAGTGAGAAAGATATAATTAAACCTAAAGGCGGGTCTAATGCGTATGTTAAAATATAATTAAATTTAAATAAGGTATATTATGAGTTTTTATACATCTGTTGAGAAAGTGGGCAATAATATATTATATTGCGGATACGATGATGGTGGTAATGTGGTTAAATATAAAGAATATTATAAACCCACGTTATATGTTACAAATAATAATAATTCTGATAGTCCATGGAAAACCATTAGTGGTGAATCTGTATCAGAACTATCTTTTGATAATATGAAAGATTCTCATGAGTTTATGAAGAAATATGAGAACGTGGATAGTTTTAATGTTTATGGTATGAGTAATTATATATCACAATATATTAATGATAAACATGATGGTGTTATTGAATTTGATACTGATTTAATTAATGTAACTAATATTGATATTGAAGTTGATTCTGATGATGGGTTTCCTGATCCGACTCAAGCAAAATTCCCAATAACAGCTATAACAGTTAAAGATAATTCAAATATATACTATGTGTTTGGGTTTGGTGAATATTCGGTGAAGGATTCAATCCATGATCATTTAGATATAGAATATATTAAATGTGATGATGAGGGTGATTTATTAAGTAAGTTTATAAAATTTTTATCAAGTGATGGACATGTTCCTGATGTTATTACTGGATGGAATATTAAGTTTTTTGACATACCATATATAGTTAATCGTAGTATTAGATTATTTAGTGACTCTTTTATGAAAAAGATATCACCATGGAATATGGTTAGTCAAAGAACCACATTAAAGATGGGTAAGGAACATCCATATTATGTTATATACGGTATTCAACAGATTGATTATATAGATTTATATCGTAAATTCACATATAAAAATTTAGAGTCATATAGACTTGATCATGTTGCTTATGTCGAACTTGGTGATCGTAAATTACAATATCATGAATATACTGATCTTCATGATTTATACACGAACAATTTTCAATTATATATTGATTATAATATAAAAGATGTTGAAATTGTAGATAGGTTGGATGTTAAATTACAATTGATGGATCTGTGTTTTAATATTGCATATAAGGGTGGTGTTAATTATGAAACTGCGTTTGGTACTACTGTAATATGGGATTCATTAATTTATCGGCTTTTATCATCACAAAAAATGGTACCTCCACCAAAGAAAGAAAATATAAAGAGTACGTTTGCTGGTGGGTATGTTAAAACCCCATTTATTGGTAAACATGAGTGGATTGTATCTTTTGATTTGAATAGTTTATATCCTATGTTATTACAACAATATAATATGTCACCCGAAACTATATTGCCGTTAGTTACTAGTGGTGTTGATGTAGATAGTTGTTTAAGTATGATGGATTTTGATAGGCAGTATGGTTCTACTGAATCTACTATGGCGGCAAATGGCACTCATTATAAGACAGATGTTCTTGGGGTAATACCATCTGTAATTGATAAATTATATTCTGAACGAAGTGTTATTAAGAAGAATATGATTAAACTCAAAAAACAACGTGAGGGTGTTCAACATGGTAAGTTGGATAATCAGATTTCTTCATTACATAATCAGCAATTAGCTATTAAGATTATGATGAATTCATTATATGGTGCGTTAGGTAATCCTTATTTTAGATATTATGATTTACGAGTTGCAGAGGGTGTTACTTTGTCTGGTCAGTTATCTATTAAGTGGGCGGAGAAATATATGAATGAATATCTTAATAAGATAATGGGTATTGGTTCTGAGGATTATGTGATTGCAATTGATACTGATTCTTTATATGTTGACTTTAAACCGCTAGTGACTAAATTGGGATTGGATACATCTAATAAAAATAAAGTGGTTGATGTTTTAGATAAGATATGTGGTGATAAGTTTGAACCAATGTTAGAATCTGCATATAAAGACTTGTATAATTATATGTATGGGTATGAAAATAAGATGGTTATGTCCCGTGAAGTTATTGCCGATGCTGGTATATGGACTGCAAAGAAGAGATATATATTAAATGTATATGATGATGAGGGGGTTAGATATACAACTCCGAAATTAAAGATGATGGGTATAGAGGCTGTTAGAAGTTCTACACCTGAATGTTGCAGAGATAAAATCAAAGAATCTTTAAAAATAATTCTTTCTAACACCAATGATGAGTTAATAGAGTTTATTGACGAATTCAAAGAACAATTTAAAAAAATGAATATAGTGGATATATCATTTCCACGCGGTATTAATGCTATTAATAAGTATTATAATTCTAGAGATGTTTATATAAAGGGTACTCCTATACATGTAAAGGGTGCTTTATTTTATAATCATTTATTGAAAGAACTTGGTTTGGTTGGTAAATATCAAGAAATAAAATCTGGGGATAAGATAAAATTTTGTTATTTATCTGAACCAAATCCTATTCATAATAACACCATATCCATGTTGGATGTGTTGCCACCAGAATTTAAATTAGATACGTATATCAATTATGAACTTCAGTTTATTAAAACGTTTTTAGATCCAATTAAAACTATAACGGATGCTATAGGGTGGTCAGTAGAACGTAGGAATGTTTTAGATGATTTTTTATAAAGGAGATTGTGTATGGGTTTAATGGAAAGAATGAGGAAGAATTCCACGTTGCAGGATAGAATTTCTGTATTGCAAGATTCTATTTATTTGAATAACAATGATGTGGTGACTACTAAAGTTCCTGCTATTAATATTGCTTTTTCTGGAAGTCCTTTTGGTGGATTTAGTTCTGGGTTAACTATGATTGCTGGACCATCAAAACATTTTAAGACGGCATTTGGTTTATTATGTATGAAATCTTATATGGATAAGTATGAAGAGTCTATATGTATATTTTATGACAGCGAATTTGGTACACCGCAATCATATTTTGATACATTTGAGATTGATACGAGTAGAGTGTTGCATGTTCCTGTTACAGATTTAGAGGAACTTAAATTTGATATTATGAAACAAGTGAAGGAAATCAGTCGTGATGATAGAATATTTATTATGATAGATTCTGTTGGTAATTTAGCATCGAAAAAAGAGGTAGATGATGCCCATGCAGAGAAGAGTGCTGCTGATATGACAAGGGCAAAACAATTCAAGTCATTATTTAGGATGGTTACACCACATCTTACATTAAATGACATTCCAATGATTGTTATTAATCATACGTATGACACACAAGAAATGTTTTCAAAACAAGTGGTGTCTGGTGGTAAGGGTGCATATTATTCTTCCGATAATATATGGATTGTTGGTAGACAACAAGATAAAACTGGTTCTGATCTGACGGGTTATAATTTTATAATTAATATAGAGAAATCTAGGTATGTTAAAGAGAAATCGAAGATACCTATAAATGTTTCCTTTGAGGATGGATTGGATAGATGGTCTGGGTTACTTGACATGGCGGTGGATTGTGGTATAATAAAGAGATCCGGTGGTTGGTATAATCTTATTGATTTAGAAACTGGTGAGATTGTAGATAAAAAGTTTAGGGGGGCTACTACGAATAATATAGAATTTTGGAAACCTATATTACAATCTGATAAATTTTTAACATTTTTAAGTAATAAATATTGTATTTCTAGTAATAAAAAACTTATTACAGATACTGATTATCTGTTTAATGATTGAGGGGTGTGATATGGATGAACGATTGAGTGAATGTGCTAATGTTATGTTATCTGATGACGTAGTAAATGAATTTAAAGAATTATTTGAAGTTGTAGAAAACGATAATTTTGATTATTATGCTGTTAAACTTTCTAAGGGGGAATATGTAGATGTTGTTTATAAATATGGTAGTATTGAACCCGAAGAAACTGAGGATAGATTAAATATACAATTTGAATATAATGTGTTGGTTGGTAATTCGGAATATACCATAGAACAATTAGATGAATCTGACGAATTTAAAATAGTTGTTGGTAAGATTTTGAATTTTTTATTATATGAATATTTAGACAATAAAGAGAGTGAAGATGAGTCTGACGGAATTGACAATATTGAAGAATCTGATAAATAATGATGAATATTGTAGGAAAGTAATACCATATATAGAAAGTGAATATTTTAGTGATGATAGATATAAATTAATATATAACATGGTTGATGAGTATATTGTAAAATATAATAATCGTCCAAGTTTAAATTCATTATATATAGGAATTGATTCTATGGATGGTGTCGAATCTCTTTATACATCTACAAAGGATGTTATAGATGTATTAGGTGATTGTGTTAAAGAAGATTTAGAATATTTGTTAGATACTACTGAGGAATGGTGTAAGGAAAGGGCATTATATAATGGTATTTTAGAATCTATTGGTATAATTGATGATGATAAAGGAACTAAAGATAAAGGGGAGATACCAAAGATATTGACTGAGGCTCTTGCTGTATCTTTTGATAATAATGTTGGACATGATTTTGTTAATGATTATAAAGAGAGGTGGGAATTTTATCATCGAGTTGAAGAAAAAATACCATTTGGTATTGATAAGTTCAATAAGATAACTAAAGGTGGTCTTTCTAGAAAGACTTTAAATATTGCAATGGCTGGTACTGGTGTTGGGAAATCTTTATTTATGTGTGATCTTGCCGCAAGTCATATATGTAGTGGGTTTAATGTTTTGTATATTACATTAGAGATGTCAGAAGAAAAGATTGCAGAACGTATTGATGCTAATTTACTTGATACACCTATACAGAAGTTGTCAGAGTTACCTTTAGATATATATACAAAAAGAATTGATAGGGCAAAATCAAAAATAACTGGAAAGTTGATAATTAAGGAGTATCCAACCGCTTCTGCATCCACGAATCATTTCAAACATTTATTGAATGAGTTGTGGTTAAAGATTTCATTTAAACCTGATGTTATTTTTATAGATTATCTGAATATATGTACTTCATCTAGATTAAAGGGTGGGAGTAATGTAAATTCATATACATATGTAAAATCTATAGCTGAGGAATTACGTGGACTTGCCGTTGAATATAATGTTCCATTGGTTAGTGCAACTCAAGTGAACAGACAGGGGTTTGTATCTTCTGATTTTGGATTGGAAGATACTTCAGAAAGTTTTGGTTTACCAGCTACTGCGGATTTGATGTTCGCGTTAATATCTTCAGAAGAAATGGATGATTTAAATCAAATTATGATTAAACAATTAAAGAATAGATATAATGATCCAAATATGACTAAGAGATTTGTGGTTGGGGTTGATAAGTCAAAGATGAGATTATATGATGTGTCGGATTCGGCACAATCAAATATATCAAACGAATCTGGCGGTCAGAATTATACTGGTGTCGGGAATAATAAACGTATTGGAAATGTGGAGATAGTATTATGAGTAAAGAAGAAGTAGTAGGAACTGTTGAATTGAGTGATGTTGAAGTTAATAACGAAAGTGTAAATGTGGAAAGTGAAGAAACGGAATCAACTGACGATTTTGTGGTTATTGAACCAACCACTAATTCTGCTTTTGTTTCAACATGGGAAAGTGCAATATCAGAGGAATGGTGTGATAAGGTTGTGAAGTTTTTCGATGAAAATGAGGATGATCATACACATACTGCACATCCTGAATATCGTCAATTTACAGAGTTGAATTTATTTGATAATGAGTTGATTGATGGAAAGAAACCAACCACCGAACCATCTAAACTTTCATACGAGTTTATGACAATGATATATGATTATATTGAGAGTTATCGCAGATTTTATAATATATCATTTTTCCCTAGAAATGCTGCTTGCGAAGAGATTAGAATTAAAAAATATAGTACAGAAAAGGAAGATTTTTTCAATTATCATGTGGATGTTGGTGATCACCCATCTGCAAGAAGGTTTTTGGTTATATTTTTATATTTAAATGATGTTGAGGAAGGTGGTGAAACTATATTTCCTGAATATGGTATTAATATTAAACCCAAGAAAGGTACTATTGTAATATTTCCTCCATTTTGGACACACCCACATGTAGGTGATGTTCCAAAATCTAATGATAAATATATTATTGGTACGTATATGCATTATTTGGATGGTAGTGTTGATGGAACTGACACAGATGATGAGGAAGAATAGTGTATACGTATAATGCCATTTTAAAACGTATTGTTGACGGTGATACATTAGATGCTTATATTGATTTGGGATTTGATGTATCAGTTACAAAACGAATTAGATTAATGTTTATTGATACGGCAGAGTCAAGGACGAAGTTTCTTGAAGAAAAGGAATTGGGGATAGCAGCCAAACATCGTTTATATGAGATAATAGATGAGAATGATGGTGAGTTTATTATAAAATCTCATGGTGTTGGTAAGTATGGTAGAGTACTAGGTGAGTTGTTTATAACAGAATCTGATGATAGAAGTATTAATGATACTCTTGTTATGGAAGGATTTGCTGTGCCATATGATGGTGGGTCGAAGATGGAAATGGATGAAAAGTGGAATATGTTACAACGTAATCGCAAGATGTTTCTTGAAAGTCGTATTGAAAGTCCATTGGAGTAATGTATTATTATTATATAATAAAAATACATGATAACAGAATCAAGGTTGGCATCACTAAGAATACAGATCAACGTATTAAGTCTTATAGAACGAGTGATCCAACTTTGAGTTATTATAAAATTTATGAACTTGACATTGAAAAAAAGGACGTTCTGTATATAGAACGTCTGATATTATATGAATTAAAACGATGGTTTACTTGTAGGTCTGAAACTATAGAATCTAGTAATATTGAGAATGTGGAAATTATTGTAGATGGACTTATGGAAGAACTATATGTTGAAAAAGATAAATATATATTTAATAAGTAGGAATTAAGATGGTTAATGAATATAAATACGACGAGATAGATTTTGGATTTACGGCAGTAGACGAAGAAGAATTAGTTAGTATAAAATCAACAAATGACGAGGTTTCAAAAAAGATAGATACTACTAATGTGGAAGTAAAACATGTATTAGAGAAGATGGATGTTTTTTTGGAGAAACAAAATGATGTATTGCGTGAGTTATTATCTACAAAACAACTTTACGAAGATAAATCCAGTAGTATTGATATAAGTAAAGAAGTTGTCGAGGATAAATTGTTGAAAGTTGAGCGTATGATTATGCCATTATTATATAATTTAATGAAGAATGATGATAAAGATTATATTTATTGGCCAAATCGTGAAGTGATAATAAAAAAACAGATTGATGAGATTTTGTTATTAACTGGTGGGGATAGAGATAATGGATAAAGAAATTACTTTTTCATTTGGTAGATTGAATCCACCAACAACAGGTCATGGTAAATTATTAGATGCATTATCTTCTGTGTCTACTGGCGAATATAGAATGTATTTATCAAAGAGTCATGATTCTAAGAAAAACCCATTAACCTTTTCTGACAAGTTGAAATATGTGAAACGGATGTTTCCAAAACATTCTTCAAATATAATGACTGATAAAAATATAAATAATGTTTTTGATATATTAGTTCATATTTATAAAGGTGGATATAAAAACGTTACTATGGTGGTTGGTGCTGATAGGGTTAATGAGTTCGAATTATTAATGAAAAAGTATAATGATGTTAAGGCTAGACATGGGTATTATAATTTTAATACTATTACTGTTAAATCTGCTGGTAGACGTGATCCAGATGCAGAGGGAGTGGTTGGGATGTCAGCATCAAAAATGCGATTGGCTGCAGCCGCAAATGATTATGACAATTTTAAAAAAGGACTTCCCACATCATTTAAGGGTGGAGAATCATTAATGAATGATGTGCGTAGTGGTATGGGAATCAGTGAAGATATATATGATTTTATTGCAAATGATAGTTTGATGTTGTCTGAGTACTTTGATTGTTTAGATAGTTATAGTGTTATTGAACAGACTCCGGATGAATTGTATAAATTTATTATATCAGAGGAATTATATAAATATAATAGTTATCTTGTGGAATTGTCTACAAAGGTAAAAAACTTAAATGAATTAGATAAAATAGGAGAAAAGATATGTCGGTAGAAAAACAAATGCCACCAAGATGGGCCAAAGATGCGGTAGCTAGTCCTCAAGGTTGGAGACATCCAAGAACTAAGGAATTATTGGTTGCAAGACGCGGTTTAGTGGTTGATGAAGTTGTTGAAGTTGTTGAAGAGAAACCTAAAGTTGTTAAGAAACCCAAATCTGCTAAGAAAAAGAAGAATGTATCAGATAAGTAGGTTTTAGTTAATATCATGTTTGAAGTTTTGACAAGTAAGAATGTAGTTATGTATCAGATGAAGTCGTATATGAATTATAGTTGTTGTACTATGGACGAGTTTAGTGATGATATGAAACGATTTGAATATATCAAACGATTATTTTATCGATATCATGTTAGAGATATTTTAAAAGAAAGATTGATATTAAATCATTTAATAGTGTTATATAATATATTAGAATCTGAATCTTGTACTAGATTATTATTTTTTAAAATTGATGTAGAATATTATTATATATTAAAAACATTTTTATTATTTATGGATAGATTACCTAACAAGGTATATGGTATTGGGTCTGTTGATGTAGATATCATTTCAATTGATATTGATAGAGATATTTTTTTAATTTTAAGGGAGTTGTAATGACGGCAGTTATAGATGGGTTTATTTCTTATAGATTTTTAAGAATATTGACTAGACCTTGGCATAAACAAGATGCTTTTAAATATGGTATTATTGATAAGAATGGTGTTGCTCTTAGGAAGTCTAAAGATTTAGATAAAAAATCTGAGAAGGATTCTTATACTTTATTGCATAGGTTGATTTTTAATTTAAAACGATTACTTGGTAAAGTACCTGGTGGTAAAAGTCAAATTGCTTCTTATGTTGCGGCATTTGCGTTAATTAGAGAAAGTGAGTTTGATGAAAACACATCACGTATATTGAAATTATGTTTAATTGAATATGTAAATTCTATAGAATTTAAGAAGGTTGATGAGTTATTGTTAACTGAGGAATTCGCAAATTCTATTGGACCTATGAGTTCGGGTGGGGAGATTAGTAATTTTGCGGGTTTGGGAAAAACTCCACCATCTAAATTTGGTGGGTTTTCAGTATATCCTGTAACATTTAACACATATGTAAAATTGATGAAAGGTAAGAAGAAGTATGCGAGATGGAAGAATTATATGTCATCTGAAGAGGCTAAGGATGTTAGAAAGTATATTAAAAGTAATCCAAAAAAGAATGTTGTGATTCAGGATGATACTTATGGTAGTATGATGATATTATATAGACACAACGAGGTATAAATTATTTAGTATGATGTGAGGTGGTGATATGAGTTATATAGATAATTCTTATATTATGAGAATGTCTTATAAGTTTGATATGTTTGTAAAGAAAAAGGAGTCTCTTTATAATTTTAGGTGTCCTTTGTGTGGTGATTCGCAAAAGAATAAAGTAAAATCACGTGGATTTATATATTTAAAAAAGAATAATTATTTTTATATGTGTCATAATTGTGGTGCGTCGATGACTTTAAAGAATTTTATTAAAATTGTTGACAAACCATTATATGACGAGTATGTGATGGATTTATGGAAAGAGGGGAAATCGATATCTAATAAGAAAATCAAGAAAGAAGTTGTAGTTAAATATAATATGGATTTTTCTTATAAAAAGGTAAAAAGTTTTAATTATGATAATGTGGTTAAATTGTCTGAATTAGATGAAAATCATACTGCATTGAAGTATATAAAGAATAGAAAGATAACTAAATTACAGTCATTATATTATTCTGATGATTTTAAACTTATGGTGGATTCTATATTACCGAAGAATACATATTCTTTGATTAAAAATGATCCTAGAATAGTAATACCATTTTATGATGATAAATATAATTTAACTGCTATACAAGGTAGATCTATTGGTGATTCTTCTATTAGATATATTACTATAAAAGTAAAAGATGATTCATTGAAGATATATGGTATGGATACGGTTGATGATACTAATATAGTATATGTATTAGAAGGACCATTAGATTCATTGTTTGTTGATAATTCTATAGCAATGGCTGGAAGTGATTGTGATTTGGATATTTTTAAGAAGTTTGATGATGTGGTTTTTATATATGATAATGAACCTAGAAATATACAGATAGTAAAGAAAATGGAGAAGGTTATAGAACACGAATATGGTGTACTTATATGGCCTGATGAGATTAATGAAAAAGACATTAATGACATGATCATTAATGGTTATACGGAGGAAGATTTACAAAAAGTTATATCTAATAATGTAAAATATGGATTATCGGCGAAGGCATGTCTTAATCAATGGAAACGATGTTAGGAGAGATTTATGGGAATCAAAGACGAACTTGACTTTTTAAAAAAAGAGAATGACGAATTAAAACATAAGATAAAGGATTTGGAATATGATAATGCAGAACATCAAGTAAAGGATGAGGTTTTATGGAATGCCATGGATAATGAATATAAAGGAACACAAAAACAGGAATAATATATGAATATAAGTGAACAGGGGTTGAAGTTATTACGTGATTATTATATGAGGGAGTATGAAGATACTCCAGAGGATGCATTTAAACGAACATCTGATGCTTTTAGTTTTGATGATGAGAAATTGGCAAAACGAATATATTCATATGTTGACAAGAATTGGTTTATGTTTTCATCTCCTATTTTGTCAAATGCACCAGAAAAGGAAGAACTTGTGCGTGGGTTACCAATATCATGTTTTTTGGGATATGTACCAGACACATTAGAGGGTTTAATAGAACACACATCTGAATTGAGGTGGTTGTCAGTTAAGGGTGGTGGTGTTGGTGGACATTGGTCGGATGTTCGTTCTGTATCAGATATAGCACCAGGACCAATACCATTTTTACATACTGTGGATGCTGATATGACTGCATATAAACAGGGTATCACTCGTAAGGGGTCGTATGCTGCGTATATGGATATATCACATCCTGATATTTTAGAGTTTATGTCTTTGAGAATACCTACGGGTGATGTTAATAGGAAGTGTCTTAATTTACATCATGGTGTTAATGTTCCTAATAGTTTTATGAATGCAGTTGAAAGTGATTCAGTATGGGAACTTATTGATCCAAAATCTGGTGATCCCACCGATACTGTTATGGCTAGAGAGTTATGGGAAACTCTATTAGAAACACGATATCGTACTGGTGAACCATACATATATTTTATTGATACGGCAAATGATGCATATCCACAAACACAAAAAGATAAAGGATTGTTCTCAAGAGGTTCTAATCTTTGTTGTGAAATAACTCTACCTACTAATGAAGAACGCACTGCTGTATGTTGTTTAAGTTCATTGAATCTTGAAACTTATGATGAGTGGAAAGGAACTTCTTTAGTGAAAGATTTAACTGTTTTTTTAGATAATGTATTAACTTATTTTATAGAACACGCTCCGTGTGATATAGGTAAGGCTAGATATTCTGCTAGTCAGGAACGGTCAATTGGTATAGGTGCTATGGGTTGGCATAATTTATTAATGAAACAGTCTATACCTTTTGGTAGTCAATCTGCCGCAGAACTTAATGAGGAAATATTTTCATATATTAAAAACGAGGCAGTTGAACAGTCATTGGAATTAGGAAAACAATATGGTGAGTGTTCTGATATGATTGGTACTGGAAGAAGAAATGCTAATTTGTTGGCAGTTGCCCCTAACGCAAATAGTTCAAGTATTGCTTCAACATCTCCATCTATTGAACCTATAAAGGCTAATGCATTTGTTCATAGAACACGTGCTGGGAGTCATTTGATTAAAAATAGATATATTAAGAAATTGTTGATTGATTATGATAAAGATAATGAACATATATGGAATTCTATTATTGCTAATAATGGTTCTGTTCAACATTTGGATTTCTTAACGTCACATGAAAAAGAAGTATTTAAAACGGCAATTGAGATAGATCAAAATGCAATTGTTCGTTTGGGTGGTCAGCGTGCAAAATATATTTGTCAATCCCAAAGTTTGAATGTATTTTTCCCCGCAGGAGTTGATAAGAAATATTTACACGAAGTACATTATAATGCGTGGAAATTTGGTAATAAGTCGTTATATTATTTAAGAACAGAAACATCAAATCGTACTGAAATATTATCGGAAAAGATAGAACAGAATACTATGACGGATTATACGGAAACCCCATCTGGTCAAGATTTGTTGACAGGTGTAAGGGGTGAATTTGTTAGTCAGGATGGTTGTGTTAGTTGTGAAGGTTAATTAAAATAGGAGAATTTATTTATGGAACAATTGGGTAGAGTTCGAACTTTAGAGAAAGATTGGAGAGAGAATGAGCGTTGGTTGAATGTCAAACGTGATTATTCGGCAGAAGATGTTATTAGGTTAAGTGGTTCGTTTGATGAAGAATATACAGTGTCTACCGTGGGTTCTAAAAAACTTTGGAAATTGATTAACGAAGATGGATATGTTAATTCTATGGGTGCTATAACTGCTGGACAGGCAATGCAACAAGTTAAGGCTGGTATTAAGGTTATATATTTATCAGGTTGGCAAGTTGCTGCTGATGGTAATTCGTCAGAAACTATGTATCCAGATCAATCATTATATGCATATAATTCAGTACCAATGATGGTAAGACGTATTAATAATACATTCCGTAGAGCAGATGAAATCCAATGGAATAAGGGAAGAAATGATATTGATTACTTTGCTCCAATTATCGCAGATGCTGAGGCTGGGTTTGGGGGGGTGTTGAACTCTTATGAGTTGACTAAATCTATGATAGAGTGTGGTGTGTCTGGTATTCATTTAGAAGATCAACTGTCATCTGCTAAGAAATGTGGACACATGGGTGGTAAGGTGTTAGTGCCAACCCAAGAGGCAATCCAGAAACTAGTATCCGCGAGATTGGCATCTGATGTTATGGGTGTGCCTATCGTTATTATCGCAAGGACAGATGCTAACGCAGCAACTTTGCTGACATCTGATATTGATGTTCGTGACAAGGAATTCGTCACAGGGGAGAGAACTGAAGAGGGTTTTTTTAGAGTCAACTGCGGAATAGACCAAGCGATATCAAGGGGATTATCTTATGCGGCTTATGCTGATATGCTTTGGTGTGAAACTGCGGTGCCGAATTTAGAAGAGGCTCAAAAATTTGCGACTGCGATACACCAACAGTATCCTGGCAAGTTGCTGGCTTATAACTGCTCACCGTCTTTTAATTGGAAGAAGAATTTGAGCGACGAAGAAATAGCACACTATCAACAAAAATTGGGAGAGATGGGGTTCAAGTGGCAATTTATTACGCTGGCTGGTATTCATGATATGTGGCATTCTATGTTTGAGTTGTCAAAAGATTATGTTGAACGTGGTATGACTGCTTATGTGGAGGGTGTCCAAGAACCTGAGTTTAATTCGGTTAAAGATGGATATACATTTGCAAGGCATCAAGAGGAAGTTGGTGCTGGTTATTTTGATTCTGTTACAAATGTTATACAAGGTGGTAACTCATCGGTTACTGCTATGGATGGTTCTACTGAAGAGGAACAGTTTTAATATTATAAATATAATTTTACAATTAGAGTTGTAATATATGTTAACATTTCAAGAATATGTAACAGAAGCTAAAAATACTCATATGACTCATATTGAGGATCTTGTCCTTGATGGTGGCGTTAATGGCACACGTGGTGCCATTAATGCTTTAAGGTCATTGAGAGATATGTTGTCTGGTAATTCTAATACTTCACATTCAGTTACTGTTAAGTGGGATGGCGCTCCTGCTGTGTTTGCTGGTATTGACCCGACAGATGGACAGTTTTTTGTTGCGAAGAAGGGTATATTTAATAAGAATCCAAAAGTATATAAGTCACATAACGATATAGATGACGACACTTCTGGTGATTTAGCTAGTAAGTTAAAGATTGCATATACTGAATTAAGGAAACTTGGTATTAAGGGTGTCATGCAAGGTGATATTATGTATACTAATTCTGATCTTAAGAATGAAACAATTGATGGTGAGTCTTATGTTACCTTTCATCCTAATACGATAGTATACGCTGTACCAACATCACAGGCTGGTTCTATATTACAGTCAAAGATAGGTGTTGTTTGGCATACAAAATATACTGGTGATTCTTTTGAGAATATGTCTGCATCATTTAATATTAGTATTCGTGACTTTAAAAAGACTTCGAGTGTATGGACGAGAACTGCTGACCTTACTGATTTGTCTGGAACCGCGACTATGACTAAATCTGAAACTGATATAGTTACATCACATTTATCTGATGCTGGTAAGATATTTAGAAAAATATCTGCAACAACATTAAATGATGTTTCTACCAATTCAGTTATTAATCAGTTGATTAATACGTTTAATAATACTAAAGTTAGGTCACAAGAGAAGATTACAAATACTAGAAAACACACAGATGAACTTATTAAATATATTTCAGATAAGTATCAAAAAGATATTGACAAATTGAAGTCTGATAAAGGCAAAGCTAAAAAGTCGAAATCAAGAGAAGATGTTTTAAGTTTTTTTTCGGATTCTAATAAAAAGAATTTAAGATTGATGTTTGAGTTACAAAATCATTTAGTTGATGCTAAAGAGATTTTAATAGACAAAATGGAGAGTGTGTCTGATATATCTACCTTTGTAAGAACCAAGGATGGATTTAAAGTATCTGGTTCAGAAGGATTTGTTGCAATTGATCGTAATGATAATGCTGTTAAATTGGTAAACCGAATGGAATTTTCAGCAAATAATTTTTCAAAAGATATAATAAAAGGTTGGGAGAAATGAAATCATTTAAGAATTATTTAATGGAAAAGGGTGGTGGTGCTGCGGCTGGTAAACTTGAACTTCTTACTACGTCTCTATCAGATGCCCGTAAGTTTGCATTGAGTAAGATGTCTACGTTAGATGAAGATATCCCTGATTTTGATTCTAATTATATTTTAGCACAGAAGTTGGCTCGTAAAGGACATACTAAAAGAAAGGATATGCCTGTTATAACATCAAAGGATGTTAATAAATTTCAAAAGAGATTGTCTAAGGGGTTTTTAGATATAACAAAACCATTTGCAGATGATACTGATCAATCAAATCCATTTCCAGAAGGATTGTCTGGCACTAAAGCTAATAGTTTTTTAAAGTCAGGATTAAAGAAATATGACGGTGATGCTGAAGATGATGTTGTATCTATTGTGCGTGGGAAGATTTCTGCAAAGGATTTGATACCAATTCAGGCTCAAATATATTTTGATAAGGGGTTTAAAACCATATCTAAGAATGGTGTTGAATCCACTATCGATTTATTGAATTCTAAGACGTTAATAGTATCGTCTGATAATCGTATTATTGATGGTCATCATAGATTTTTATCTGCGTTATTGATAAACAAAAATATGAAACTTAATGTTATACAGATTGATTTACCATTAAATAAGTTATTACCGTTGAGTTTAGCTTATGGTGATTCTATTGGTAATAAACGGAATCAATGATATGAAGATTGATAAGTATTATGAGTATATGGAGTCTGATAAATACAATTTAGAAAAAGAAATAGGATACTATTTGATGTATTCATATTTGTTTACTCATCATCCAGATAGTAATAATATATATTCAGAAACAAGACATCATGAGGTGATGCAGAATTTATATGATAATTTTGATAATTTACCAAATCATGTTGACAAGTGTTTATTGAAACGTGAATTTTTAGAGGAAGGAAAAGTATTAGAATATAATGAACATGTATACCCTGACACGGTAAAGACATTTGCATTATATTTCTCGGTGAATCCAACTAATTTGTAGGAGTGAATATGAGTAAAGATGTTATTGAGCTGTATCATTGTACTGATACAAGGTCATTTAGACCTTTATGGTTGTTAGAAGAATTAGGTGTTGATTACACGTTAACACCAATAGACATATTCGGTGATGGTAAAACTAATAGAGACTATCTAACAATAAATCCGAATGCATCTGTCCCGACATTAAAATATAATAATAATGTTATATGGGAGGCTGGTGCTATTTGTATGTATTTGTGTGATATGAATCCCGAATCGGGGTTGTCTCCTGACGTGTCTAGTTTATATCGGTCTGAGTATTTGAAATGGATGTTTTATGTTACTTCTACTATGGAGTATCCGTTGGTGGATTTATTTTTACACAGTAAGTTGTTGCCTAAAGAAAAACGTAGACAGTCTGTAGTTGAGTATTCATTAGAACGATATAAAAAAATATTAGTAGTTATTAATAATTCTATGAATGGTAATAATCCAATGATGGTTCAACGTCCATATATGATAGGACATGAATTTTCTGTTGTTGATATAATGGTATCATCTACATTGAATTGGTTCCCAGAACTTTTACATGATTTCCCACATCTTAAATCGTATGTTGACCGTTGTATTAATAGACCTTCATTTGGCACGGCAATGGAAAAAAATTAATAAACATCTTGACAATTAGCTAGTGGTGTGGTATACTATGAATATAGTGGGGGGTTTAATTTGGATAAAATATATAATTGTGACATCATGGAAGGTTTCAAAAAGTTAGATGATAATTCTATTGATTGTGTCATTACGTCACCACCATATTGGCAATTAAGGGATTATGGGTTTGATGGTCAGTGGGGATTAGAACCCACATTCCAAGAATATCTTGAACATTTATGGGAAATGATGGATGAAATTCATAGAGTTTTAAAAGATACTGGTACTGTATGGATCAATCTTGGTGATACATATTCTACTAAATCTGGTGGACTTAATACTGGTCATACTGGAAGTAGAACTGGTGATTATTTGGGTGGTATGAAGATTAACCAACCATCTGATTTGAAACCTAAAAGTTTATTATTGATTCCTCATAGATTTGCTATTGGTTGTTATGACCGTGGATGGACTATTCGTAATGATATAATCTGGGCAAAGAGAAATGGTATGCCTGAATCGGTTCGTGATAGATTCTCAAAGAAACACGAATATATCTTTTTAATGACGAAGAAACCTAAAGGTTATTATTTTGACCTTGATTCTATTCGTGATGAGAATATGACTACTTCTATTAAAAGAGCCTTACGTGGTACTAATGAAAATAAGTATTCTACTGGTATTGGGGTGAGTTCCGCTCAAACTCTTTCTAGACCAAAGAATGGTGGACGTGATATTGATGAATACAATAGTGGTAATACTTCATTAAATCCAAAAGGAAAGAACCCGGGTGATGTGTCTGATTTTTGGAATATCACGATAAAGGGTAATCGTTCTTCACACCTTGCTTCATATAATTCAGAATTAATTGATAAACCTATAATTGCGGGTTGTCCAGTAGGTGGTGTTGTTCTTGACCCCTTTTCTGGCACAGGAACTACATTAGTTAGAGCATCACAACTTGGTAGAAAGTATATTGGATTTGAAGCATCAGAACAGTTTTTTAAGATAACTAAAGAGAATGTTAATACTGAGATTGAACGTAAGAATATTCCGACACTTGATGGTTTTTTAACATTATGAAACTTTCTAAGTATAATCATGATTGGGTTGATATAGACAAACGTATGTATCGTTTGTCTTTACGAGCATTTCGTATTATGAAGAAAGTGTTACGCATGAATGTTAATATTCATTCTGCGTGTAATATAAATGATGGTAGTATATTTGTATTTAATCATTTTTCTCGTATAGAAACATTTATTCCTCAATATTTGATACATGAAGAAAATGGTAGTTATTGTTATTCTGTTGGTTCTGGTGAATTTTTTAAAAATGATGGTATATTGTCATCGTATTTAACGAAGTTGGGGGTTGTACCACATGATCATCCAAGGTTGTTTTCTATATTAGCAAAACAAATATTACATGGTCATAAAGTAGTTATTTTCCCTGAAGGTGGGATGGTAAAGGATCATCGGGTTGTTGATGATGAAGGACATTATAATATGTTATGTCAAACAACCATGAAAGTGCGGAAACAACATACTGGTGCAGCTGTTTTGTCACATGGGTTGGAGGTGTTTAAGTTCATAGTTCGTAATGCTCATAGAGATATGGATATGGATAGATTATTAATGTGGCAAAAGGAATTAGATTTTCATAGTTTGGATGAGTTATTGGCAGCAGTAGAAATACCTACTAATATAGTTGCATCTAATATAACGTTTTATCCTTTACGTGCGACTGATAATGTTTTATTGAAGGCTGTTGAATATATTTCTAATGGACTTACATTACGACAAACAGAAGAATTGATAGTTGAGGGGAATTTAATTACTAAAGATACTGATATGGATGTTGTTATGAGTAAAGTGATATCTACCTCCGGTATTTGGCATTCATGGAAGTCATCTTTAACTGAAACATTTACTGATTCTATAAAATCCTTAGATGATGTGTTTTCTATTGGTAGTGTTGATAAGTCTTGGAAAGGTGAGATGTTGCATAAACATCTCATAAAGTGTTCTAATGTTACACGTGACTTTTACACTAAAAGTATTTATTCTTATGTTACTATTAATTTAAGCCATCTGACATCTTGTTTATTGATGTATAGATTCAAACAAAATATATCATTTGTAAATAAGAAAACACTTTATAAGGAGTTATATTTAACATTAAAAACATTACAACATAAATCAGGAGTGAGGTTGCACGATGGTTTAATGCGACCTAATATATATGGTGATATATTAAATGGTAATAATGTTAACATGATTAAGTATATTGATTCTCTTGAAAAACAAGGATTGCTAATTATTGGTGGTGATGTTATATATTTATCTGGTAATTTTGATTCTGGTGTAGATCCGTTGACGGTTAGGGTTGAGAATTTATTAGTTGTATATTATAATGAAGTACAGCCGGTTTCTATTGTTGGTAAAGTTATTAATAAGATTGTTGAAAGTGTAGATACTATTAGTAACAAAGATATTGCAATGCATTTATTGGACGACCAACAGTTGTCATATGAGTACGATAAGAATATGTATATTAATGATAAATATAATTCTAAATTTGATGGTATTAATTCTTCTGATAATAAACCATTTATTCTATTTCCTAAGAAGTCTAATGGTATTGTTGTGTTATTAATCCATGGATTATTGTCATCTCCATATGAAGTTAGAGGTTTTGGTGAATATTTATGTGGTATAGGATATATTGTAGTTGGTGCAAGAATAGTTGGACATGGTACATCACCTTATGATTTGTTATCATATAGTTATGAAGATTGGATTAAATCAGTATACGAGTATTTTCAAATAACTTCTATGTTATCTGAAAATATTGTGATTGTTGGATTTTCTACTGGCGGACTTATTGCATTACGTGAAGAATTTTCTTCTGATTATAGAGTTAAATCAGTAGTTGTTATATCAGCTCCATTTTTTTATACGGATTTCCGGGTTAAATTTGCACCATTAGTTCATTATGTTAATAGGGTGGTGGGTTTGGTGATAGGGAATAATGGAGTGAAACCTTTTTTTAAGAATATTCCAGAGAATGAACATATTAATTATTGGTTAGTTCCCACACGTAGTATATATGAAATAGGTAAATTAGTTAAAAGTGTGAAGAAGTGTTTATGTGATGTAACAATACCTATGTTGGTCATTTATTCTAAGGATGACACATTAGTTTCAGTAGATGGTGCTGATTATATATATAATAATATATCTTCTGTAGATAAAGAAATGCATATTATTGGTTCTGATTGTCATGGTATATTGTATAATAATTCTGATTTAATATGGGAAAGAATTTCAATGTTTATTGAAAAAAGACTTGACATTTGAGTCATATTGTGGTATTATATGTTATAAAGTTGTTTTAATTGGGGAGAATATGTTAGTTAATTTAATAGATAGAAAAATAACGTTTGAACCGAATTTAGTTTTATTTCATTTGGTTGTGACAGGAATATATTTTGCTTATCATTTGTTTTAAAGAATGGGGTCTGTAGCATAATGGTTAATGCATCCGACTCATAATCGGCCGAGTGTAGGTTCGAGTCCTACCAGACCCACCAATTTTAGTAGGGAATAGTTATGAGAGAAATATGTAGTGGAGATGGTGTTATATCTGGAAGATATGGATATGGTATTGTATTAGATGTTAATGTGCGTAATGTGTTTAATATCTATAAGGTTTCATTTGATAGATATGGTATTAGGTGGGTGTGTTCACTTGTACCTGTGTGTGCAGATGTGTGATGCAACATCTGTTGGTGCGAGTCGACTGATGAAAAATTTATATGTGATAAAGAGGGTGTCTGTTGGACTTATTAATATACCAGAATTACAAAGAGTAAATGGGAAGTATGCCTTTTTTGATATAAATGCTCCTGTGTATAGACCATTGGCGGTATATTATGATGATGGATATCCTAGTGATGAGTGGATAGAAAAGTGTGAAAATATGTATTGTTCTGCTATGTGTTATAATTATTATATGGGGATGTATAACAAGTATAAGGGTTGATTATGAAGAAAGATAAAATAGATAGGTTGTATGAGTTAGATCAATTAATAATGAAGGTGTGGGGATTTTCTGATGATTTAGAATTAATTATTAAAAAAATGAGAGTTAGTTCAGAACGTGAGGATATTGTTGCAGTATCCAAATTATTTGAGTTAAGGATGGAATCGTTGTGGAAGGGTTATGAGTCGTGTTTTGAAAAACCTGATACTATTAAATTTAAAGGTCATCAAGTAAATGATTTTTTCCCCAGTAAGGATGGTGGTGATGATACTGTATTGTGATGATTGTATTGATAGAATGAAACAGATGATAGAAGATGGTGTGCAAGTTGATTCAATTGTTACGGATCCTCCATATGAGTTAGGATTTATGGGGAAACAATGGGATGATACTGGTATAGCATTTTCTAAAGAAACATGGGAATTGGCACTAAAGTTATTGAAACCGGGTGGTCATTTACTTGCATTTTCTGGTTCTAGAACCTATCATAGAATGGCAGTTGCTATTGAGGACGCTGGGTTTGAGATACGAGATCAGATTATGTGGTTATATGGTTCTGGATTTCCAAAGAGTTTGAATATCGGAAAACAGATTGATAAGAAACTTGGTAATGAAAGAGATGTTGTCGGTAAAGGGAAACCTATGAGTTCACTCGGAGTTATGCATGATGATGATTGGAAAAGTGATGATTCATATAAAGAAACCATGGGTAATTCAGAATATGAGGGGTGGGGAACCGCACTCAAACCAGCACACGAACCTGTTGTTATGGCTAGGAAACCATTATCAGAAAAGACTATTGTCGCAAATGTTCTGAAGCATGGAACTGGTGGTATTAATATTGATGGTTGTAGAGTGGGATTATCCGAGGGTGATGATTCAAGATTAGGTGGTAAAGGAACTTGGAAAACCGACAAGATGGCAAAAGATGTTTATGTTGGTGGATATGCTGGAGAAAAAACAGGATCAAGTGAGTTAGGTAGATTCCCATCAAATGTAATGCATGATGGTTCTGATGTTGTGAAAGAGGTATTTCCAAAACGGAAAACAACTAATCGTAAATCTCGACCCGATGATAATGTATTTACTAATGAAAACTCAGGTATGAAACAGGAAGTAAATCATTATGCTGATGCAGACCCAAGAGGTAGATTTCCGTCAAATGTAATGCATGATGGTTCTGATGCGGTGAAAGGGGTATTTCCAGATACTAAAGCTGGTAAATACAAAGGTGAAGGTTCAAAATCTGGTGGTATTCGGGATAAATCAACTGGTACCCCAGCCGGTAGAGAATATGGTGATGAGGGTTCTGCCTCACGATATTTCTATTCGCCAAAGGTGTCTAAGAAAGAGAGAAATCAGGGTTGTGATGGAATGCCTATCAAAAAGACATCAAGTATGTCTGGTAGACGAGATCCACATGAAATGGATAAATCAAAGATAGATAATGATGTTACTGGAAGATTTGTAACAGAACGAAAGAATGTACATCCAACGGTTAAACCTGTAGAGTTAATGAAATACTTATGTAGAATGGTTACACCGAAAGACGGTACTGTTTTAGACCCATTTATGGGTTCTGGTTCTACTGGTATGGCTGCTAAATATGAAGGATTTGATTTTATTGGTATTGAGAGAGAGAAAGAGTATTTTGAGATTGCAACATTAAGAATAGATTCGGTTGAACCTGTGACTGATTTGGATAGTTTTTTATAAAGGGAGAAATAAATGGAAATAGTAGTATATTCACAGGGGTCTTGTCCTTTTTGTGTGAATTTGAAAGATTGGTTTAATACCAATGGTGTTGATTTTGTTGAAAAAGACATTCAATCAAAAAAGGAATATTGGGAAGAGTTTAATAAACTGAATCAAAGAACTGTTCCACAAGTTGTTATTGACGGTGAGTATTTTGGCAATTTAGATGTAGTTATGAAAAATAAAGAGAAATTTTTATTTAATACTCCTGTTAGTATGCATACACCATCTGAAACATATAAACCATTTCGATATCCATGGGCAGTTGAATTAACAAAAAGACACGAACAGTCACATTGGATTGAAGATGAGATTGATTTATCAGATGATGTTGCAGATTGGAAGAATGGTAAATTATCAGATTCTGAACGGGATTATATTACTCAAGTATTGAGATTATTCACACAATCTGATGTTGCAGTAGGACAGAATTATTATGATTTTTTTATTCCAAAATTAAAGAATAATGAGATACGTAACATGCTCGGTTCATTTGCTGCTAGAGAGGGAGTACATCAAAGAGCATATGCTTTGTTGAATGATACATTGGGGTTGCCTGAATCCGAATTTCAGTCCTTTTTAGAATATAAAGAAATGTATAATAAAGTAGAATTTATGCGAGATAACGATAACTCTAACTATTCTAATTTGGCATTTGCTATTGCAAAATCTGTATTTTCTGAAGGTATATCATTATTTGCATCATTTGTAATGTTATTAAATTTTCAAAGATTTGGTAAAATGAAAGGAATGTGTAAAGTTGTAGAATGGTCTATTCGTGATGAAAGTATGCATGTTGATGGTATGACTCAAATTTTTAAGAAGTTTTGTGAAGAACATCCAAGAATAGTTACTGATGATTTTAAGAAAGATATATATAGTATGTTACGTAAAGTTGTTAAGTTAGAAGATAAATTTATAGATCTTGCATATGGAGATTCTATTATAGAAGATTTAGATAAAGATGATGTTAAACAATATATCAGATATATTGCTGATAGAAGATTATTACAATTAGGATTCAAACCTAATTATAGAGTTAAAGAGAATCCGTTACCGTGGTTAGATTGGGTATTAAATGCACCCGATCATACTAACTTTTTTGAGAATCGTGTTACAGAATATGAAGTTGGTGGTTTAAAGGGAGATTGGACGGATGTATATTAGGGGAAATTTATGAGTAGTATAACAAAGATTCTATCGGAATCGACATTGAACCGTATTCGGTCGGCGTGGATAGATCATGATACTGGTACTATTACAGCATTTAGAGATACTGCTGAATGTGGTGACGGTGTTAAGTATACAAAGAAACAGAACACTGGTAAGAATAGTATTTTACGTTCTAAGTTATTAAAACGTGGATATGGTATTACTAAAATAAAGGGTTCTTGGATTGAGAATGGTGGTAAAGAGGTATCAGAGGCATCATATTATGTTGTTGACCTTAAGGATTCTGGTAAGTTATTAAAAGATCTTATTGAACTTGGAAAGGATTTTGAACAGGATGCAATAACGTATGCAGAAAAGGAGTCTGATTATTATGCGGTATCTACTAATATGTGTGAGAACAGTTGGCCAGGATTTGGACGGGTTGGTGTTAAAGAAAAGTTAGGTAAACCTAAATTTGGTAAAACTGGAATAAATGGATTTTCTAGGGTAAATAATAGGGCATTTGTATTTGAAGCATATGATTTAATTAGTAGGTCTGATTTTGGTCCTATATCATTAAGAAGTATTGAGCATATTGATGATAAGGATTGGAGGGATATTATTTTGTAATATAAGGATGTGTGTATGACATGGATGTATAGGAATAAGGTATATGTACCCAAGAATTTAGATCCAAAACTTTTATATGGGTTTGTATATGAAATAACTAATAAAGATAATGGTAAGAAGTATATAGGTAAGAAATTCTTTTGGTCAGTTAAGTCATATCAAAAGAATAAAAAGAGAAAGAAGAAGAAGGTAGAATCTGATTGGCAAGATTACTATGGTTCTTCTGAATTATTATTAGAAGATTTGAATAAAATTGGGGCTGAACAGTTTGATAGGAAGATATTGAGGTTGTGTAAAACTAAGTCGGAATGTGCGTATTTTGAGGCTAAGTATCAATTTGATTATAAAGTATTAGAATCTGATGAATATTACAATTCTTGGATAATGGTTAAGGTTAGGAAGTCACATTTAAATAGGTTATGAGGGGTATATATGAAGGTAGAATATGTTAATCATATGGGTGATGATATTACAGTAGTTAATTCTGCTCGTGTTTCATTTGCTAAGTTTTCTGAGGGGGTTGGCTTTGATGAAATTGTAGAACACGTGGATGAAGATGGAGAGTGTACATTACACGCATTTATTCCTAATGTTAAAGATGGTGATAAAAAGTTGATTAGGTATTTGGCCAAACATAACCACTTCACACCATTTACACATGAAATGGTTACGTTACGTGAGAAAGTGCCTATTTTTGTTGCTAGACAGAGATTTAAGCATGTTGTGGGGTTTAGTTATAATGAAGTGTCTAGACGATATGTATCAGATACTCCAGATTTCCATGTACCAGAAACTAATGGGTGGAGAACACGCCCAGAGAAGGTTAAACAGGGTTCTTCTGATACGGATTTTATAACTCATTTCAAAGAACCATTCATGAATGGACTAACTTCTCCATTATTAGAAGACGCATATATGAGTCATATTACTCAATCAACTAGATTATATACGGAGATGATTGAGTCGGGTGTGTGTCCAGAACAGGCTCGTATGGTTCTACCACAGTCTATGATGACTGAATATTTTGTAACAGGATCTTTATATGCTTGGGCAAGAGCATATAATTTAAGAAAAAGTTCTACGGCTCAATTGGAGATACGTGAACTTGCTGATGAGTGGAATAGAATATTAGGGGCGTTGTATCCTATTTCGTGGGAAGCATTAACTATGAAGAAGGTGGTGAGAGATTATGAGTAAAAGTGTATTACAGTTGAATTATGATTGGAAATCTAATAAACGTATTAGAGTTAGATATAGGGGTACTGATATGATTTGGGTTAACATACCGAAACCAACAGATGAAGGTATGTCATCTTATGATAAGTTGCCTTGGAATGTATTAAAATATGAATATCAAATAGGGGGTGGAGAATGATATATGATGAAAATTCTCTATTAGGTGTGAAAGTTATATTAATGAATGAGACTGCTAAAAAACCAACTAGGGGTACTAATTATTCTGCTGGGTATGACTTATATGCATCTGTAGATGAAACAATTACATATGAATCTAATCCTACTGGTATAAAACATAGAACGTCATATATATATCCAGGAGAACGTTTATTGATATCTACTGGTGTGGTGTTTGGTATACGTCAAGGATTTGTAGGTATAATTAAACCAAGGTCTGGGTTGGCATTAAGACATGGGATTGATGTATTAGCTGGTGTGATAGATTCTGATTATCGTGGTGTTGTTGGTGTTGTATTGCAGAATCATGGTTCAGATAAATTTAGAGTAAATGATGGAGATAGGATTGCTCAGATTATGTTTATACCACATGAAAGTCCTGATATAGTTGTATGTAGTGATTTGCATGAATTACCAAGTACTGGTGATGGTTCTTTTAGTAGGGGATCTGGTGGATTTGGTTCGACGGGAGTTAATTAGTGTTTGAACATTGTCCGATTAATTTTAAGGATTATGATGATTTGGAATCTGTCACGTCATCTGATGGTTCTAGGAAATATGTGACACCAGATGGTATTGAATATCCGTCTGTTACAACTGTCTTATCTATATTATCAAAGGAATTCATTGATAAATGGAAAAGACGTGTTGGTATTGAAGCGGCTAATAAGATTTCTTATGCTGCGTCTTATCGTGGAACACAAGTACATGAAATAATAGAGAAGTATCTTGATAATGATGTTGATTATACGAAAGGATATTTTCCTAATATAATATCATCATTATCTTCGGTGAAATCTACTCTTGATCGTATTGGTAGTATATATGAACAAGAGTGTGCATTATATTCTAATCATTTGAAGTTGGCTGGTAGAGTAGATTGTGTTGCTGAATTTGATGGAAAGTTAAGTATTATAGATTTTAAAACATCAAAGAAATTGAAAAAGAAAGAATGGATATCGTCATATTTTATGCAATGTGCTGCTTATGCAATAATGTGGGAAGAACGTACTAATATACCAATAGTAGAATTAGTAATTATTATTGCAGTTGATGGACACGAACCACAAGTATTTAAAGAACATCGAGATAATTGGACGACGGATCTTAAAGATACTATATATAAGTATAATAATAGTTTTTGAGGTGATGATATGATATTTGAGTGGATTAAAGATATGTTTTTGTCTTCAGTACAAGATCCGGCTGGGGTCATTAAGAAACCAGAGGATGTTATAATAGATGATTGTGATTTTTCTTATTTAAATGGTGATCCAAAATCAGTAACACATGAGGATCTTTTAAAAATGAATAAATTGCAATTAGAAACTTTTGGTAGAGAATTTTTAAATATAGAATTGGATAGACGTAAAAGTCATAGAGCTTTAGTAACTATTTTATGGGAAAGGTTAAAAACCACTTGACAATTAGATGACTTTATGATATAATGTGTTATGAAACTTAATATTGCCGATTGGGGAACCATTTTTGGAGTTGTTGCCGCAATATTATTGGCATTGAATATAACTATTAGTCCATATTCCTTTATATTATTTGGAGTTTCTTCAATTCTTTGGTGTATTTATGGGTATAGGATTCATGAATATTCTTTAATGTGGATGAATGTTGTTTATTTTGTTATTGACATTGTAGCTATTTATAGATGGTTTTTTTAAATTTAATGGAGTATTAAAATGAGTATTTTAATAAGAAGATTGGTTTTATTGGGATTGATGTTTGGTTTAATTATAATGTTATTACTGTTTCCAGCTTTAGTTGGTAATAAGGTATTTACTGATGTTGAGATAGAGGAAGTGCAGAATCGTATATTAGTGGGGTAATCTGCCATGGATAAGTTAACTATACAGAAAATTATAGTTACTATGTTGTGCATAGTAGTTGGTTTTTTATGGATAGTATTTGTTATACCGATTGTAAATGGTGATTATGCGAGTGTTCACGATCATGATAGAGATACACATACTGAGATAGATTATAGTCATGACTATATTGCCAAAAAGAATTTATGATTTTATAATAGATATATTAATTGAATTGATATGTATTAATATAGTTTGGTTTTGTTTTTTAATTAGTTTAATATGAGGATATATGTATAATTTTTTATGTGTTTTATTGAGTGTTTTGGGTTTTTTTGTTATTCTAGGGGTTGTTGATTCTGCGACGTATGATATTGGTTCTATGATTTCATATTCGTTTGTTGGGTTTTTATCAATGATTACTGGTGCTGCGTTATATGAGGGTGGTTGATTATGAATGATATTAGAAGTAAGAGCGGAATGGTTAACTCTTTAAAAGATGGTGTGTGTGAAGTAACTTTTAATAAAGTTAATGGTGATTTACGTGTTATGTCATGCACATTAGATATGATTTTTGTTCCTGAATCGTTTTTACCAAAGGGTAATGGTAATGTATCTGAATTAGTTATTTCTGTGTGGGATGTTAACTCACAGGGTTGGAGATCATTTCGACCAGAGAATGTTATTGAATTTAAGTATTTATATAATTATGCAGGACAGTCGGAAGAGTGGTATGATATGACAAAAGAAGATTTTGTCAAGAAATATTGTATTGAAGATTGGGATAGACATGAATATGAATTTTATACATATTCAAAAGAGGCGGATGATATGATAGAAGAGGCTAATAGGGTTATTGGAGTATGAGTATGAGTGATGATGTTGAAACTATGAGTATGATTGAATTTGGTAAAAAATATGGATATAAGTATATTAATGTTTGGTTGGCTGCAAGGAGTACTTCTGTAGTTGATCATATAGAAGAATTGTTAAAAAAATGAGTTAGGAGAGTAGGTGTAGTATTATGTCTAAAATGAATTTACATGATATAGATTTTGAGTCTGAGAACGATTGGTTAGAAATGGATAAAGAGAGTTTTATTTCTATGTATGGTAAAATTAGATGGGAACAAATAGAATACAGAAATACTTTTAAGGATAAAAAAGTAAGTAAGAAATTTCAAAGGGATGAAGATGTGTTCTGATTATTAAGAGAGGGATAGGTATATGGATATACAAATAAAATGTGATAATTGTGAATCTGAATATGTGGTGGTGTTGATGGATGACGATGATAATGGTGTTAAATACTGTAGTATGTGCGGAACTAATGTTGACGTGACGGAATACCTTAGTTTAGATTTTGGTGAATAAATTGGTGATATATGATATTAATAGATTTTAATCAAATTATAATAAGTTTATCTATTAGGGAATTGAACAATACGTTAAGAGAGGAACCAGATGATATAGTTGAATATTCTGCGGTTATGAATTTATTTTTAGAATATGTATTATCTGTTAAAAAGAAATATTCTAAAAAATATGGTAATATTGTTATATGTTGTGATAATAAACATTTTTGGCGAAAGGATATATTTCCGTATTATAAACATTCTAGGAAGAAAGATAGAGAGACTTCTAAATTTGATTGGAAATTTGTATTTGATGGCATGTCTTCCATAAAGAAGGATTTGGTTGATTATTTTCCATATAGAGTGTTAGAGATTGATAAAACTGAGGCAGATGACATTATTGCAATTTTGACTAAAGAGTATCATCATCTTGAAAAGGTATTGATATTATCTTCTGATAAAGATTTTAAACAATTACAAATTTATGATGGCGTGTTTCAATATAGTCAAAGTGCTGGTAAGTTTTTAGTTACTGATAACCCATTAAAGTTTTTAAGAGAACATATTATAAGGGGTGATAGATCAGATGGAATTCCAAATATATTATCAGATGATGATGTATTCGCAACTGGTAAACGGCAGACATCTTTACGTAAAAAAAGTATAATTGATATGATGGATATATCGAAGAACCCTTCAGAATTTTGTAATGAGGATATGATTAGAAGATATGATAGAAACAAACAACTTATAGATTTTTCATGTATACCAGATGAAATTGTTAATAATATATTGGATTCTTTCGTTAAATCTCCAAATGGTAACAATCGTACTATGATGGAATATTTTCAAGCACGTAGAATGATGATGTTTTTTATGCAATTAGATAATTTTAAAGAGGATATAAATGAAACATATACACGAAGTATTTTTTGAGTTTGATGAGGCAAAGAATACAAAAGAAAGAAAACATGTGTTATTGCAAAATAATAGTAAGTTATTATTAAAAACATTAAAATTGATGTTTGATGATTTTCATTTTGCATTAGATAAAGTGCCTAAGTATACTCCTGATGATTCTCCGGAGGGATATACTCTAAGTAATTTGCATAAAAGGTTATCAGAATTTGAAGTATTTTTAGATGAATCTTATTTCGTTAATTATAGGAGTGAACATAGATTTATTCAATTCTTGGAGAGTTTACATCATAAAGAGTCTGAGATCGTTGTCAAAATTATAAATAAAAAAATGAAGGTTAAGTGGTTAACTAGAAGATTAGTAGACGAGGTGTTTCCAAATTTATTAGATTGAATATGATTAATACAAAAAGGACAGTAAGTGCAAGTATAATATTGAGTGAAGATTATGGCATTGATGATAATGGTTGTAATCTTGTTGTGTATTCTAAAAAGACACAGGCGTGGTTTGACCGTACTATGAGAATGAGAAATGGTATATTGTTGATGGGGCATAATACATATAAGCAATTATTTAGTATATTACCAGAAGATTATATGAAGTATGTTGTGACTAATAATGAAATAACATATGATGAGAAATCATTTAAGATTAATATATCTGATTCATTGTCGTGGTTGTCCGATCATTCACATATGAATGTACATATTATTGGTGGGTATTATACATATATGACATATTGGAAATATATTAATATGTTTTATATTGCGACAGTATTAGATAAAAAAATAAATAGTAATTTATATATAGAGAGGGATTATATGGAAGAAATGGAATCTAATTTCGAACAGACTTTCTGTAAAGAAAGTGATAATTTAGAATTAAGAATAATGGTAAGAAAATAGATGCCTATATATACATTTAAAAATAATGATACGGACGAAGTATTCGATAAGTTTATTAGTATATCTGAAAAGGATGTATTTTTATCAGATAACTCTAATATAAAACAAATAATTGGTGCTCCTAAGATAATATCTGGTAGGGGTGATATGAAAGTCAGTGAGGGGTTTAAAGAGGTACTTTCTAAAGTTGCAGAGAATAATCCTTATACCCCACTTGCTGAGAAGTTGGGTGGTAGGGACGCGAAAACTGTAAAGAATACAGAGATTATTAATAATGCAAGAAAGAAAAGCGGTTTAATTTAAAATTGAGAAAGGAGAAGTAAAAATGGGTAATATTATTGGTATTGATTTGGGTACTACTAATTCATGTGTAGCTGTATTAGAGAATGGTAAGGCAGTAGTAATTGAAAATGGTGAAGGTTCTAGGACGACACCATCTATAGTTTCACATTCGGATTCGGAAATATTAGTAGGACAGTCGGCTAAGAGACAATCGGTGACTAATCCAAAAGATACATTGTTTGCGGTTAAGAGATTAATTGGCAGAAAGTTTAAAGATGATGCAGTTCAAAAGGACATATCTATGGTGCCTTATGACATTGTAGAGGCGGATAATGGTGATGCGTGGGTAAAATCTGGTGGTGAGTTATTATCTCCCCCAGAAATTTCATCAAAAATTTTAATGAAATTAAAAAAAGATGCGGAGTCATATTTGGGTTCTGAAGTAACACAGGCGGTTATTACTGTTCCTGCTTATTTTAATGATTCACAAAGACAGGCAACAAAGGATGCTGGTAAGATTGCAGGACTAGATGTTATGCGAATTATCAATGAACCTACTGCTGCGGCTCTATCTTATGGTTTAGATAAGGGTGATATTAAAGATGATAAGGTAGTTGCTGTTTATGATCTTGGTGGTGGTACTTTTGATGTTTCTATTATTGAGATGTCGAATGTGGATGGGGAATATTCCTTTGAAGTATTGTCTACTAATGGTGATACATTTTTAGGTGGTGAGGATTTCGATTTACGACTTATTGATTATCTCTGTGATGAATTTAAAAAAGAAAATGGTGTAGATCTTCATAATGATCCTATTGCATTACAACGATTAAAAGAAGCGGCAGAAAAGTGTAAAATTGAGTTGTCATCGACTCAAGAAACTGAAGTAAATTTACCATATATTACTGCGGATTCTACTGGTCCTAAACATTTAAATGTTAAGATTTCACGTTCTAAATTGGAGAAGATGGTATCTGAATTAATTGAACGTACAAAAAACCCATGTGTTACTGCGTTAAAGGATGCAGACATTACTAAGGTCGATGATGTTATTTTAGTTGGTGGGCAAACTAGAATGCCTAAAGTTCAAGAAATGGTAAAATCTATTTTTGGAATTGAACCGAGAAAGGATGTAAATCCTGATGAGTCAGTTGCTCTTGGTGCTGCTACACAGGGTGGTGTGTTATCTGGTGGTATTGACAATGTGTTATTGCTTGATGTTACTCCATTGTCATTAGGTATTGAAACGATGGGTGGTGTTATGACCACATTAATTGAAAAGAATACCACCATTCCAACGAAAAAAAGTGAAGTATTTTCGACGGCAGAGGATAATCAATCAGCTGTAACTATTCATGTTCTTCAAGGTGAACGTTCAGTTGCTTCTGGTAATAATTCTTTAGGTAGATTTGATTTAACAGAAATTCAACCAGGACCACGCGGAACACCACAAATTGAAGTTGAATTTAATATTGATGCTAATGGTATTATGCATGTTTCTGCCAAGGATAAAAACACTGGTAAGGAACAATCAATTGAAATTAAATCTTCATCGGGGTTATCTGATGAAGATGTAGAACGTATGATTAAAGAGGGTGAAGAACATAAAGATGCAGATGATAAGTATACTGCGTTGGTTGGTGCAAGAAATATGGCGGAAGGATTTATTAATGATGTTGAGAAGAAATTAGCAGACGAAGAAATTATAGTACCAGATGAAGAACGTGAGAAGATCGTAAATAGTGTTTCTGAATTGAAAGAATCTATGTCTGGTGAAGATTTAGATGATATTAATACTAAAGTGCAATCGTTGGCTGAGTTATCTGCAACTTTACAAAAGCCAGTTCCGGAACCTGAAGCAGAAGTCGTTGATGGTGTCGTTCCCGAAGAGGCAGAAGTTGTAGATGCTGAGATTGTGGAACCGACACCAGAAGAAAAAACAGAAACTAAATAATTCGGTGATTTGATGTCTAAACGTGATTATTATGATGTATTGAGTGTGAAGAAGAATGCATCTTCTGGTGATATAAAGAAAAGTTATCGTAAGTTGGCAATGAAATATCACCCTGATAAAAACCAGGGTGATACTGTTTGTGAATCTAAGTTTAAAGATGTTACTGAGGCGTATGAAATTTTGTCTGATTCTGAAAAACGCAGACAGTATGATACATTTGGACATGATACACAAAGACAGGGTGGACGTGGATTTGATCCATTTTCAGATATATTCGGTGGGTTTGGACAACAACAAAGTCGACCAAGACAAAACCATAGGGGTCGTGATGTTGAATATACGGTTTCTTTAACTTTACAACAATCAGTATATGGTGATGATTTAGAAATAAAGATACCAAAGGAATATAGATGTACACCATGTAGGGGTAGTGGTATATTATCTCCTAAAGATGAGATTGATTGTCGTTCTTGTGGTGGTAATGGTATGTTATATCATTCTAATCTGTTTGGACAAAGGGTTGCTTCTGAGTGTGGTTATTGTAGTGGTCGTGGTAAGGTTATAATAAAACCTTGTAAAGTGTGTAATGGGGAAGGTTATACAAAAAAACAGGAAAATTTTAAATTAACTATACCTTCTGGAATAACCAGTGGTGAGAGGTTAAGATATCAAGGACGTGGATTTACTAACAAAGATAATGGTGTTGTCGGTGATTTATATATATCAGTTAAAATATTACCACATGACATATATCAACGAGATGCTTTTAATTTGATTCGTAAGTTAGAGGTTGGATATTCCACTTTGTGTTTGGGTGGTGAGGTTCAGTTAACTTTATTAGATAATACCACTCTTAAAGTTAGAATATCACGTGGGAGTGTTGTTGGTAAGTTATTAAGAATAACTGGTAAAGGTATACGTCGAGGTAATGGTCGTGTTGGAGATTTAATATGTAGTATTGATTTGCAAATTCCTAAAAATATTAATTCTAAACATGAAAAGATATTACGGTCTTTGTCAAAGTTTGAATAGGAGTTTAAAATGGGATGGTTTGAAATAGTTTGGTTATGTATATTGTCATTTGTGATTTTATGTAATGTTATGAATATGTCGGTGAAGGCTGAAGATATTACAAATAAAATATTGTTAGGTATTTTATTTGTATTAATACCGATATGGATAATTATTGCAACAGGACTCATTTCGGTTAAGGACAACATACCATGATTGGACATGATAGGGCATAGGAATATAATATGCTTATGTAATGATATTAGTTATTGTGAATTGAAGTTAGATTTGGTTAAAAAATTATTAAAAGATGATAGCACGTGGCATTGTGGTAGGTGTTATATGTTATTATTGGAACGTAAGAAATTTATGAAATTAAAGGAAGACCTTGAAGAAGGGGGATAGTAGTTATGAAATATAAGTTAAATGATGTATATATTGTAGATGGTAGTAGGACACCTTTTTTAAAGGCTAAAGGAAGTCCTGGAAAGTTTAAGGCATTGGATTTGGCTATTCAGGTGGTTAGACCTATGTTGATTCGTAATGATATTGGTAATGATGATGTGGATGAATTGGTTGTTGGTTGCATGAACCCCAACGCCGATGAGTGTAATATTGCAAAATTGTTAGCATTACGATTAGGACTTAATGTTAATATACCGGCATATACGGTACAACGAAATTGTGCTTCTGGTTTGCAGTCAATTGATTCGGCATATAGGAGTATATCTTGTGGACAGTCTGATTTGATTATTGCTGGTGGTACGGAAACTATGAGTAGGGCACCATTATTATTTAATGATGATATGACTATGTGGTTGTCTGAATTTACATTAGCTAAGACATTTTCTAAGAAGTTGTCTGTGTTACTTAAGTTTAGACCTAAGTTATTAGTTCCAGTGATTAGTTTATTACGTGCATTAAAAGATCCAACTATTAATTTATCAATGGGACAGACTGCCGAGAATTTGGCATATAAGTTTAATATATCTAGAAATGATATGGATGCTTATTCATTAGATAGTCATATGAAAGCGTCTATCTCACAAAATACTAATGTATTAGAGGATGAGATTGTTACTATATATGATACTGATGGGAATTTTTACAATAAAGATGAATCTGTTAGATCCAAGAACACTATTGAAAAATTAGGGAAATTAAGACCAGTTTTTGATAAAATATTTGGTAATGTGACTGCGGGTAATTCTTCACCTATTACGGATGGTGCTTCATTTGTTTTGTTGGCAAGTGAGGATGCCTTGGATAAGTATGGGTTACGTGATAAAGCTATTGCAAAAATTATTGATACTAAGTGGGCTGGAGTAGATCCATCAGAGATGGGATTGGGACCAGTTCAGTCAATAGTTCCTCTTGTTATGAGAAATGGGTTACGATGTGATGATATTGATAGTTGGGAATTAAATGAAGCTTTTGCATCACAAGTTATTGGTTGTACAAGGGCAATGAATGATGCAGATTATTGTTTATCTGAGTTTGGATTGAATGAACCATTTGGGTTAATACCTGATGAAAAATTAAATGTTCATGGTGGTTCTATTAGTATAGGACATCCTGTAGGTGCTTCTGGAACACGGATAGTATATCATTTAATTAAGACGTTAGAATCAAGTGGTGGACATTATGGGGTTGCATCTTTATGTATTGGACATGGACAAGGTGGTGCAATATTAGTTGAAAATTTAAAGAGATAAATTATGAATTATAAACATTTTAAATTAAAATATTCTAACAATATAGCATGGGTACATTTTGATTATTCTTATGGTAGTATGAATGTATTATCTGGTGAAGTATTAACGGAATTAAAAGATGTATTATTAGAGGTTAAATCTGATAATCCTGATGGTATGGTTATTTGTTCTGATAAATCAACTGGGTTTATTGCTGGTGCTGATGTTACAGAATTTAAGGATTTCCATGAGTATGATGATGCTTATGAAGCCATTACTAAAGGACAAGAAGTGATGTGGTTAATTGATGATATGGAATTTCCTACATTGGCATTAATTAATGGATTGTGTCTTGGTGGTGGATTGGAACTTGCATTATCATGTGATTATAGAATTATATTAGATTCTCCTAATATCCGAGTCGGATTTCCTGAAGTTAAGTTGGGGATACATCCTGGATTTGGTGGTTCTGTTAGGTCTATTAGAGTTCTTGGTGTTATTAAGGCTATGGGTATGATGTTAAGTGGACGTACTTTATCAGTATATCAGGCAAAAAAGATGGGATTAGTTGATTATGCAGTTCCTGAACGTTTATTAGTTAAATCTGCGGAAGATGTACTTGCAAAGTGTCCTCCCGTTAGACGACCAGATAAATTAGATTCTGTATTGAATTCTGGTATTGGTAGAAAGTTATTATCAATGCAGATACGTAGAAATTTAAGGAAAGAGGCAAATAAACAACATTATCCTGCTCCATATGCTTTAGTTGATATATGGGAAAAATATGGATATGATGAGCATCATTTTATGAATGCAGAGGCGGAGTCGGTTTCTAAGTTAGCAATGACAGATACTGCAAAGAATTTATTACGAGTGTTTATGTTACAGGATTTACTTAAATCTTCTGGTGATAAATCTAAGTTAGATCTTAAACATGTCCACGTTATAGGTGCTGGTGTAATGGGTGGAGACATTGCAATGTGGGCGGCTCTAAGGGGATATAAGGTGACTTTACAAGATATTGATGATAACACCATAGCTGCCGCAATGAAAAGATCGTATAAATTTTATGTAAAAAGATTTTCTGGAAAGGATTATTTAATCAATGACGTGTATGATAGGTTGATTCCTGATAAAAATGGATATGGTATATCTTCCGCAGATATAGTCATTGAAGCTATTGTTGAAAATGCGGATATTAAACGTCAATTATATAGTGAATTAGAATCTGAAATGAAACGTACTGCTATATTGGGCACTAATACATCTTCTATCAAGTTGGAAGTATTATCAAGTGAAATGAAAAATCCTGAGAGATTAGTTGGTATACACTTCTTTAATCCAGTTGCAAAAATGCCTTTGGTTGAAGTGGTATATTCAGATATTACATCAGAGGATGTTATAGAGAAGTCTATGTCATTTTGTAGACATATTGATAAGTTACCATTAAAAGTCAAATCGAGTCCAGGATTTTTAGTTAATCGTGTGTTAATGCCTACACTTATTGAGGCTATTAATATGTTGGATGAGGGATATAGTAAAGAAGAAATTGACAATTCTTTTACTGATTTTGGTATGCCAATGGGTCCATTATTATTGGCAGATACTGTAGGACTTGATGTTTGTTATTTTGTTACGGATATAATAAGTGAGGATCTTGGAATTACTGTTCCAAAAAGATTAAAGAAGTTAGTAGACAAGGGTAAATTGGGTATTAAATCTGGTAGTGGGTTTTACATATATGACAAAGGTAAACCCGTGGATGCGGTTTATGCGGATCCTAAAATAGAGATAACGACAAGGTTAATTGAAAAAATTATTAGAGAGTGTAAATTATGTTTGTATGATGGTATTGTAGAGTCTGCTGATCTTATAGATTCTGGTATTATTTTTGGTACTGGATTTGCTCCATTTAGAGGTGGTCCATTACATTATTCAGATGAAACAGATAAAGAAATCACTAAACAATATCATTCTCAAGATGCACAATTAGTGGAGAATTTAGATGGGCAAATATTATAGTGCAGATGGTAAAGTAGGAGTTCTTATACATGCTGGTTGGGGTAGTGGATTTTCCATTAAACCCCAATCACTTAGAATGGATGCTGAATTAATTTATGAATTTTTGCATGGGGATGAGAAATCATTTCATAAACAGGTGATGGAGATGTCAGAACCAACTCATAATTTATATGAGTTTGATAATATGAGATTGTCATATGTTACAGAGGGGTTAAAGTTTTATGTTCGTGAGTATGATGGGTATGAAGATATTGTAACGGAGGAAGATTTAAAGTTAAAAGCATAATAGTTTGAAGTATATTTTATGTATGTTGGACGTGGGTGCGATTCCCACCTCTTCCACATAAATTGTCTAGTGTAGATGTATAATGCATATATACGGAATGTGTGACACACGGTATACTTAGTAGAATAGATGGAGCGTACGAAAGATGGTGAGGGGGAATTCCCCCAGAGCCAACGGGTTCATTTAACTTAGCACCAAACCAGCGATGATGGGTTCTACAATGTATATATGGACGTATGTGAACACGGGACAACAAACTCCCGGGTATCCTTAGCCGCAAGTGGCGTTCATGAAGTTCTGCAGGACTTTTGGGTTGTGACTAGACAATTTTTGTGGGGGAGAACAGATTCGACAATGTACTATATTGTATATGGACTATTCATCAAGAAAGATGTAAAAATCAAAAAAATAAATGCAGATGATAATTTTGCGGTTGCAGCTTAGTATATAAGTATGCGGAGTTTGGGGATACTTGGCAACAGAAATCCTCTTATATATATAATGTGGGTGTTGGAAAATACCCACATTATGTTTCATTTTTACAACAAAGAGGAAAAAAATATGAAGAAGGTATTAATTTTATTAACTGTATTATTTGCATTTACAACAACGGTGGCTGTTGCAGATTCATTTTCAATGAAAATGAAGGATGCTGGTTTTCGTTGGACTCAAGATATGGATAACTTAGATAATTTTTGGAGTGGTGATCAAGATACTAATGGTCTACGATTATTCACTACTGCTTATGTTGGTTCAAAATCACATGAAGTTACCATGATGTATAATAGACAACAAATGTCTGGACCTTGGGATTTATTTGAAGGGAATGATCAACATCTTGAAAATGTAGCGGTAGAGTACCGATATAATTTCAATTAATATATTTATTATGAATAATTCCGCCAATTTGACGGAATTATTCTAACCAGAAGATATATGTGCGGGGTGGTATATGAAAAAGTTAGTTAAAGTGAATTTGATATTATTAATTATTATTTCGTCTATTGGGTGTTCTAATATGACCCCAATAAGAATATCGGCTTCACAAACATTAGAAGGTAAAATTATAATAGGAGAGTAATATGAAAAGGTTAGTTAAGTTGAGTTTGATAATGTCAATTATTATCATGTTGTATGGTTGTTCTAAGATGGATACAGTAAAATTGGCGGCATATCATACAGTAGAACAATATTGTTCTATTAGTGATATGGGCAGAGTTGCCCTTCGTGAACAAGTAAGTGAGGCTGTGGCGCCAAATTCAATAAAAGTTAATTGTTCTGGAGATTGATATGTTAAATAGGGAATTTAGTTATAAAAATGCAACGTTTTTTTCTGGATTGTCTATGAATGCTTATTTGGATGTTGCAGATTTCTCAGAAATATATTCAGAGAAATATGATATTAAGTTTTTTAATAATGGGTCTACTCAATGTTATGGATTATGGGATGATGAAGATATTATATATGTATTTCGGGGGACGGAACCGACACAATTGTCAGATATTGAGGCAGATATAAAATTTAGAAAGGTTGAATCAGACAGTATTGGTAGTGTTCATAGGGGGTTTAAGGGTGCATTAGACTTGATATATGATGATTTGTTTCAACATTATGTAGATTATTCAATAGTCGGAGATAAACACAGGAATGTATATTTTACAGGTCATAGTTTGGGAGCTGCTTTATGTACTTTAGCCTCATCACGATTTGGTGGAAAAGATTCTATAGGATATACTTTTGGGTCGCCTAGAGTGGGTGATTCTGATTTTGCATCTTCGTTTACTCCAACATTTTATAGATTTAAAAATAATTGTGATATAGTTACACGACACCCATTAGAACTTGTTGGATTCAGACATATTGGATTATTAAAATATTTTGATTGTAATGGTAGGGTTGTTTCTGGATATTCTAGAATGTATTTGATTGGACAATATATATGGGGTATGTGTGGTGGATTATTGCAATTTGAAATAGATTCTTTTAATGATCATTCATCATCAGGGTATCATGACTGTTGTGCGTGGGCTGAACATTTAGAATCGACAAGGGGTAATCCAGAAGAACTATAGAGATGTTAGATATTATGTAATACTTTTAAATAAAGGTGGTTGTATGAATTTAGGACATTTTTTAATAGAACAATTAAAGTTATATGGTGCAGGTCATATATTTGGTATACCAGGAGATTACACGTTAAATTTTATGCGTGAAATTGAAGAACATTCTGATATGGAATATGTTGGAGTGAGTAGAGAAGATTCTGCTGGATATGCCGCAGATGCATATGGTAGATTACGTGGTTGTGGTGTGGTATGTGTCACGTATTCAGTTGGTGCTATGAATATTATGAATTCGGTTGCTGGTGCCTATGCGGAAAGGTCACCAGTTGTTATTCTTGTTGGTAAACCATCATCTGATGATTTATTGGTAAATCCAAATAGACATCACACAATCAATAATGCAAATACACAAAGGGATATATTCAAGAATATAACCACTAATACTTATTCGTTAGATTCTGAAGATATGTTTTTTAATATGTCTATGATTCATTTGGCATTGAATAAAATGCGAAAACATTCTAGACCAATTTATATTGAATTTTCAAATAAAGATATAGTACGTTCAGTTGATGAATATTTGAAGAAATTTCAAACAGTATATGGGGATGATGTACCATCAAAAATCTTTCCAGCATATGTGAAGGATTCTAATAATGTCATTGTTAAGGATACTCCATTTTCTAAAGAATGCAAATCTATAAATTTACCATATGATAATTTGAATAAATTTAAATCTGCAAGTAATAGGGTTTTAATTATTGGTCATGAGGTATTTCGTAATTCATTAGAAGATCATATTCTTAATTTTGCAAAGAAGTTTAATATTCCAATATTTACAACTTTGCTTGGTAAATCCACCATTTCAGAGTTCAGTCGAAATTCTATTGGGTGTGTTTCTGGTTTATTTTCTGATTCGTCAGTTATTGATGAGATAAAAAAATCAGACTGTATTGTTACTATTGGTATGGTTAATACGGATATTGAATCATTTGATTTTGTTGCTGATATTTCTATTAATATGGATGATGGTATCATGTTTCAAAATAAACATATTAAAACATTAAAATCCACAACTGAGGATTTTTATGAATTGGTTCGTTCATTTTTGGTATATTTAGATGATTCTGAGATTCAATCTGATAATTCTATAAGTAGATGGACTAATATTGTAGATACCAGTAAATTGTCATTTAAGTCACATGACATGACGAATCCTACTAAATTGGAATATGTATTTGATACTATAGGTGAATTGATAAGTGAGGATCATATAGTAATATCAGATATAGGTGAATCGTTATTTGGTATTATTGATGTTCCTATGAGGAAAGGACAATTTTTATGTATGGCATATTATACATCTATGTCATTTTCGGTTCCTGCCGCAGTTGGTGTTAAGTATGCAAAACCACATAAAAGACCAATAGTCATTGTTGGTGATGGTGCCTTTCAAATGACGGGTTCTGAATTTTCATCCCACATTCGTAATGAGTTGAATACTGTTATTCTTATACTTAATAATAGGGGATATTCTACTGAAAAGGCAATTATGGAAGGTGAGTTCAATGATATTCATAATTGGAGATATGATAAAATAACAGATTTAATGGATGGTGGTGTTGGGATGTATATATCAGATTCTTCTCAATTCAGGAATGCATTAGAAACTGCATTAGATGATGTGTCACAATCTTATGTATTAAATATAGAGATTGCCCCAGATGATCAATCTATTGCAATGAAAAATATAATTGAAACATTATGTAAAGATAATTTATGAAAAAATCTATAATAATTTCAACACGGTCTAATACAAAGTTGGCCAAACAAGTTGCTGAGAATCTTGGTATGAGATTGACCAAGGTGAAAATTAGAGATTTTCCTGATTCAGAGATTTATGTAGAGATTAAGGAGAACATTCGGTTAGAGGAAGTTTTTATTATAGCTGGATTTAAATCTGGGGTAGGTTCTAATAGAAACAATGATATAATGGAATTGATGTTACTTATTGATGCAGTTAGACGTTCAAATCCATCTGTTATTAATGTTATATTCCCATATTATGCATATGCTAGACAAGATAGACGTACTAATAGAAGTCCTATATCTGGTAAGGTGTTTGCTAATATGCTCTGTTATTCTGGTATAAATTCAGTAATCTGTATGGATTTACATTCTTTACAAACACAAGCATTTTTTAATAACAATGTTGTTTGTGAACATATATCAGCTTTAAAAACTATGAGGGATTCTATTGTTGCCGCAATTGTTCCTTCTTATTGGGATGTTGTGGTTGCTGCTGATGTGGGTGGTTCTGGTCGTGCAAGGTATTTTGCAAAGGAATTAAATTTACCAATCGCAATTATTGATAAACGTCGACCAGAGCCGGGTATGTCTGAAGTTATGAATGTTATTGGTGATGTTGAAGGTAAAAAATGTGTTATAGTAGATGATATGATTGATGGTGGGGGAACATTGGTTGGTGCTGCAGAGGCATTAAAGTTGTCTGGATCGGTGAGGGTTGATTGTGTTGCAGTTCATGGTGTTTTTTCTGGAAAGTCTATTGAACGAATAGAACAGTCTGATATCGGGACTTTGTATATTACAGATTCCATAGAACATACTTCTGAGTTGACATCAAAGATAAAGGTAATAAGTGTAAAGGACTTGGTATCGGAGACGATACGAAGATTTCGTAATGGTGAATCATTAAAGGCGTTAGTATCATGAAAGAGAAATTTAAATTTTTAGGGTTATTATTTGCTATTTTTATTTGTGCAAATGCAATATTAATAGGTATTGGGTATATTATAAATGTCAGTTTAAATTAAAATATGACTTGACATTTGGTTAAAAATCTGTTATAATGGTGTTAAATATTAAAAGGAGAGTTTTATGAGTAAAAGAGCTAAACCATTTAGAAGTGATCAAAAGAATGCCCGTGGGAAATCATTTGGTAAACAAAGTGGGCATGGGTCATATACAAAGAAACGACATCCTACTTCTAAATGGGTATTAAATGGGGCATTGCCATGAGAGAAAGTGAAACAATGGAATTGCCATATTCTGAAGGATATGATGAAACTAGAGTTTTATCAGAGATAAGAGATTATATTGGATCTACTTATGTGTCACATTATACTAATGATAATAATGATATACAAGTACTTGATATATATCGTGCTAGGGGAACTATGACTAATACGTGTATTGATAATTCATTGAAATATTTAATGAGGTATGGTAAGAAGAATGGGTCTAATAGAGATGATTTGCTAAAGGCTGTTCATTATATAATATTGGCATTGGGGAATGAATCGCATTAGGAGTATATTATGGAATTTGGGGATTATTTTTTACCGTCATTAAGTAGTTCTTTATTTATTATTGTTAGAGAAGGTATAGAGATATTATTACTTTTGATGATAATATTAAAGTTGACGGAATATGAACATAAGAGATATGTATATTTGGGTTCATTTTTAGGTATACTGTCATCAATCTTGGTTGCTTATTTATTTGTTGATATATTTGAACATTCTGATTTAGAGTTATTTGAGGGTTATGTACAGGTTATAACTGGGTTGATGTTATTATATATTTCTGTTTGGTGTGTTAATGCAAATAAACATATTAACGAACATTTACAATATAATAATTCCATGGCATTTGTCTTAGTATCGTTTTTTACTATATTGAGAGAAGGTGTAGAAGTTGTGTTATTTTATTTCTCATTATATACATCAGTATTATCAGATGTTATTGGTATGTTATTTGGATTTTTGATTGGTATTGGTATATTAGTATATATTGGAACACGTATTAACAATTTTAATACGAAATATATATTTAAAGCTTCATCATATGTATTTCCGATATTTGCTTTGTATTTTTTATCTTCTGGAATACACGAATTTGCAGAATATTATGAGGTTGAATGGTTACATAACATTCTTATAATATATCATGACTCCTAAATATAGATATGGAAGATATAATATGGATATTTTTATTAGGAATATGTGCTGGGGTTTCATTCAGGGCAGGGTTTAGACATGGTTGGTATTTAGCTGTAAATGTTACATTACATGAATTGTATAAAATGGGCATTATTAATGAAAAGGTATTAAATGAATATACAAAAAAATGAATATTGACGTATTGATTGAAATGTCTATGGGAACTTCACATATTAAATATGAAGTTGATCATAAAACGGGTGTGCTTAGATTTGATAGATTTTTACACACACCAATGCACTATCCTTGCAATTATGGTTGTCTGCCAAATACAATAGGTGGTGATAATGATGCTGTTGATGTTTTGGTAATAACACCATATCCATTAATACCTAATTGCAAAATATTATGTAATGTCATTGGGGTTCTCCATATGGTAGATGAGTCGGGTGACGATCCTAAAATATTGGCAGTACCTGATGATGAGGTATATTCTGATTGGTATGATATTATAGATGTTCCGATTGACCAGTTGGAGAGTATATATCATTTCTTTGAACATTATAAGGATTTAGATGAAAACAAGTGGGCAAAAGTTAATGGGTGGGGTGATAATTCAGAGGCTAAGAGAGTAATTGATGATGGTATTTATAGATATAATAACAGATGTTAAGGAATAATTATGTTTAAATTTGGTAAAGATAAAGAACCAAGTGAAGAAGAATTGCAAGTGATTCAAGATAAGCTTGAAGTTGATTTTTTTAATACACATGCAGTTAAAGTGGGTATGTCGTGTTTGGCATTTAAGGATTGGGATAGTAATAGTGGAAGTGGTGGTGTTATTAAACGAATACTTGATGAAAATAATGTGTTGATTGAATTTGAGAAAACTAATGGGGTTTATCATATTGATAATTTGAAAAGAGGTTAGTCATGAAAAAACGAAATAAGGTGTTATTAACGGTAGGTACGTTAGTTGGTGTATATGGTGCATATGATATTAATTGGAATTCTTTAGTTGGAGAGTATATTCAACGTGGAGTTGACGTTACAAATAATGTAAAACAAACTGAAATAGATATGTCTGCTATTGAAGCAAAACTCAAGAATGATATTAAGAATGTTAAGGACATAACGACACAAAGATTGGGCGAATATACATTTACTGGTGAATTTGGTTGTGGCGCTAACCACCATATAGAGGGTGGATGTGGTGGAAATCATATGCCAGAAGAGAAATATGAAGAATTGCCGTCAGAGCATAATCCAGGAAATAAATTATAAAGGAATATTATGAAGTATAGAATGCAAAGGATTGTTTATAAGTGGTTATTACGACCTATATTGTTTAAATTGTGTCCTGAAACGGCACACGATGTAGTTAAAAATATTATAGGATGGGTTCAACGTATCCCATATAGTAAAAAGTTATTGAGATATTTATATAGGTATGATAATACTATGTTATCTCAAGGTGTAAATGGTGTTCATTATAGTAATCCATTGTTGATTTCTGCTGGATTTGATAAGTATGGGGTATTGCCACCTGTCATACGTGATTTAGGATTTTCTGGTATTGAACTTGGTTCATTTTCAAAAGAACCACATGATGGTAATCCACCGGTTAGATTATGGAGAGCGGTTAAGTCACAATCTATTAATGTTTGGTATGGGTTGAATAATTCTGGTTCATTACATGTGGCAGACCGTGTTGCCCCTGATTGGAAACATGCCGATGGTGTTTGTGGTGTATCAGTTTCTGCAACAAACGGTGTATCTGATAAGGATGATGTTATAGATGATTTATTAACTTCATTTAAACGATTGTCTCCATATGGAGATTATACTACTATTAATCTTAGTTGTCCTAATTTGGGGGTATCTAATCCCTTTTTTGATATGGAAAATTTAACAGAATTGTTAGTAAAGGTTAAGAGTGTAAGAGAATTGATGGGGTTGAATGAATATCCTGTATATTGTAAGATTGGTCCAGATCATACAGATGAAGAAATCTGTCAGATGATAGATGTTATGCATACGTATGGTATTAATGGTATTTTGACTTGTAATCTTACAGTAAAACGTGAATTGATACCCGATGATGATAAGGTTACATATGTCATACATGGTGGTAAGATAGAAAAACGAGTTATGCCAGATGACCGTGGTGGTTTAAGTGGACATATATTACGTCCTATGACTAATCATATAATTAAGGTATGTGGACAACATGTTAAAGATAATGAATATAAATTTATAGTTATAGGTATAGGTGGGTGTGATACTGCTGAAGATGCTTATTTGAAAATAAGAAGTGGTGCGACATTAATACATTTGATTACTGGTATGATATTTCACGGACCTCAAATTTCAGCTGAAATTAATATAGGACTTGTAGAATTACTTAGACGTGATGGTTATAATAATATATCTGAAGCAATTGGCGTGGATTTACGTTGAGTGTAAGTGGTATCGTATGACGATGACGTTAATGATTATTATGTGTCTGTATTTAAGGCAGTCATTGAGTGGGTATGTTATCGTTTAGATATACCAGATGATATTGAAATTAAAATTTATGTTGATGATTTAAGTAATGAACCCGGTGGACCATTACGTGGATATGCATTATGCGACCCAGATGATAGGAGTTCATATGATATATACATTGATCGTGATATGGATAGGGGTACAATAATTAGTACGGTTATGCATGAGATGGTTCATGTATATCAGTATATAAATTTAAGAGAATTAGATGAAGATTATGCTTATTCGTTTGAATATGTATTATATTATGATTTTATGATTGAACAAAATGGGAGTGTGATATGAAGAAAGTTGTGTTGGTATTTATGGTATTATTTTTGGTTGGGTGTTCTGAAAACAAAGATAAGTATGAAGATGCCGTATATAAATTATTTGAGAATGAACAAGACCTTATAGATTATTCAATTGAGCCTAGGTCATTTAGTAAGTGTGTGGTTGATGTATCTGGGAAGAATATGTCTGGATATGTTACGTTTGATCCAAGACGTGGTAAAGAATATGGATTATATTCAGATTTAGTTAAATTTAAAACAGTTACCGAGAACTATTCTTCTAAATTTAATAAAGAACTTCATACTATGGAAGAACTTACTCCTAAAGATATGTGGTATAGATTAAAGCGTGAATTTGGTCAAAAGGGGTTAAGTGATGCTCATAGGAATTTTAGTGAGAGTGTATTAACGTGTATGGAATCGTTTGTTAGTCGGTCGGTTGGATAATTATGGAAATACAGATATTAAAATCAAAAATACACGGTGCAACAATTACAGAATGTGATATTGATTATGAGGGTTCTTGTGGTATTTCCAATGATATATTAGAGAAGTCGAATATATTACCTTATCAACAAATTGAAATATATAATATTAATAATGGTGAGAGATTCACAACATATGCAATCCCCGATGAAAGATCTTTTACTATTTCAGTGAATGGTGCCGCAGCAAAATTATGTGATGTTGGTGATAACGTTATAATAGTTGCATATGGTACAGTTACTTGGGAATATCATTTGCAGTTAATTGAAAGTGGGTATTTCCCCACAGTAGTTACTTTTCTTGATACGGTAGACCCTGTTAATCAAATGGCATATGGTGAACGGTGGTATGATAATGGGAGTCAGGTGGGGAAATTGCCACCAAGACAAACTTGGCCATATCCAGGAGAAGTTACGATTGAATCATTAACGTGTGTGAAGGAAACGGTGGATGTTCACTCATCTAAGTGTAAAACTTAAATAATCCTTGACAATTCTGACGCAATGTGTTATTATAGTATAAATACTAATACAACTTTATAAAAAAAAGGAGTATTTATGATTACACGGACGAAAAATAATCGAATACATTATATTGATTCTGATATGGGGTGGGGTGATTATAAGTTAATAATTATACTTTCTTTATTTTTATCATTAATAATTTTAGTAGTTTGGACTTCTAGATTGTTGGAGAAGATTCCTAGTTTTAGTAATACAGATATAGTATATCCATTAGTAAAGAAGACACAAATTAAAATATGACAGGTGAAGTATGGGAATGATGATACAACCGATAATTGAAGGTGAAGGTGGTGGTAAATTGACAGAGGATATTTTATGTATGAAGTGGGATGATTATAAAAAATGTGGACATAAATTTGATGACAGATATACGTGGAGACAAGAAAACACAGTAAAGGTTATTGAGGGAAATGTGACGGTGTTAAAAACTTGACAATTCCGACATTATGTGTTATGATCATTATAAGTACTAAGTTAAAATAATATTGCGGGTGTAATTTAATGATAGAATATCTGTATACCATACAGAAAGAGGCGGTTTGATTCCGACCCGTCCGCTCCATTTAAATTGAGTTTCTTATTTCTCAATGAGTTATAAAAAATAAGAACAAAGTTAGTATTAATCTTCAGTGAAAGTTTCAGTGAAAGATAATACTTTTTATTAAAAGGATGTCAGTGATGTCCTTATCATTTGGTCAGTAGACCTCTTTATTAGAAGGAAAGAAAATGTTAGAATTAAATTTTGATTTAAAAGACTCATTAAAAAGGTGTCCACCTGAATATATTTATGGCATAGGTCCCAATGGGGAAAAATGGTATGGAGAGCCGGGAGTGCAATTTTTGAAAAGACATGTTATGAACTTAAACAAAGTTAGGTTTGATGTCAATGACCAAAACAAGGTTGAAGAAAATATTAAGGAAAATATATCAGAAATTGGGGAATCTTTTTTAGCTAAAAATTGGGATCATGGTGAACCACCGTTGCAATATGAAGACTCACGTGATGGTAATAAGGGTACTACTGGGTTTCACCGTTACGAGGCGGCAAAGATTCCGCAGTGGGATTGTTTACCTTTTGATAAGGTAGTTTATAGAACTCCATTATTTAGAGAAATTGCAAAACACAATTCAAATAATGGCAATCCAAAGAAAATTAACAGGATTAAAGATACAGTTAATTCTGTTAAGAGGTGTGTTGAGCAAAACACTATTACTGCTGATAAGTTGGTAGACCCAGAACAAATCGCAATTAAAGATCTTATTATCAAATTGACTCCTGGTAAGGATACAAAACATCGTAATTTGATACTTAAAAAGTATAGAGCATGTGATAGCGGACATGTTACACTTAAAACATGGGATAGTGATTCAGCCAACGCTTTCTGTAAGGAAAAGACGTTGCCATATAAGGGATCTGTTAATGAACAGGAATCTGGAAAATGTGGTTATGTTAAACCCCAAGGCACATTTAAACCATTATTGCATGATTGTATGGCATTAATTGTTAATGAGAAGGTATCTAAAGTTGATGGTGTGTATATTCCAATAGAAATCCGAGGGTTTATAGAAGACCCATCGCCGGCATCTGACGTTCTTAAAAGACAAAGGATGGCGTGGTTAAAAAGTTTTAAAAAACATGTTTTGTTGTTTGCTAAAGAGTTTTATGAGAAAACTACGGGTCAAGAGTATGTTTTTGATTTACCTATAGTGTTTAAGGGGTTTCTTCATCAAGATATTTCACCAATTGAAACGAAGGATGGATTACCAAAGGAACAGTCTGTTATTTTAGAAGATTGGATGTTGGAAGAGGTAAATAGCAAATAGTGAGGTCGTTAAACAACTATAAAACACCACTAAGGTATCCAGGTGGTAAATCAAAGGCAATGAAGTATTTGTTTCATGATACCAAACTTCCAGCCAATATAAAGGAGATTACCCAGTACCGAGATGCTTTCGGTGGTGGGGGGTCTCCTTCCTTGGCATTTGCACGTTTATTCCCAAATATTCCCATTCATATAAATGATAAGTATCAGAATCTATATTATTTCTGGATTACTTTGCAGAGTGATACCGAACAATTAGTCAATATTTTAAAGAAAAAGAAGGAATCAGTAGGAGATGATGTGGACAAGAGTCGTGAATTGTTCAATGAAATGAAATCGGAGATAGGAGATCAGACAGACCCATTTGAGGTTGGATGGAGATGGTATGCTATGAATAGAATGTCTTTCTCTGGTTTAACTGAATCTGGTACTATGTCAACATGGGCAATGAGAGATTGTTTCAACTTTAGGGTAATAGAATCGTTAACAATATTCGGAAAGATTATCAAGAATTGGAAAATCACGAACCTAGATTATTCTGAATTAATTGATGATGACCCGAATGTATTTTTGTTTCTGGATCCGCCATATGATATCAAGGATTCTTTATATGGAAAGGATGGTTCGATGCATAAAGGATTTAATCATAGAGAATTCTATGAAAAGGTATCAAAGTCTGGTAATACGTGTATGATTACATATAATTCCAATCCAACTCTGCGTGAATGGTATAGTGAATGGACTCAAGAGGAATGGGATCTCACATACACCATGAATAATCAGTTAACGTCATATGTGGAGAATCAAAAGAAAAGAAAGGAATTGTTATTGATGAATTATAAGAGTAACGTATCAACATTGGATGAATTTTTATAAAATAGTTCTTGACATATCGGTTAAAGTATGATATACTCTCTATATAAGTTAATAAAGAGGTAAATTAAATGTTAAACACTTCACTACTTTCCAAATTAATGGCAAGAGAAGATTTAGAAGTTATTGAGGGTAATTTTAGAACTGCTTCATTTGACCCTACTAATCGTATTCTTAGATTGCCATTATTGAAAGAAGAATATAAAGATGCTGCCACTCTGTTCATTGGACATGAGGTTGGTCATGCATTATATACACCTAGTATTTTCAGTCATGATGAAAGTATAAATAAGTTATTACCTGATATTGAAGATATACCACATTCTATTTTAAATATTGTTGAAGATGTTCGTATTGAACGTCTTGTTCGTGAATTTTATCCTGGATTAATTAATGATTTCCTAAAAGGATATCGTCATTTAGTTGCAGATAATTTCTTTGGTATTAAAGATGTTGATGTTGATACTTTGGGATTTCTTGATAGATTGAATTTGAAGGCTAAGTTATCAAAAACTATTGATATTAAGTTTTCATTTAAAGAATCTGTTATGATGTCTAAAGTATTTCAAATTGATACTTGGGATGATACAGTTAGAGTTTCACGTGAGTTGATGGAGTTTCTTGATGAACAGCAGCAACCACAACAGCAACAGCAGCAACAATCAAGTGATGGTTCTGGTGATTCAGAAGAATCTGAAGAATCTGAAGATTCTTCTGGATTGTCTGAAAGTTTAAATTCTGATGTTGGTGATACTGAATCTTCAGAAGATGGTGATGACTCATTAGAATCTGGTTCTTCTGATACTGATGCTGATGCTAATGTTACTGATGATAATAGTGTTGAAGAAGATAATGTTTCTTCTTCTTCTGGTGGTGGACTTTCTGATACTGGTGATACTACTGGTGAAGATCCATATCATTCTGTTACTGATGATGCATTTAGAAAGAATGAAAATAAGATGATTAATGAGGGTAGTGGTACTTCATATCTTAAATTCACAAAGGAACAATTGGTTAATGAGTTTTTATATACTGATGAAGAGGTGGAGAGAAGTTATACTGAATTCTTAGAAATGAAGAATAATCAACCCGCTATGCAAATTTATCATGATGAGTTCATTAATGTAAGATATAAAGAGTTTATTCGTGATGTTAAACCCGCAGTAAATGCTATGGTTCAACAATTTGAACTTCGTAAATCTGCAATGGAATCAAGAAAGGCAAGACAGTCTACAAGTGGTTCAATTGATGTGGATAAATTGTGGCAATATAAGTTAGACGATCATATTTTCAAGTCAATCATGTCATTTCCTGATGCTAAGAATCATGGATTATTGATGTATGTTGATTTCTCTAGTTCTATGTGGGGTCGTTTATATGAAACCGTAAAACAGTCTGTTATTTTGATTATGTTTGCGAAACGTGTTGGTATTCCATATGAATTATATACATTTACTACTAATGGTAAAAAATGGAAAGATAATGGCAAAAGAAACATGTTTGGTAAAGGTGAAGATTATGGTAAATATGACCTTGCCAATTATGCATTAGGAATGATTAAAATTGCCGATTCTAGTTGGACAACGAGTAAACAGAACAAAATGACTCAACGAGTTATGTTTTCTTCTGAAACATTGACAGGTGGTAATGCTTGGATGAAAGAGAAACTGTTTTCAATGGGTGGAACACCATTAATTGAAACTGCTGCTTACTCATTAATTCTTGCGGATGATTTTGTTAAGAAACATAATACTGAAAAGATGAATGTGGTTTTCCTGACTGATGGTCAGGCACAAGATATCAGAACTAAAAGTTTGGGTTATGGTGATCAAAAGGTTGTAGTTTTTGATGTTGAAGGTTATGGTAGACTTGAGGCGAACGTGGGTGGTATTTATTCATATTATTCAAGAACTAAATTATATCAAAAGGCGATGTTTGATGCATTACGAAAACGATATAATGTAATTGGTTTTTTCTTAACATCATATCGTAAATTGGTTAATCCAAAAGTGGGATATATTGTTCATGATAAAATTGATTCGGATAATGAGTTTTATGACCGTTACATTGTGGTTCATGATAAACGGTTACAGGCAGAAGATGATGAATTTGTAACAGTTGCTGATGATGACCCTTTGTTTACAACAGACCGTAAGAGAATGAATACAATCAAACGTGATTTTAAAAAGTTCCAAAAGAACAAGAAATCTAACAAGTTGATTGCACAAGAATTTGCAAGAATGGTTGCTTAATATGAAAAAAGAAATTTGGATAGATGAGGAGGAATTTATGGCAAATAGATATTTTTGTACTGTGATAGATGAAATGCGTTCTTGTTATAAAACACGAAACTTTTCAATTGTTATGGGATTACTGGAGGAATTACAGAGCATTGGTAATCGTATGGAGGCTAAATGTGGTGATATAAATGATGCAAACCGGTATTTGGATGATGTGAGAAACTTAAAACGTGAGATTAAATCTCTTAAACGGAATCGCGACAAATTAAACAGAAAAATAGAAAAATTAAACAGAAAAATAGAAAATGGTAGCTAAGAATGATATAACAGGAGATTCTATAAAATCTAAAGTAAGTAATAAACAATATAGAGATAATTGGGATATGATATTTAATAATAAACAAAAAACGGAGAATAAAGAAAGTGGAAGAATTAGTACAGTCAAGGATGGAGAGAATAAGGGAAAAGATTAATTATCAATGTAATGGGTTGTGTAAATCTGTTACTAAGTCGGTTTGGATGTCTGTATTGACATTTGGTATACCATTAATGTTATATATAATAGTATGGGTGGTGGATTTTATTTTATTTTAGAGGTATGATATATGATGAATGAATATGGTATGAAATTATTCCAAAAGATATTACCAAAGATATCAAATACTGAAAGAGAGGCTTTAGATGCCGGTACAGTATGGTGGGAATCTGAGTTATTTGGTGGTAGACCAAACTGGGATATATTATTAAATACAGAACAAACTAAATTAACACAAGAAGAACATGATTTCATTAACTCTGAAGTTGATACTGTTTGTGAAATGGTGTCTGATTGGGAAGTTAATGTTATACATAAAGATTTACCAGTTGAGGTGTGGGATTATTTAAAAGATAATGGTTTTTTTGCACTTAATATCAAGAAAGAATATGGTGGTTTGGAATTTTCAGCATATGCACAATCGTGTATCATATCAATTTTAGCATCAAGAAGTATATCATTAGCAATTACTACTATGGTTCCAAATTCTTTGGGTCCTGGTGAATTGCTTTATGAGTTTGGCACACAAGAACAAAAAGATAAATGGTTACCTACATTATCATCAGGTAAAGATATACCGGCATTTGCATTAACAGGACCATATTCTGGTTCAGATGCTGCGGCGATGGAAGATTATGGTGTTGTTGAATATGGGGAATATGACGGTGAAAAGGTATTAGGTATTAGATTAAATTGGGAAAAACGATATATCACACTAGGACCAGTATCTACATTACTTGGTGTTGCGTGTCATATTGTGGATCCTGATGAGTTATTGAAAGAATCTGAGCATTCGCCTCCTGTTGAGGGTATAAGTTTAGTATTAGTTCCAACTGATACTAAGGGTGTTCGTATAGGACGCAGACATTATCCTGCTAGACAAGCATTTATGAATGGACCAAATTATGGTAAAGATGTATTTTTACCATTGAATCATGTTATAGGTGGAATTGATGGGGTAGGAAAGGGTTGGCGAATGTTAATGGCGTGTCTTGCGGCTGGTAGGGCAATATCATTACCATCATTATCTATGGCTGGTATTAAACATACATTAAAAGTTACTACTGCATATTCTAGGATAAGAAAACAATTTAAAATTCCAATTTCCAAGATGGAAGGTATTGAAGAGCCATTGTCTAGGATAATTGGACAATGTTATGTTGTAGAGGCTGCGTGTAATCTCACTACTACTGCAATAGTAAATGGTGAAAAACCATCTGTTATTTCTGCCATGTTGAAATATCAATGTACTGAAAGGATGCGACAATGTATTATTGATGGTATGGACATTTTGGCTGGAAAGGGTATATCTGATGGTCCTAATAATTTATTATTGAATTATTATATAACACAACCTATTGCTAATACTGTTGAGGGTGCGAATATATTAACGAGATCTCTAATTGTATTTTCTCAAGGATCTTTACGGTGTCATCCATTTATAAAAGATGAAGTAACTTCTGCTGAATGTGGTGATGCGATTGCATTTAATAAGGCGTTAATGGGTCATCTTAAATATACTATTGGTAATATATTTGGGTCATTATATCATAATATTACTGGTGGTATGTTTATATCTAAACCAAAAGACGCATCATGTGAAATTGGTAAGTATTATAAACGTATTGAATTGGAATCAAAGAACTTTGCATTGTTATCTGATATAAGTATATCGGTGTTGGGTGCTGATCTTAAGAAACGACAAAGAATAACTGGTAGATTTGCAGATGCATTTTCAGAGTTGTATATGACATCTGCGGTATTAAAACGTTACGAAGATACTGATGATATGGATAAGAAGAATGATATATTATATGTTACATGGGGTGCTGAGTCTGGATTATATAATATACAGAAATCGTTTGAGGACATTTTAGACAATTATCCTTCAAAGTTCATTGGGTTTATATTAAGACGTTTGATATTTCCATTTGGTAGAAGATATAAGGGTCCATCAGATAAGTTGAATAGTAGAATGGTGAAGTCGGTGGTCAATGTTCCTAATTCAATTAAATCTGCATTAGGATTTGATGCAAGGTCTAGGTTGACAGATAAAACTTTTACATCATCTAATACAAAGGATGCATTAAATATTTTAGAAAGGGCATATGAGTCTAATCTGAAAGGCGAATTAGATGGAATTTTAGAACATGAATCAATTATGGTAGATGATTTTGATAAAGATTTGAGGTGATATTATGAAGACACCAATTATTAGTTTTTTGGCGTCAGATGGTGGTACTGCTGCTAGGGATGTTATAGGAGCAATTAATTCATGGAGAATTGTAGCTGAAGTTGGTGTTGTTATATGTAATAATAAAGATGCTCCTATAGTTCAATGGTGTCATGATAATGGTATTAATGTTTCTATAATATCTGGTAAAACTAATCTACATGACGAAGATAATGCTATTTTTAATAAATTAAAATCAGTTGCAACTGATCTGGTAGTGTTGTCTGGATACAGGAAACATGTTAATAATATAGTATTGAATGGGTATGAAAATAGAATATTAAACATCCATCCATCATTATTGCCTAAACATGGTAATATGTTTGGTGATGATATATATAAATCAGTCTTAGAGTCTAATGATAAGGTTACAGGAGTTACTGTACATATTGTTACTGATGAATATGATTCTGGACCGATATTGAAACAGAATTTAGTTTTAGTTAGAGATAATGATGATGTGCAATCGTTAGGTGATGCTTGTCGTGCTACTGAATCTGAATTGTATATAGGGGTTATTAATGAAATTCTTCCTAGATTGATGGAAGTTGAATCAGTGAGGACTAAATATGAAAATTGGATTAATCAAAGAAATAAAGGAAAACGAACATAGGGTAGCAATTACCCCAAATGGTGTGCGTGAATTGGTTGATAGAGGTCACTCTGTATGTGTAACATTTGAAGCTGGGGTTGGTTCTGGTTATTCGGATGATGATTACATATCATCCGGTGCGACAATATGCCACGACTTTTATGCATGGGATTCGGATCTTGTGGTTAAAGTTAAAGAACCTCAAGTGGAAGAATACAAATATTTTAATGGGCAAATATTATTTACTTATCTTCATCTTGCGGGTGTAGATAAAGAACTGACACTTAAATTATTATCCACCAATACTACTGCCATAGCATATGAATCAATAACAGATAATTTTGGTAATTTACCGTTGTTGTCACCTATGTCTGCTATTGCTGGTAATATGGCGGTTACTATTGGTAGTTATTATCTTCAGTATACAGATAAGTCAATGTTTTTTGATGGGTCTGGTGTACAACTAGGAAAAATTAATGGTGTTAATTCTGGTAATGTGGTAGTTGTTGGTGATGGTGTTGTTGGTAGACATGCGGCTGAGATGGCAAATGGGATGGGTGCTAATGTTATTATTTTAGGGTTGGAAACCGATTATCGTTGGGAGTATTTGAGTAGAGGTCATATGGATACTTCTATTGAATATAAGTGTTCCACTTCATGGAATTTGGAGCCTGCTGTTAAAGATGCTGATTTAGTTATTGGTGCAGTTTCAATACCAGGAAAGAAATCTCCTATTGTTGTTACTGAAGATATGGTAAAAAGTATGAGGAACGGTTCGGTGGTGGTTGATGTGTCTATTGACCAAGGTGGTTGCATTGAAACGTCACATATTAGGAGTCATCAGAACCCTGTATTTATGCACCATGGGGTTATTCATTATTGTGTGTCTAATATGCCCGGTGCATATCCTAAAAGTGCTACTAACATACTTACTAAGGCGACATTACCATATATAACTGTTTTGGCTGATATGGGTCTTGATAACGTGGATCCTAATTTCACAAATGGTATATATACACATAATGGTAGAATCACTAATTTAATGGTTGCTGAATCATTAGAACTTATGGAGTATTATGAAGTTTGAAGTAAAAAAAATTGATAAAATAACAGCTGTTATGTTTATAGAAAAGTATCATTATTCACCAGTTATGCCGGCACTAACTACACATTATCTTGGGTTTTTTTTAAAGGATGAATTATCAGGAGTTATGACATTGGGGTGGGGTACACGACCAAGACATACTATTGCTAAAATATTACCAACGTTGAAGGATGAATTGTTTGAATTGAATGTTCCAAATGTTCGGAGTTCTGGATATAAACATTCTTTGACTAATTATTATTTTGAAATTGGTAAAATGTGTTTGTTACCTAAATTAAATGGAACTAAGTCATATGGGTCTTGCATGATATCATCAAGTATTAGGTGGATTAAACGGAATACTAATTGTAAATATTTGTATACTATGGCAGATGGAATTATGGGTAAATGTGGATATGTTTATCAAGCATCTAATTTTTATTTTGGTGAACGGTATTGGACAGATGTTTATATGATGGAAAATGGTGAGAAATTACATCCAAGAAGTAGTAAAGATTTATGTAAAGAAAATGTAGAGTGGGAAAGACGTAATGATGATATGTTTAAAAAAGATAAGTTGAGTTGGTTGACCACAGGATTTATGAAAGAACGTGGTATACGTAGATATAAGGGTTATATGTTTAGATACATATATCCATTAGATAAACGTTCTGCTAAAATATTACTTAAATTATCGTCTATGAATTGGACTAAGAATTATCCAAAAAAAGATAAACTACAATGGAAAGATGTAACAGATCTTAAAGATGTTATTATTATTAATGAATCGGATAAAAATAGACCTGATTTTGAAATGGGAGTTGATAATATTAAACATAATAATATAACGTCTTCAACGTCAACTGTATTGGATGATTTTTTCTTAACATAATGGCATTAGAAAAATGGTATGTAAGAGGTGTGATATGAAGAAACCTATGTTATATATTTTAAGGTGTAATAAGACTACATTTTTATCCCATTTTATAATCACATTACCTTTCATAGTATGGTGGGTTTTGGGGTATTATATTCAGAATTCCTAATGAGAATAATGCCTGATAAGACTAATTGGGAGATTTTGGTTTTATTTGTATCAGAAATGACATTTTTAGAAGCCGTTAGTTATATATTGTTATTCCCTATTATGGTTGTCTTTGCATTGTATATATTTTATAATATATATACAAATAAATCTTGACATTTATACAAAAGTATGAGATAATATTACTGTGAGTTGGGGTTATTGAGTTTATTTTTTGGAGTATATTATGTTGGTACGATTGATTGATGGTAGAGTTGAGGTTGTTGTTGATTATGAATTGTTAACACTATGGTCTATTGGTGCTTCAGTTGCATTAGTAGTTAATATTTTAAGTTAATAGGTGGTTGTTATGGATATGATTGAATTGAGAAAAAAACGTGATGAATTATTGGAAGAAAGTGATTGGATTGGCGTAGATGTAAGTGTTAAATTACCACGTCCATATACGGTGCTTGGTAAGACATATACAGATAATGAGATTCATATTAGAGATAAGGATGATGCTAAATTTCGTGATCCTTATGCGAGATATTCATCTGTTCATGAATATTTAAATGAATGGATGGAGTATAGACAAGAATTGAGAGACTTACCCAATGAAATTTATGAAGAAGAGTTGGCAACTGGTCAACCGACTGAAACTGTTTTTTGGCCTGAAAAACCATCACGGTATTAAAATAAATGAAAATAGTTCTTGACATTTATATAAAAGTATGAGATAATATTACTGTGAGTTGGGGTTATTTATTTTTATTATTGGAGAAGTTAGATGGCATATATAAGTGCTGAAGAAGTTAGAGAGATTCGTAAAGAGTTAAAGAAAGAATTCCCAAAGTATAAATTTTCTGTTCGTAAACGACAACATTCCGTATCGGTTAATATATTGAAGTCTGATCTTGACTTTCGTTCTGAATTCCGTGATCCTACTGAGAAATATGAAGGAGTTAATCAATACTTTATTGATAAACATTGGTCAAAGAAACCCGCAAAGGTTCTGAATAAAATTCTTGAAATTATTAAGACTGCACCTGCCAATGCAGAGAATGGAGAAGCTTGGTTTGATGATTCTGACATTATGACTGACTATTTTCATACTGCATTTTATATTGATTTGCAGATAGGAACTTGGGAAAAACCATACGAGTTAATTTAAAATTATAATTAGAGGTAAATATGAAAGAAAGATATCCTGTTGAATCTCATGCTAAATTAGATGATATGTCGGTGAAAGAATACACAGAATCTCTATCTGGTGTGACTCTTTCTGGGTGGTCGGAAAATAAAACTGCCAAATATGTTAAAGGTAAGAGAATGGGTAAAGAACAGAAAAAGTGGGATGTTGTTGCCCCTCATTACAAATACAAATTAATTGAAGTTAGAAATATGTGGAAAGTTTCTGCACATTTTGGTCCATCGACCACCACAGGTGTTGGTCGTGGTGATAGAGCTGTGGCGATTATTCATGAGGAAACGGAATCAAAAATGGAGGCTATTGATTCCTATGTTATTTTTGATTTACGAAAGTTTCCCGACTTTAGAGTTTTTGAAATTCCATCATCATTGATCTATGATATGTGGAAGGAAGCTAAACGAAAGAATTTTCCCAGATCGTTGGGAACTTTTAGTAAGGGTGGTGGAATCACTCAAAATAGATTCGACAAGTTGTTCCCATATGAAAAGTTCAAGTTGGTTGCAGTTGGAGAAGAAATTTGACAAATTTACTAGAAACTGGAATAATCCACATTGGAGATAATATAGAATCATTGCGAAAACTGCCAGATAATTCAGTAGATATGTGTATCACCTCTCCGCCCTATTATAATCTCCGTGATTATAAAAACAAAAAACAGATAGGCATAGAAGATTCCGTAACAGAATTTGTTGAAAATTTGTGTAACGTATTTGACGAAGTTTATCGTGTGCTAAAACCTACTGGGTCTTGTTGGGTGAATATTGGAGATACTTATAATAATAAAAAACTTTTACAGGTTCCGTCAAGATTTGAAATTGCAATGTCGGATCGTGGTTGGTATCTTCGTAATGAAATAATTTGGAGTAAACCTAACCCACAACCAATCTCAGCAAAAGATAGATTTTGGTCAAATCATGAAAAAATATTTTGGTTTGTAAAAAACTTAAAGGGATATTATTTTGATAGAAGTAAAATGGTGATTCCCCAAGCTGAGGTAAGTGTTCGTAGAATGTTTAGTGATAATAATTTAGATAAACGAAAAGATGCTAAGGCTTCTGTAAAAGAGGGGTATAGTTTATCTTCTGATAATCAAGATAAACATTATACTAAAATGAGAGAAACTTTAAACATAAAAAAGGATTTTGATTATCAAGAATTAATAGATTCTGGTAAATGCCCGACAAGACCAATGTTCAGTGTTTGGGATATTGCAACGACATCATATAGGGGGGCACATTTTGCTGTATACCCACAGGATTTAATAAAAACTCCAATTTCAACTACATGTCCACCAAACGGAATTGTTTTAGACCCATTTATGGGGTCTGGAACTACCGCTATAGTTAGTAAATCTCTAGGTAAAAAATATATTGGATGTGAACTTTCCCCTGAATATGTTGAGATTGCAGAACAAAGATTGAAAACATCAACATTGGATGATTTTTTATGAGAAATAAATGAAAATAAGCCTTGACTTTATAACCATAGTATGAGACAATAGTACTGTGGTTGGGGTTATTGAGTTTAATTTTTGGAGTTTATTATGATTATAGATAAAGGTGATCTGATTGTTATCAAAAGGGTTATTGAGAGATTGGAAAAGGAAGATAATGTTTACTTAGAGTTAGATGTAGCTAAGGATATTGTCAGGGAGATGAAGGAAGAGGAAATTGAGATTCTTGATAATGATTTATATTGGTATGCTTTAGATGCTTATTACTCTTCCCTTGACTATTAAATTATGGAGTATATTATGAGTGAAGTGAATAGAGAAGTAATTGAGAATGTTCTTAATAAGATGGCATCTGATTATGCCAATTGGGCACAAAGAGCACAAAAAATTGCCCAATATGCCCATAATAAAGACAAGGTGTGGGTGCATTGGTATGATGAATACAAGGTTGACACCGAATTTAAGATAGGAAGAAACTATGTTAAATTGATACACAACGGTTCCGTAAAGGGATTTATTGTGATATCCAAAAAAGATAAGAAGTTTGCTTATGGAGATCTCCTTAAAGCTGCATCATGGTCATCACCGGCACGTAATTTTGATCGTGGTAATGTTCTTACTAATATGCCTGATGTTATACAATGGACAGGTTTTTGAAAATAAATGAAAATAAAGCTTGACATTTATATAAAAGTATGAGATAATATTACTGTGAGTTGGGGTTATTGAGTTTATTTTTTGGAGTTTATTATGAGTATTGTTGTTGAGTTTGTTTCTGAAAGAAAGGTTGTAATGACCTATAATTCTATACCAGAAGCTCAAATTGTTAAAGAGAAACTTATTGCGATTCGTAATGAGTGGAATAAGAATGAGAAATTAGATCTAAAATGGTTATGGGTAAAGATTACATATTATATGGTTGCTGACCCATTTTTACCATTAACCCTCCGTGTTAAAAAAGACAATGTTACTGTTTTTAGTCAATTAGTTTGGAAAAATACTACTAAATAAGGATTAAAATGAAAAATCAATTAAAGTTAGTTACACTTGAATCAAATACTAAACGACGTTTAAATGATGTTACCCCTAATGAATGGGATAGAGTGTATTCTGCACTAGCTAATGAATATGAACAAAATCGTTCATTATTATCCACCAATGTTAAAACAAAGAAAGTTTTACATTAATTGAGAGAAACCTATATTATGAATAATTACGAAATACAAAATGAATTGAAAATGTTGATGAAGGATGCTGCGGCAAATCATTATCGTCAAGTATCTACTACTGACTTGATTAAAAGGAATTTCATTGCACGATTAAGGGTTTATAATCCAAAGGAAGTTATTGATCTGGATGCATTTGAACAGAGTCTATATGAGATGGGTTTAACTGATGATGAACCATATGATGATACTATGGTAGATGATGTTGCTGATGTTTATCCTGATGTGTTATATGCTAAAAATAATTATAGAGAAGAGATGAGATGAAAAGATTACTTGTGATTATAGAGGTGTTGGTTACTAAATTAATAACTGTTACTGCGGTAATTGTATTACTTAGGGTGGCTTACGTTAATGAATTATACTTAACATTATAGGATCTATTATGATTATACCAATGGAAACTGTACTTAAAATTATTAAGACTGAACGAAAACAGAAGTCTAAATTCACCATTTCAGATGATATGCTTATGTCTGCATATGATAAGATAAAATGGATGGTGTCTGTGTTGCCTTCTCCTGTTTCGGATGAGGCGTTTATTGAAAATACTGAACATCTTGCTTTAATTTGGATTAAACAAGAGATTGAAAAAATGGATGAAATAAAGTAAAATAAAGCTTGACTTTTATATCAAAGTATGAGACAATACATATGAAGGTTGGGGTTATTGTGTTTAATTATGAAAGGTGAAAGAAATGTTTGATTTTGATGAGTTTATTACTGCTGAAGAGATTAATGAAGAATATACCAGTTGGTTTGCGGATGATTCGTCATCTGACCCTACCGTTACTGAAATTCCATTAGAAGATTCAGAAATTGAGAAACAAATTAAATAAAAAAGGTATATTATGAATAAAGTTGAAAAGGTAAAAGATTATCTTTTATCAGAAAACCCAGAGAAAAATGAATATACATTAAAGGAATTGTCCGAGGCTGCATTAAAAATTGGTTATGCTAACGGACAAGGTGTTAATAAAGGATTGGATAAGGTTAGTCATGGTGTTTATAATATTACTGGTGTGGTGGTTCCATTAAAACGTGAACCAGTATTGCCTGTTAATACTGTTGGTCCTGAACCAGTTGTTGAACGTGTTCAACAACCACCATTACCTGTATTTAAAACGTCATATGTTCCACAAGTAGATCCTAACTTTGTTAAGTGGGGTGCTTATAAAGACATATTGAAGATTATTAAATCAAAGTTTTTCTATCCTATCTTTGTTACTGGTTTGTCTGGTAATGGTAAAACTATGATGGTAGAACAGGCTGCTGCTAATGCTAAACGTGAATTCATTCGTGTTCAGATTTCACCAGAAACAGATCAAGATGATTTGATTGGTGGTTTCCGTCTGGTTAATGGTGATACTGTTTTTGAAAAAGGTCCAGTAGTAAAGGCTATGGAACTTGGTGCCATTCTCTTGATTGATGAGATTGACCGTGGTTCTAATAAGATTATGGCTCTTCAAGGTGTTCTTGAGGGTAAACCCATTGTTATTAAGAAAACTGGTGAATTGATTGAACCGAAACGTGGTTTTAATGTGATTGCTACTGCAAACACAAAGGGTCAAGGTTCTGAATCTGGTAAGTTCTCTGCTGCTACAATTATTGATGAGGCGTTTCTTGAACGATTCACGATTACAGTAGAACAACCATTTGCTCCAGTTGTTACTGAAGAAAAGATTTTAATGAACCACATGAAGGCGTTTGGTAAGGTTGATGTAGAGTTTGCTAAACTGTTGGTGTCATGGGCAGATGGTATTCGTAAGACGTTTTATGATGATGGTGTTGATGATGTTATTTCAACTCGTCGTTTAGGACATATTGTTCAGACATATGCAATTTTTGAAGATCGTATGAAGTCTATTAACTTAGCCATTTCACGATTTGATGAAGATACCAAAAATACTTTCATGGAATTGTATACTAAGTTTGATGCATCAAGTACTACTGATGATGTAGAAGAAGTTAATGCTCCATTTAATACTAATTTAGAAGTAGGATAAGGTTTTCTCCGAGGGTGTGTTTATGGGAAAAGGTAATGATATATAAGTTGTATGTATTAATTGTTACACTTTTCCCATTTTTTTTAATATATGTGTTGTATATTCATGTATAAAATATATTGGACTTTGTTGTTTATGTTTATTTTTATTTTGTATATGATTGTTACGTTTACAATTAGATTTGGTGTATAATAATGAAATTATTTGATTGGTTTGGATTTAAATTAGAGATAGAGAAGGTAGAAACAAAGGTGCCTGTTTTGACAGTTCCTGAATTAGATTTTGAAGTTGTTGGTAATGGTAATGTTGGTGCTTTAGTAACTCCTGTTCATGAATCTGATTCTAAATATGGTGTAGTTGGTATGGTTACATCTGAAGATGATGTTATGGTTCGTGTTTTATTTTTTGAAGATGGTTCACACACCACTTGGCATTTTGAGAATTTAGAATTACTTGAAGATATGAAGGATTGGATTCCGTTGATGAGTAAATCTAATCAGGAAGGATTGAAGGAACTATTATAATATTATAATTTTATAATATTATAAATATAATGTGATTGCCATAAGGGGTCACATTTTTTTAACTTGCTTTTTTATAAGGAGTCTATTATGACAAATACAAAATTTCCATCTATATTTCCATACTCACAGATATCAATTGGTATGGATCGTGCAATGAAACAGTTAGAAGAGTTGTCTACTTCTCAAGCTCTTTCTAAATATCCACCTTACAATATAGTTAGGGTGAATGTGGATAAGTATAAGATTGAATTGGCATTAGCTGGTTTTGCAAAAGACGATATTATAGTTGAATATTATGATTCATTACTAACAATAAAATCTAATGATCAACAACATAAGACAGATATGACTGATTATTTACATCATGGTATATCAAGACGGTTGTTTAATAAAGAGTTTACATTGTCGGTTGATATTGAGATAGTTGATGTTTTAATGGAGAATGGTATGTTAATTATTAATCTGGAGCGTATTGTTCCTGAAAGTAAAAAAAGACGTACTATTGACATTAATTAGTAGGGAGTAACATGATATGCGATGGGGAACATATAGAACACAATATATAGCCACTTTCATTCTTATGGTGGTATTGTTTATTTTCATGGTAATGGTATCTGAATTTTGTTTTGTATCATTATCTGATGTTTCTTATCGCATAGTTACGTGTGGGGATAAACAAACAATATTTTATTAATGGGGGTTGTATGAAAATAACTAAGAATTTTAGTATGTCCGAATATACACGGTCATATACTGCTAGACGTAATAATATAGATAATCAGCCACCAGAGGCATTATTACCCATTATTACTAATCTCTTTGAGAATGTGGTGCAATTGGTTAGAGATGAATTTGGACCAACCAGAATTAATTCTGGATATAGGTCAGAACAATTAAATAAGGTTGTGGGTGGTTCTGCTAGGTCACAACATTGTTTAGGCGAGGCTGTTGATTTAGAAGTTAGGGGTATTAGTAATAAGCTTGTTGCAGATTGGATTATTACTAATTGTAAGTTCGATCAATTGATTTTAGAGTTTCATACTGAAGGTGATGATGACTCTGGGTGGATACACGTATCGTGTAAGGGGAATTTAGATTCTAATCGTAGTGAATCGTTAGTGTCGTATCACGATTCTTTAGGTAGGGTGAAGTACGATGTATATACAGGGTGATTCTAAAGTATATTTTCAAAGTATGCCTAATGAGTATAAGGTAGTTAATGGTGTCGTTTCAAGAACTATACCAGATGTTAAGCATGTATCAGATACTAAAACGGTAGATAATTCTCTTAGAAATAAGATTAAGGATGCACAAATACAGACATATATGGATATATTAAAGGGGAAGTATATTGATGTGAATGTATAGTTAATATTTTATCATGGATAGATAATAATAATAAAAGGAGAGATAATATGTTAGCTGAGTTGGCTATAGCGAATGCGGCATTTAGTGTGATTGCCGAAAGTATATCACATGGTAAGGATATTTTTGAATTAGGTGATCACTTATCAAAGTTTTCAGATGCTGGACGAGAAATAGATAAGAAAGCCAAGTTGGCAAGAAAGGGTTCTGAACAAGAATCTGACCTTGAGTTGTTTATGGCACAAGAGTCAATGAAAAATAAAAGAGAACAACTGAAGGAATTGATGATCCGAACTCGCCATATGATGTGGGACGATTTTTTGCGGTTCGAAGGTGAACAACAGAAATCACGCGAACGAGAACGTATTATGATTGCGAAAAAGAAGGCCGAGAGGACCGAATTGATTATAACGGTTTTCGCATGGGGTATTGGATTTTGTATTATTGGTGGTGCATTATTTGGGTTATTACCAATGATATTAAATCGTTGATGATTATTTGAGGTGGATATATGAAGAAGAAATTAATAATTTTTTGTGAGTTGGTATTAATAGTCTTATTTGCTTTTGCAGTACAGACAACTATGATATTTTTAGTTCCAACATTAATGGAGTGGGGTATATTATAATGAAGAATAATATGGAAAAAATTAAAGGCATTGGTATTATATTAGGTGTTATATTTTGTTGTATATTATGGGCATTGGTTGGTTCTATGCTTGGAAAATTTATATGGATGTAGTTGCATCAGATGAGGTTGTTGCGAAACGACTTGAAATATGTTCAAAATGTGAACATATAATGACATCGATTGCTAAGGTAAAATTATGTGGTAAATGTGGTTGTGTTATTAAAATGAAAACTAAAATGAAACGTGCTACGTGTCCAGTTAATAACTGGTAATTATAGGGAAATAATATATGATAGATGAATCGAGGTTGATTGGTTCTTTAACAAATGATATGATACCAATTGTTAAAGTTTTAATGGCTGGTATTATAGCGGTATGGGTAAAGGATTTTTTATCATCTGCTGCTAAAGGGATTTCCTTTTTCTTGAATAGGTCATTTGGGGAAGGGGATAAAGTAAAGGTTGATGATTCAGATGCGATTATTGTGAAGATAGGATTGACACAAACAGTATTTTCTATTATTAAGGATGATGGTGATTATGTTTGGAGATATGTACCAAATGAAATGATACATCTTTTAAAATTAGAGAAGGTTATATATGATGCGGAGTCTATGAATAATAAAAAAAGCATTGACGAAAATAGTGGATTAATTAATAATAATAAAGAAGATCTTAAAGCTCATATTGAAGGGAGATATGAAAACCCATGAAAAGTTTTAATCGGTTTATAAATGAAGGAAGGAATACATGGTATAGAGGTCACAAGAAAGGCGAAACTGTATCACAATCAAGGTCTGCTATTATGTGGATATCACAGTCTAAAGAACACGCTAAAGGATATGCGGATCAATTTGGTGCAAATCAAGGTGAAGTGTCAGAGGTTGAATTTAATGCAAAGTCTAATGAGAAATATACCTTTGCAGTTATTAGGATAAATCGAACTGGTGAAGTTAAAGATATCATTGATGGTATAGGTAAGAACTATGGTCATTCGTCTAATGACAACCCACCTAAACCAGAGTCAGATAAGACGGATAAACTAAAACAAGAAGTATTATATCATTTTTCTAATAAACGATTAACATTGGATAAATTCTTTTATAAAGTGGGGTCAGAGAAACTTATAGCATGGCTCAAGTCATTAGGATACAAATACATTCATACTGATGAAAATGGTATACAGACAATCGGTATTATTAAATGAAAACTTTTAAAGATTTCATATATGAAAAGCGTAATTATTTGTTCCCAGAATCCTCAAAAGAATGGCAGCATGCTTCTTTAGGATTTATCCCACTACATTCTTATATCTTAAAGGAACTAGAACGAGATATAACTGCTTATCATGTAACAGATTTAAAAGGATTGGTTAAATTAAAAAAGTATGAAAATAAAGGTAAAAATGTATCTGCATTTACTAAAGGTTCATCTGAAATATCAACAAAAGGGGTAGGAACAGTAGGTGGTGTCCTAGTAAATCTAGAGGGTAAGACTTCTATAATATTTAATAAAGATGCTTATACACAGAAAGATAGAGGTGGTCATCTGTGGCTTTCAAGAAAGATGTCATCGGATGCTTCTGTAAATAAACAGATAGATAACATTTTTTCTGATAAAATATTAAAAATAGTTAAAAAAATGTATAAAAATGAGTTCGAACAAATTATAATCGATTTTCCAGATGATAAATTGAAAGTAGATAGGGGTCATTGGGATGATTGGCAAATTATCTATAAGATGATTGAACGTATGAGTGGCAAAGAAAAGGGCAAATATGTTGGGTTTTATATGAGAGAGTCAAAAAAATTACTAGGTGCTAATGTGGTAATGAGTATTGTATCTCATCTGGAAAAACTACTTTTCGTTAATAAGGCTGCTAAGGATACATATAATGAAGTTCTTATACATCAATATAAGATAGTAAATATATATCATTATCAAACTGAAAAAGGACCCACTTTAGATGAAGTTAAAGAGACATCTAAATCTATAGGGTTTAGAGGTAAAATCGTCACCAAGACGGATGATTTTATTGCCGGAATAACACCTTAAGGGAATAATTAAATGAAATCATATAATGAATTTACTAAAGAACTATTTCTAGAGGATTTAAGTAAATCCGACTTAGATGCGGTGGAACGAATGGCAGATAAGTTATTTGCTAAAGTTGGTATTGATGTTGAATTTACAAGGCATTTCCTAGATAGAGTAAATGATGCTCGTAATAAGAAACCTATTTCATCGGCTGAACTTGTACGGATATTCAAGTTAACTTATAAGAAACATGGTAAGAAGATATCTAAACTGGGAGATGATGCCCAACGAGTATTACATGATATTAATTCACATGTTAATATACCATTTGTATTGAAGTGGGATGAAAAGAATCAAGAGTTCGATATGATTTCAAAGACAGTAATGAGAAAGACTAATTTTAAGACAAGTAATCCTAAATTGGATGTTTAATAATTGAATGGGAGAAGTTTATGAGTTATACAGTTTATGAACCATCAGTATCTAGATTACAACGTTGTGATTTAACAGTACCTGGATCTAGTCCGAAAATGTTTGAGAAGGCATTAAATTCTGATGCCGATTTTGTATTTTTAGATTTAGAAGATTCAGTTGCAGAACCAGATAAAATAAATGCACGTTTAAATGTGATTGAGGCTGTTAATACTCTTGATTGGAAAGGTGCGAACAAAACTATATGTGTTCGTATTAATGGACTTGAAACTGGTTATTGGTTAGATGATGTTATACAATTAGTAGAACATTGTGGTGAGAACTTAGATACTATATTAATACCAAAAGTAGGTGTATATGATGATATATATATGGTTGAATGTATTATTAATACACTAGAGATAAAACATGATTTGTATCAACATATCCAGTTAGAGTGTCTAATAGAAACTGCTCTAGGTATGTCTAATGTTGATGAAATTGCAAGAAAGAGTGCTAATTCTAGGTTAGAATCCATGCATTTTGGAGTTGCTGATTATGCGGCGTCTACAAGAGCAAGAACTACTAATATTGGTGGATTGAATGAGAATTATCCAGGAGATCAATGGCATTCTGCATTAAGTAGGATGGTAGTTGCGTGTAGGGCATATGGATTACGTCCAATAGACGGTCCTTATGGGGATATTAAGGATACAGAGGGATATGTACTTGCTGCTAAGCGTGCTGCTGCTCTTGGATGTACTGGTAAGTGGGCGATTCATCCGTCACAAATTCCACTTGCAAATGAAGTATTCACACCATCAGATGAAGAAATACACATGGCTGACAGAATACTTGATGCATTATATAGAGCATCTAAAGAAGGGCATGGTGCCGCATCACTTGATGGTAAAATGATAGATGTTGCTTCTGAGAAAATGGCAAAAAATATATTAGAAATGATTACTACTATAAATAGTAGAAAGGACACATATGAGGATTAGAAGTTGAAGTCATTTATAGATTACATATTAGAATTAGCCAAACGTGATTACAAAGATGAATATAAGAAATTTCAATCATCTGCGAAACGTAGAAAGTATAGAGCCGAATTAGTAAAGTATAATAGAGATAAAGGCACATATGGTAATGGTGATGGTAAGGATGCATCTCATAAAAAAGGTAAGATTGCTGGGTTTGAATCTGAAAAGAAAAACCGTGGACGGTCTGAGAAAAGTAGATTAAAGGGTTCTAAACGAAAAATAAAATAAAGGGGAAAAACTATGGCAAATTTAATAAATGTATTAGGAGAAGAGATAACTTTATCATCGGCAACTCATGTTGATTTTGCAAGAGTTGTACGATTGTTGTCTACTCATACATCAACAGTTAAAGTTCTTATAAAACGTGATACAGTAACGGTTGGTTCATTTACTATTCCAGATGGTGGGGAGATGTATATTGAGAAAAAACCAGGGGATGAGTTATCCGCAGTAGCAAATGGTTCTAGTGTGTTGATGACTAAAATATCTTATAGTCATTAGGGGATATGGTATGAAGACATATAAAAAATTATTAGAAGATATTGAACCATTAAATGAAGTAAAATTTCCATGGGTTGTAGTAGATACTGCTGATGATAATAAAGTGGTTGCTATGGCATCAGATGAATCAGATGCTAAAGATTCAATTCGTAGTGCTGAAAGACCACCAATGAATATTAAAGATAAGTCTACTTTGAAAATAGTTAAGACCAGAAAAAAACAACATGCTGGTATGCCGTTAGTTGAGGGTCAATACAGTAAGAAAGGCACCAAGAAATTTCATGTGAAAACGGATTCAGGATCATGGGATTCTTATTTAATAGATGGACTTAGACTTAAAATAAATGGCAACGAGGTTCGGTTGGTTACTTCTAGTGGTGTTCCTAATAACCTTGGTAATATAGGTTTCAATATGAAACCAGAGGGTTCTGATGCTTCAGTAAGAAAGATTATACGTGATGCTAATACAAAGCATAAGGGTGATATGGCAAAGGTTGCTAAAGAGATATCATCTAAAATCAAACTAAAAGTAGAAGTCATAGGTACTGTAAAGGAATCTGTTGAACTACTAGATGAGACATTAAAGGATTATTTTGATAAACAGGTAAAGTCACAAGAGGATGCTAAGAAATTATCTAAATCACAACTTGCCACTCTAAAGAAAGAGTATGCTAAAGTAGATAAGATTGACCCAACTACACCGGCATATAAGAGAATGAAAAATAAACTTACTTCATTGCCAACTGTGGTACTTCAACAGATTGTTGATGCAGAGATTAAGTTTCTTCAATGGGATGCTAAAGATATAATTAAAGGACGAAAGAAATGAAAACATATGAAGAATTATTAAAAGATATTAAACACGTAGAAGTAGTTAGAGAGGGTGATGAACTTAAAGGTTGGATTGCGATTTATAAAGGCAAAAAACTTGAAATCAAGTTAGACAAAGATGCTGATTCTTTGTATGGTGCTAAGAAGTTTGCAATGAAAGAACTTAAAGTACCTAACTCTAAGAAAGGACTACTTTCCATTGCACCGGCATATTAGGGGTATGATATGAAAACATTTAAGAGATTTAATGAGGCACGTGGAGATGATAGAGTATTGGCGTCTATCATAACGGCTTGTATAAAGAAGGAATGGAGTTTAACTAAGCGTGATGTTGTATATTATGACCCTGATGCCAGTCAGACAAGAAATGGTTTAAAACCTGGTATATTTGATTTATATGGTGCAGTTAGAATATATGTTGTAGAGAATGACTCTGGTGACTTTGGGTATGATTACGAGTTAAAATAATGGCAGTATTTAAGAATGATGATATATTAAAAGGATATTTTGCAAAGGTTCGAGAAGATATTGAATCAGGAACTGCTATTAAGATTGGGAAAGATGGTAAAGGTAAAAGTGATAAAATTGCACCCCAAAAAGGTATTGAATGGCCGAAAGAAGTTAAATTTGATAAAAAGATATTTGCTAAATTAGGTTCATATGATGAGAAAATTCTCAAATCCAAACTTGAAAATGATAAAGGGGGCGATTATTTTCAAGTTGAAGGTTCAGATGTTATCTATACATGGAGGTCTATATACAAAGGTGCTTATTCAACCGGAGGATCCGGTGGTGGAGCAAAAATAACAGAAATTACTGAATCTCTACAATGCTATTATTGCTCATATTTATATAATACATCTGGAATTACAAAACTTAAAGGGACAAGGGTTACAGAAACACTTTTAAAAACAACTGCCAATTACTGTGATACTAGATTGCCGCTTGCGACATTATATAAGGCATCTCCTGAAGAATGGCATGACAGTTACATAAAGACAGCAAATGCCCTTTATAAATCTACAGCGGGTAAGAAGTTTAGTAAACCCGTATACTTTCATCGAGGTTCTAAGTTCATGGATGCTGTGTATGCTAGAAGAAAACGATGCATGGATCATGATAAAGACTTAGCTAAAGAAAAAAATATTTCAGTTCAAGCACCATCAACATTCTCTAATGACAAATGGAATCCTGGTGATATATGGATGTCAACACTATCTATGTCATCACCACACCCATTCCCCGATACGGGTGAACTATGGGAAGGGAAGTTGGGTGTACATACTTGTGATTGGTATGCACTTCAATCTGCTGTATATATAGCTGCTCGTAGAGGTATTACCATGGGAGTATCACTCAAGAAGATTGGTAAGGATGGTGCAAAAGTTCAAGAATATAATGGTATTAGAACAAAAAGAGATACTGTGACATATTTAGGATTTACTTTTGGAACAAACGGTGATTTCTTTTCATCTACTGATATATATCTATATTTTTCTGGTGGACAGAAGATGCAACTACGTTCATTTAATGGAACAACATCATGGCAGGGTGAGATAAAGGGTGGTGCAGCTGCTGGTGGTAAAATAGGTGGTGGTGGTGTTAATTATTATACAGAAAAGCATTTTGGACGTACTATAGGTAAGAATACAAAGGTATCTAAATCAGGCGGAAATACACATAATTGGGCAGAAACAAAATCTCCGAATATGAAGAATATGTATAATTTGTATGTAAGATTTAATGAAAATCAGATGGATACGTATATAGATACTATTAAAAGTGAAACAGAGTTTATAAAGAAATGTAAGGACTACACATATCAAAATAAAGATGCATCTAAGGCATTTATATTTTCTAAGTATATGGGACTATTATGCCTCGAATCTATTGGTAATAATGATTCTAAATTAGGTGGTAATTTTGGGCAAGACATATTTAGATATGCATCTTCGAATACAGACTTTTCATCATTCTTTGTAAAGATATCATAACAACGGGATTACAGGACTTAAAATGAAAACATTTAACGAATTTATATCAGAGGAACTTGACTATTTAGAAGAGAAGATAATAATGCTCTCTAATGGTAAGAAGTATGGACAAATAGTATTTCTTGCTGGTGGTGCCGGTTCTGGTAAAGGTTTCGCCTCTACTAATTTTATGCAGTCTGAACTGTTTAAGATACGTGATGTGGATGAATGGAAGAAAGCCTTTATAAAAATAGGTAAACTTAAAAACAAATATCCAGAAACACAAGGTTTGGACTTAAAGAAACCAGATGATGTAGGGAAATTACACAAATTTGTTTCTGACATGGGAATTAAAGATCATACTATGCAGTTATTGTTAAAGGGTATGAAGAATAAGAGTGTACTACCTAATATAATGTTTGATATTACTGCAAAGAGTATTTCTTCAATTTCAAAGATGATGCCAGATCTACTAAATGCCGGTTACAACCCAGCCAATATTCATATGATATGGGTTCTTACTGACTATCAAGTTGCAATTGATAATAATCAAAATAGAGAAAGGGTAGTTCCTGATGACATCATGTTCTTGACTCATACTGGTGCAGCCAATACTATGTTTGATATCATCAAGAACAAAGGTAAAAAGATGGCAATTAATGGTGAGATTAAAGTTATTCTGAATAATAAAAATAATACTATTAAGTGGAAAGAGGGTGATACTGCTAAAGGTGGACAAAAACTAACTAGATCTGCCGTGTCAAATAGAACATCAGGTAAATATGTAAAGGCTAAGAAAGGTGAGAAGTTGGGAGTTATTAAGGATTTCACTTATTTAACTATTAAACACCGTGGTAAACCTAATAAGACAGAGGATCAAATTATGCAACAATTATACCAATGGATTGTTGATAATATACCTGAATCTGAATTACAGAAAATATTATCAGATAGATCTGATACTGAACCGAAGGTATTACGGCCAAGACCTTAAATATGGAGTAGAAATTATGGAAAAAGACTTGACAAATGATAAAGAATCTGGTATAATGTCAGATGAGGAATGGGCGAGAGTTCAAGGAATGACACATTCGGAGTTTCGTAACCCAACAGAAATAACACCATTTTTTGATGCAGTTGATGAAAAAATAAAAAAACGGAAAGATGCTGAGAATGGATGATGTTATAAATATATTTAAACGTAGGGATACTAAAATAGTATTAAGTATAGTCTTTATTGGTATAATGTTTGTTGTATTTGGATTTACTAATATAGAACAATATCCAATTCTTATACTATTAATGCCTTTAAGTATGTTATTATATGTTACTGGATTGGCAGTATATTTTACAAAAAAGGAGAAGTGATGAGTACTTTGATTGATAATTTAAAAAATAAAAAGGTATCAGAATTTAATGATGAAATAAAACAAAAGTTATATGATATGTCTGGTACTAAAATAAAAGATATGACTGCCGAATATGGTAAGACTATATTTACTAAGAAAAAAGAGGATTAGGGTATGAAGAGTTTTAACACATTTGTTACTGAGATGTCAGGTAAGATACCATTTGAATCTGTTGCAAAGACTATAAGTCATTCAAATAGACCATCACTTGGTGCATTTTCTGATGGTATTGCCGTATTAGAACAAAAACAGACTAACAAATGGCAAGTAGTATTTAAGGCGGATGGGGCTGATTATAAAGAATTTGGTAAGGGTATGAAGAACGGCGATGTTCTAGTGAGATTAGAGACACCGTTATCTAAACCCGGTTCATGGGAACATAGAACTATTGCAATTATTAATGTACTAAAGGGTAATATTAGATTTGCTGATATGTCATTATATGAACTTGATGGTACGGTTAAGTGGGAACGTGGATTGAAATTTAAGTTTTTAAATATTCATGATAGAGATTTGGGGTATTTTGGAATCTATTAATATTGAGGTAAATTATGAGTAAATCTATTAATATTGCAATTACAGGTGCTGCTGGTAGGATTGGATATGCTTTAGTATTCCGTCTTGCGAGTGGTGATTTGTTTGGTACACATGATGTTGTTAATTTGAGGTTATTAGAGGTACCATCAGCAATGAAATCGTTGCATGGTATACAAATGGAATTGGATGATTGTAATTTCACATCATTGGGTGATGTGGTTATTACTGATGAACCCGAAGTTGCATTTGGTGATGCTGATTATGTGTTTATGATGGGGGCTAAACCCAGATTAAAGGGTATGGAACGTTCCGATCTATTACAAGATAATGCGAAGATATTTGCTTCTCATGGACGAACTTTAGGTAAAGTTGCATCGAAAGATGTTAAAGTGTTGATTGCTGGCAATCCATCTAATACTAATACCTTAGTGGCTTTATCTAATGCGGTTGGGTTGAATTCAACCAATTTTACTGGAATGATGCAATTAGATGTTAATCGTTGTAAATCTATTGTATCTAAACATTGTGGGGTGCCTCATACCACAATTAATGATGTTATAATATGGGGTAATCATTCATCAACATTATATCCTGATTTGAATCATGCACAAGTGAAAGGATTTCCCGCAATGGATTTGATTGATGATGATTGGTATGTTAAAGATTATATACCATTAGTACAAGATAGAGGTCATTCGGTTATTGAATGGCTCGGTGCGTCGTCTGCTGCTTCAGCTGCTAATGCAGCAATACAACAAATGAAAATGTGGACAGGTAAGGGTGGATCTCAACGATGGGAATCCATGGCAGTATTGTCGTCAGGACAGTATGGTATTGACTCTGATTTAGTATTTTCATTTCCTGTTAGACACGCTAGAGGTGAATTGTTTATAGTTGATGATTTAGATATTGACGAATACTCATTATCTATGATTAAATTGAGTGAATCTGAATTAATATTAGAACGTGATGAAATTAAACATCTTTTATAGGAGGAATTAATTATGACAGATATATTTGTATCAATGTCTGGTTTGTTATTTGGTGGTTTTGTTGCAATTTTATATAGAATGTGGAAATATAGAAAGTAATGTACTCTTGGAAGATTAATTGGTCAAAATGTTCTTCATCAGAAACTGGTGAAGTTATATTGTCGGTTGATTTTACTAATAAAGATACTTATAATGTTATACATAAGGATGTATTAATAGGTAGAAATGATATATCAGAAAAAATGGAATCAATTGCTTTAGAATTGTATTATATTGATAATGCTGATATGCCGGGTGGTAGAACATAAAATAAATGAAAATAAACCTTGACATTTAGGTGAAATTGTGAGATAATATCACTGTGGTTTGGGGGTTTTTAGTTTTTTTAGGTAATAATTATGTTAATTTTGTTAGTTTCTATCATTTTTGTTCTTTTCTTGATATTGGTGATACGATATTTAAGACATCTATCAAAAATAGATACTACTAGATATATAATGGATGATGAGGATCATGTTGATGATGAGTTTGTTGTTGTTTACACTAAACCGTGGGATGTTTTATGATAAAGGATAAGTTGATATTGGTTGATGTGGATGGTGTACTCTTAGATTGGGAGTATTCATTCCATAAATGGATACGAGAAACTAAACCACATTTAGATTTAATTAATGAAAATGCGTATAAAGTTGATGATAAGATAGTATATTCTGGTTGGGTTTTGGGGAGTAAACGTGATGGTGACCCTATAACAAGATATTATGGTAAAGAATTATCAAAAGAATTTAATGAATCAGCTGATATTGGTTATTTATTACCACTTAGAGATTCAATTAAATATGTGAAAAAATTGCATGAGGAACATGGTTATATGTTTCATGCAATAACATCACAATCTAATAGACTTTCTGCTCAACAACTTAGAATATTTAACCTTGAGTCGTTATTCGGTAAGGTATTCACTGAATACACTATATTGGGTACTGGTGATGATAAAGATGAGGTGTTAGCACAATATGAAGATTCTGATGCATATTGGATTGAAGATAAACCAGAAAATGTTGATATTGGTATTTCATTAGGGTTGTCTGGTATTTTAGTTGCTCATTCACATAATGCTGATTACGTGGGAGATGCGGCTAGACTCGATAGTTGGAAAGAAATTTATGAACATATAACAGGGTAGGATTATATTATGGTGTGGTGTAGTGAAAGTGTGGATATTATAAAGACAGATGATACAGTTTATGCAACATTCAATTCTGATAGAGATGTTAGGGGAAGGGAGTCTACATATATAAATGATGCTCCTTGTGTGGGATGTGACTTTGCAAATGGTTGTATGACTGAATGTAATGATTTTAATACGTATGTTCAACTTGGAAAGTGGTAATATATTATGAGTATGAAGAAAAAAATTAGAGCAAAATGGGCAACGGATTTAGTCGAACCTGTATTGTCGGAAGATTATACACAATTTGAACTTATGTCTGCCTTGAGTTGGTATGCCGCAATGGTTGATACCAAAACGAAAGAAAAATATCTATCAGATTATCTTAAATCTAGAGGATTGGATAAGGTTGTTGATGAGAAAGTGTCTTATCTAACATCATCAGTTGTTGCACGATTGATTGATAGAGGGCAAGTCACCGATACCAAGACCATTAAATGGATGAATGAGTGGGTAGATCAGTTAAAAGATAAAGAACCTATTAAGAATCCAATTAAACGTATTACAATTCAAGAAAGAATGCGTATCAAGGGTGATTCGTATATTGATGGATTAGATGATGGATTTGAAGAGTTTTTAGAATCTGGTATGACACAGAAGTTTGATATGAAATCATATTTAAAAACTTCTGAAATTAAACCATCATATAAAAAGTATTTAATTAAATGGATTGATGAGAAACATTCTGAATTTCTGTTGTCTAAGACAGATCCAGAGATGAAAGAGGGGTATTCTAACTATACTACTCGACAAAAGAATAAAATCATTAAGTTCTTTGAACATATGCATAAGTCGGTAGATGTATACTATTCTAAATGATATAAATATAACTCAACTATTAACAATATAGAGTAATATATGAAAGTAGAAGATAGAGTTTTATTAGAACGTCATGAGTGGCATTTATCAGAACACGATGAAGATATACAAGAATTAAAAGAGACAAATAAACAGTTATCTCAGTCTATAGATGGGGTCAATTATACATTAGTACAGATTAAACATATGGTTTATGGTGCTTGCTTATTGTATCTGTTGACTTCATTTGGGATACTTGAAGTGATTAAAGGTATTATACTATAATATATTTGGAGGATATTTATGTCCGAAAATGATAACAATTTATCATATATAAGAAATTTTGGTAAATTAAATATATCAGATGTTTCGTTGGTAGGTGGTAAGAATGCTTCATTAGGTGAAATGTATTCTGAACTTACCGATTCTGGTATTAATGTGCCTAATGGGTTCGCCGTAACCGTTGATGGGTATTGTGATTATGTAGATTATAATCACTTATCATCTAAAATCGAGGATATATTAGAAACTATTGATGTCGATGATGTGGATTCCTTATCTGATGTTGGTACAACTATTAGATCTTGGTTTATTAATGGTGATATGCCACCAGACTTAGAATCAGAGATATTAACATCATATCATGACCTTGGTGGCTCTGTTGCTGTTAGATCCTCCGCAACTACCGAAGATTCAATATCAAATTCATTTGCTGGACAGTTAGAAACATATCTTAATGTATTTGGAGATGTGGATATAATCCACGCATGTAAATTAGTATTTGCATCATTATTTACTGATAGAGTTATATCATATAGAGTATCTAATGGATATTCTCATAAAGATATAAGAGTGTCAATAGGTATTCAAAAAATGGTGCGTTCCGATAGAGGTACCGCAGGTGTTATGTTCACACTTGATACTGAATCTGGGTTTGATGATGTTGTGTTTATTACTGGTGCATACGGATTGGGTGAAAATGTAGTCTCTGGTAATGTTAACCCCGATGAGTTTTATGTATTTAAACCAACACTAAAACGTGGGTATAATTCTATTATACAACGACATCTTGGTACTAAATTAGTCAAAATGATATATTCGGAGTCTAATAGAACAAATAATATAGAAGTTGATAAATCATTACAACAAGAATTTTGTTTATCGGATGACCAAGTTATATCATTAGCTAAATCAGCAGTAATCATTGAAGAACACTATTCTAAGAAATATGGTAAGAAAACACATATGGACATAGAATGGGCAATTGATGGTTTAACCAAGGAAATCTTTATAGTTCAATCACGTCCAGAAACAGTCCATTCTGTGGATTCTGGGTGTGCTGACGAGGTGTTTACACTTCAACGTATGTCAGATGTGATTACTACAGGTAAACCTATTGGTTCTAAAATTGGATCTGGTAAAACATCTATAATTAATGATGTGTCGGATATGAATCAATTTAATGATGGTGATATATTGGTAACTGATATAACAGACCCAGATTGGGAACCAATAATGAAGAAATCTTCTGGTATCATTACTAATAGAGGGGGGAGAACTTGTCATGCTGCGATTATAGCAAGAGAATTAGGTATCCCAGCAGTGGTGGGGTGTGATGATGCCACTTCTACCATAGAAAATGGAGAAGATGTAACAATATCTTGTGCCCAAGGTGAAATAGGGTATGTTTATAATGGTATATTACCATATACTACAGAAAAAACTGATTTTTCATCATTCAAACCAACAAAAACTAAAATAATGCTTAATCTGGGTAATCCTGATATGGCATTTAAAGTATCAAAATATCCAAATGATGGTATTGGACTTGCCAGATTAGAATTTATAATTAATTCTCGTATCGGTATACACCCCAATGCAATACTTAATTGGGCACTCTTATCTGATGAGATGTATGACTATATAACGGAAAAAACAATTGGGTATTCACGACCAACAGAATTTTATAGAAGCAGACTCGCAGATGGTATTGCCACTATTGCTGCTTCAGTATACCCTAAACCGGTTATATTTAGACTATCTGACTTCAAATCTAATGAATACTCCCATTTATACGGTGGACAACTCTATGAACCAGTAGAAGAAAATCCCATGATTGGGTTTAGGGGTGCATATAGGTACAATTCACCCGAATTTGAACTTGCATTTGAGTTGGAATGCTCCGCAATAAGGAAAGTTATTCTAGAATATGGGTTAACTAATATACAGGTGATGGTGCCTTTTATTAGAACAATCACAGAGGCTAAGAATGTAATAGAATTATTAGCGGAAAATGGTATAAAATCAGGGAAAAATGGTATTAAAATCATTTTTATGTGTGAAATACCAGCAAATGCCCTATTAGCAGATGAATTCTTGGAATATTGTGACGGGTTTTCTATAGGGTCTAATGATTTAACTCAATTAACACTTGGAGTTGACAGAGATTCTTCTAATATTGAAGGATGTGACGAAAGGAATGAAGCAGTGCTTAAATTAATGGAAATGGCAATAACATCATGTAAAAAACATGGTAAATATATCGGGATTTGTGGTCAAGCACCATCAGATTTCCCAGAAATAACTTCGTGGTTGGTTAATCAAGGGATTGATTCTCTATCACTTAACTATGATTCTATTTTAACAATGAATAATGTTGTTAGATCAGTAGAATCTGAAATATTTGAAATATAGGATAAGATTATGATAAAAAAACTATTAGTTTGGACCGTTATTGGATTTTTCTTTATTTCATTCTTAGGGAATATGAATAAAGGACAAATGGGTCAAGAGGTGTCATATGCTAAATTCATAGATTTAGTGAATGATGGGCAAGTACTGAAAGTTGTAATAGATAAGAGAGGAACTGTTGTTGGCGAATATCGTGATGGTGGACAGTTTGTAACATATGCTCCGAATGACCCTCACATGGTAGATGATCTATTGGAAAACGGTGTAGATGTTATTGCAAATCCACCAGAAGAAACATCACTTTTGGGTTCTATATTTATTTCTTGGTTTCCTATATTATTATTGATAGGGGTATGGATATGGTATATGAAAAAAAGAGGTGGAATCGGGGGAATGACCGGAAACGGAAATAAAGCCAAAAAACTTGAACCGTTAAAGGGGAAAGTTACCTTTGCCGATGTTGCAGGGGTAGAAGAAGCTCTTGATGAAGTTTCTGAGATGGTAGACTTTCTTCGAAACCCACCGAAATATGTAAGACTCGGTGCAAAAATACCGAAGGGTGCATTGATGGTTGGTCCACCAGGCACAGGTAAAACCTTACTTGCTCGTGCTATTGCTGGTGAAGCAGATGTTCCATTCTTTTCTATATCTGGATCCGATTTTGTGGAAATGTTTGTTGGTGTCGGTGCATCTAGAGTTAGAGATATGTTTACTGAGGCAAGAAAATCATCACCTTGTATTATATTCATAGACGAAATTGATGCAGTAGGAAGACAGCGTGGAGCGGGTCATGGTGGGGGTAATGATGAGAGAGAACAAACCTTAAACCAATTATTAGTTGAAATGGATGGGTTTGATGATTCGGATGGAATCGTTATACTCGGTGCAACCAATAGAGCAGATGTGTTAGATAAAGCTTTATTAAGACCTGGAAGATTCGATAGAGAAATTAATGTTGGACTCCCTGATGTCAAGGGTCGTGGTCAAATACTTCAAGTGCATATGAGAAAAGTTCCAACTTCCGATGATATTAAATTAAAATATATTGCTCAAGGTACTACAGGATTCAGTGGTGCCGAACTTGCAAATCTTATTAATGAGGCTGCTCTTTTTGCGGCAAAAGAGAATAAACAAAATGTCTGCATGGCAGACTTAGAAAGGGCAAAAGATAAATTGATTATGGGTGTAGAAAAGAGAACTATGGTGATGGGGGAAGATGAAAAACGTATGACTGCATATCATGAAGCAGGACACGCTATCGTAGGTAGATTAACAGAAACCCATGACCCAGTATATAAAGTGTCTATTATGCCTAGAGGTAGAGCACTTGGGGTTACTATGTTCCTACCAGAGAAAGACGCTTATTCTGCATCTAAAGAAAAATTAGAATCTCAACTACAATCATTATATGGTGGACGTATCGCAGAAGAATTAATATACGGTAAAGATAAAGTTACTACTGGTGCATCTAATGATATTGAACGTGCTACTTCTATTGCTAGAAATATGGTCAAACGATGGGGATTATGTGACGCAGTAGGACCACTTTGTTATGAAGATGAACAGGGAGATCCCTTTATGGGTAGATCAATGGGGCAACCCGCTCAAAGCATTTCACCCGAAATATCTAAACTATTAGATGAGGAAGTTATTAAATTAACTACTAAAAATTATGATAAGGCTCAGAAAATACTTGAGGATAATATGGATATTCTACATTCTATGACTGAATGCTTAATGGAATATGAAACTATTGATAAATATCAACTTGACGATTTATTAGAAAGAAAAGATACTATTAGAGAACCAATGGGGTATGACTAATAAAGGAGAATCAAAATGGATAACCCAATATCAACTACTATTGTTGTTTCACCTTCACCACAACAGGCAAATTTTAATAATAAACTGCATGGGGGAGAATTACTTAAATTATTAGATCAAGTCGCTTCCGCTACGTCTAGAAGATTTTCTAGACTATACTGTATTACCGCTAAAGTTATTGAAGTGCAATACCTTGAACCTATAGATATTGGTTGCCTTCTATCTATTAGAGGCGAAGTCATCAAAGTAGGTAGAACTTCTATGACTATAGATATTGTAGCAGTAACTGAAAATATTGAAACTTCGAACCAAGTTAAATGTATTACTGCTCAATTCCTTATGGTGGGGGTAGACGCTAATAAAGTACCTACACCCGTTCCTAGAATACCCGAACACCATAAAGATAAATGTAAATCATGCGGGCACGTGAAACATAATGTTAATGATAACTGGTTTAATCCTAAAATGAATAACCATTACTCACAATATTTTGAAGAAACTGAAGACAGAGACTGCGGAACACTAAAATCAAGTAATAATGACAATTGAACCTATTGAACTATATCAAATATATAATGGAATCAAACTACATTTTAATCAATCTTATGACTATATTAAATATCAAGGAAAATCACTCACTAATCATAATCAATTCAATCAAAGAAAAGACAAATATGCGTATGCATACAACGCCAAATATTTTAAAGATACTCAACACGCTAAACTCTTTATACTTGCACAAATAGTAGGCAATGGCGTTAAAATTCATAATAATATTCCGTATATTAATGACCTGATTAATCAACAATCAATTAAAAACTATAATACATACAATAAAAAAATTCAATCTATGAAGTATAACTATATTAATGATATTAATATATTACATTATATTATGAGAGATAATAATATTAAACTAAATATAATACTCGAAGGAGATAATCAATATCCAATTTGGCATAACCTTGTAATAGATAATAAAATCAATATAGAATCAGTTATTATACTTAATATACTACTGAACTTCTTTAATAAAATATTACATAAGGATATATATTTTAATCAATTTATATCTAATGCTACTAAATACCAACAGTTTATTCAATTAGATAATAAATACTATGCTAACTTAACTTATAATATACTAAATGGAAAACATAACAAAATCTAAACTAGTTATTACACTCGGTGTTATTATGTCTGCAACCGCAGCTTATTTCTCTATTTCAGGACTAGTACAAATCTTTATTAATAATGTCATACCTATTATTATTATGGGAGTATGCCTAGAAATCGCTAAACTCATTTCTATTAATTGGCTATATCTGCAATGGAATAACTATAAAGTAATTATGAAATCATATTTCTTAATCGCTATTACTGGTATTATGATGATTACTTCTTTAGGTGTATACGGGTTCTTATCTAATTCATCCGCCAATATTAATAATGATATTCAACAATCTAATATTAATCAAGAATATAATAATAAACAAATTCTATATTATCAATCAATTATCAACTCCGCTATAAAACAAAGAAATCAATTAGATGATACTATCGATACTCTTATTAAATATGATAGAATTAGAGGACCACAGGGCGCAATTAATACTAGAAATAATCAAAAAGTAGAAAGAGATAATCTAAATAATGTTATCAATCAGTCTAATAATGATATACATACTATTAATAATATAATACATAACGAACAGTCAAAAAATCAAGATAATTTAAATGAAGTCGGTCCTATCATTTCTATTGCTAAACTATTTAATATTAATGATTATAATAATTCTCTTAATATATTGATCATTCTTATTATTTTCGTATTCGATCCTCTTGCTCTATTACTTACTCTATCGGGAACTATTATATTGAAAAAAGAATATGATAATAGAAATAATGATGATATAATAGGAGCAACGAGAGATAATATAATACATAATATTATAGAGATAGAAGATAATAATATAGATAATAGTATAGATAATAGTATAGATAATAATATAGATAATAATATAGATAAAATAGGTTTAGGCGGTGGGGAATATTCCAATGATACTAATAACATTGCAATAGGGAATACGCTATCTAGAATTAAAAAAGAAAGAGTCAACGACCTAACTAAAAAACATGATATTTGAGTGTATACGGCACACACGTATGTCAATTTTTTGACATGGGGTTTGCTATAATCAATTATTATAGTAAATATATTATATAAAATGATTAAATCTAACTGAGAATCATTATCATTTGGAGATGTTCCGAGTATATTTTCATACAAATTATGTATAAGTAGTCAGGAAATCTCAATCGACTTGACAAAGGCACTATATTGTGTTATACTATCTGTGTAGAGGTTAATATATTAAATTAAGGGGAGAATTAATGCCATTAAATATAATTACTAGTGCTTCAGTATGTTCTGATATAGAGGATATTAAATCTATTACAGATAGTTGTACATATATAGAGATAATATCAGAATATGCAGAGGATAATAATATAGAGATAGAAGATATAATGTCATTATTAAGTCCATTAATAATAGATAAGATAAAGTATGAATCGAGTAAATTGAAATTACTTAAGATAGAGGCAGTACCAGAGATAATATTTTGAGTTAACTCTGGATATAGTGTCAGTATATTGACACTATAATATTATATAATGATAGTAGATATAACGATATTAATATACAACGATAAGAGGATATAAGCAATGAGTGCATTAAATAAGTTTAGAAAGAATAAGATGTCTATAGATAAGTTGACAAATGAATTAGCTAAGTCATCAGGCACAAAGAAAAGTTATATAGATGAGAGATTTTGGAAGCCAACTACTGATAAAAGTGGTAATGGATTCGCAACAATACGATTTTTACCAGTAGAAAGAGAAGGCGATATACCATGGAGACAGGTATTTTCTCATGGATTCCAAGGTCCAGGTGGATGGTATTTAGAGAATTGCCCAACAACGATTAATGGTAAATGCCCATTATGTAAAGAGAACACAAAGTTATGGGATACAGGGGATACGGCTTCGCGTAATATTGCGAGGGATCGTAAGAGAAGATTACATTATATAAGTTATATATATGTGGTGGATGACCCAAGTAATCCTGATAATGATGGAAAGGTATTCTTATATAAGTATGGTAAAAAGATATATGAGAAGATACATAATTTAATGATACCTGAATTTCCTGATGAGGTACCACGTAACCCATTCGATTTTGATGAGGGTTGCAACTTTAAATTAAAGATCCGTAAGGTAGATGGGTATATTAATTATGATAAATCAGAATTTGGTAGTGCTACATCATTTTCAGATGATGATGATTTCACGTTAACGGTAGCAGAACAGATTAAGTTTTTAGATGAGTTTACTGACCCAGATACTGCATTTAAATCTTATGATGATTTGGCTGCCAGATTATATAAAGTATTAGGATTTGAGGACCAATCAATGGAAACGGAATTTAAGAAAGTAGATGAACCGGTATTAATTACTGAACCAGCACCATCAATGCCAATATCAGGGGAAGTTCATGCTACTACTGAAAAGGGTGTTGTAAGGGATTCTAAGGACGATAGAGAGGTTTTAACGGAAACTGATGAGGATGATGAGGATATTAGCTATTTCAATAAATTAGCCAATACTGATTGGTAATATTATGTTAACGGTATATTCAACAGTATTAATAATATGTACCGGTACCTTTGGAGTAGCCATATTAGTATGTCTACTCTTTGGGTATAATATATACATGTATTCTAATGGTAAATCATATACTAAACCATTATATAATATAGATGAATATATACAGAAAGTGAAACGATGGAAACGTTCAGACGACGGGGCTAAAAGTAATAATATGAGGTGGGAGTCTATGAGAACAGATAATATTAACATATTCAACTATATTATAGCTATATTATTATTACCTATATTAATTGGTATATCATGTATATTATTAGTATATTATATAATAACTGATTGGAGATAGCAATCAACGCTTGACACTTTATATTAGGAAGTGGGGTAGGTTGCCGAGAAAGGGGTAAAGGCTCACTCTGTGAAAAAGTGTTTATTTGAAAAATTTTATTTGAAAAAAATATTTGAAAGGTGAAAAAATGAAAAAAGTAAAAATGATAACGAATTATGGAGAAGTAGTAATAGAATTGGATGAAGAGAATTCCCCAGTAACGTGTGAGAATTTTTTAAGTTATTGTAATGAAAATTTTTATGATGGTACAATATTCCATAGAGTGATACCAGGATTCATGATACAGGGTGGTGGATTTGAGCCGATGATAAACGACGAAATGACACAAAAAACTGTTAAGGGACCGATACTGAATGAGGCAGACAATGGTGTGTCTAATAAGAGAGGAACTATATCCATGGCAAGGACAGGAGTTCCGCACTCAGCAACTGCACAGTTTTTCATAAATTATGCAGATAATAGTTTTCTAAATCATACAGGTAAGACGCAACAGGGTTGGGGATATGCTGTATTTGGAAAAGTTATAGAGGGGATGGATGTATTAGATTCTCTATCATCAGTAGAGAAAATCACGGTACGTCAGCATGAGAATGTTCCAGTGAATGATATCATTATAGAGAGTACCGAAATTATATTATAGGTGAGAGAGATGAGAGATATACTAAATTTAATAAAGAAGTTCAGTATGGATTTAATAGTGCGGTTTGTAATAATATTGGTAGGTATATTCTGGGTTTTGAGTATATTATATGTTCTGGGTTTTGTTGCAAATGCTCAGGCGGGTTCGTCGTTTGACAATTCGGACTGTTTATATTCTTGCATAACCCCACCGGATCAAGTTGAATGGGAGGCACGTGAAAAGATAAGAATTAAAGCGTATTATGAGGAAGAAGATAGAGAACGTGAGAGGATATCAGAAGATAGGGCAATGGCAAAAAAAGTATCATCTCCGAAAGAAAACATAAAGCAATCTATCTATGAAACGGCAGAGCAATTAATGACGTGTTCCTCAGCTATTCGTAATACATGGTCAGTATATGAGACAATAAAGGACAAGAAATCTGGAAAGGAAGTAAAGATCCATTCAGTTGCAGATGACCTCCGAATATATTCCTCGGCACTATACAAGGAAGTAAATCCGCAGATAACGGATGACCATTTAGATAGTATATTAGGTATACGAAATACAATCTTTGTCACTCAGTTGACACCATCTGAGAGGAATGAGATAGTAGAAGAATGTATTGAGTTATTAAATGCATTACAGGGAGTTGTCGGTACTGAAAAGGAAGTTGAGGATATTCCTGATCAGGAATAATATTGGAAATATCTTAATATATTAGTGAATTATTCCTGTGCGGTAATAATTTTGAGAATATCCTTCATAATTGATTCATTCGAATTAAGGAGAAGGTGATATGAATTATAATATTTTATAGTATGAGTATATGGTAGCGACGTTTCCCAATCATTAAGTATTGGGAGGTCGTTGTCAGGATATAGAATATGTATATTGTCGTCCCCACCCAACTTCATAATGTTATTGAACCCTGATTCCATAACATTAATAGAGTGATATAGAGTATTAGAATTAATATAATGTCTAATAAGTTTATCATTGTATCTTATTTCAGTTTGTTTGGTGGAATTAGATACTTTAAATTGTGGTAATAAGTCATAGTATATATTAAAATTAAATGTCTTGAGAATATATTTGAACGGTGAATATACATAGTGGTGTTTTATGATACCTGGAGAAATAAGAATTACAGTAGGATTTCTACCAGTTTTATTATGTATATATTTTTTTAATTTCACATAATTATTAAGTATAATCGCAGCCCCCATAGAATTACCTATAAGAGTTATGTGTGTGTTTGGGTAAGATTGAATTACATAATCGATTTTATTGAGTAGTTGTTTATTCCATGCATCTACACCGACATTTTTTTCTACATTTTCCCCGAATCCATTAATGTCATACGATAATAGATCTACATTATTATTAGATAGGAATGAATGTAGGTTGGAGAAAGTTGAAGAATGTTCGGAAATACCGTGTACAGAAATTACGGTTTGTCCCGTCACTAATGTTGATAGTGACTTTATTTCTTCCCCCTCTAAATAATTTTTTTTAAAATCACCCGCCTCCCCGCCATTCATAATCATTGATATAATCAACAACAGTGAATATAGTTCAATCATCTGTTCTCGCGTTAGTTGTTGTTATAGTTAGATGACGCGAATGAGTTATTTGATGATGACGAGTAGTTGTTTGTTACGTTTGTGTTGTTTGTCACCGAGTTGTTTGCTGGTTGATTATATCCTTCTATTGCGGTTCTATCATACCCCATATCTCCCCAACCAAATTCTTTGTCGTGAGCTGCCATTTTCGCCATCATAGCATCATAATGTGGTGTAGGGGTAGTAAATATTTTTGCGTTTCTGTCATCTTCTATTCTTCTTTGTCTACCGGATCTCATTCTTTCATTTTTTGCTTCTTGTTTCCATCCTTCCATTGCTCTTTTATTAAACGCTTCATATGCACCGCCCAATCCTTCTTCATCAGATGAGTTTGGTGATTGGGAAAATCCTCGGCTAATAAATCCGCCTGTGCTATAATCCTTTATCATTCCATTTGGTAATTGTGATTGTATATATTGTGGTATTTGTAAATTTCTTAATATTTCTGCATAGGTTCTGGCGGCAGTTTCAGATTTGTCAATGTCTTGATATGGTGAATTATCATATTCACTGTTCCTGCTGTTATAGTCATTATAATATTCTGTTTCTGCTTCTTTATATGGTTCGTCCCACTTAGGGTGATTAGGAAGTAATTCCATCCAAGGGTTAGGAGAATAATCATTATTCCTTGGGTCTGCCTGGAACTTAGACCATTCGGAATAGTCTTGCATTTTATTTGTCCATCCTGAATAATCTCTGGCACCAAATTCATCATCATCCATTGAATTTATCAATGTATTTTGCATTTTATTTGTCCATCCTGAATAATCTCTATCACCAAACTCATAAGTATCTCTGTCTTCTTCTGAAAGCATATTTACTTTTTGTAACATTGTTAGTTGTTGATTTTGAAATCCTCTTGATATAGGATTTTGATTCACATTATTGTTGTCTATTCCTGGTTGTTCAAAATCTTTTTGTAGTGGTTTTGAATCTAATTTGTTAGCTAAGCTTGTATCTCCTAGATATCTCGCGATATCTGCCGTAAATCTTCTTGTCCTACCTTCACTCTCTGTTTCTGCCCGTTTTTCGTAATTAGGTTTTACCGGAACATTGGCACTTGTCGGTAGGTTGTCTGGCAACATGGTTCTCAAATGATTATTATTGAATTCCTTGATTGCCTTTGTTAATGTTTGAGTATTTCTGTTCGATTCTCTTGTTTGTTCTAAACCGGTAGGACCAAGATTATTTATTGCTTGAGTATAATGGTCATCCATGTCGTCTGTCCATTGAGAAAAATCTCTTGGAAATATGTCGTCATCATTTTGGGTTAGCAAATCATATTTGCGTTTTTCATCTGCTGGTATTGGTGACCCGGCATTGCCATGTCCGACATAATTATTAGAGGTATTATCTGCATTTGCCGATGAAATTAAATTTATACTATCAAACATGTTTGATATAGAACCACCTATATTTGCAAAGGTATTTTCTAAAGAACTACTTATATTTTCTACGGTATCTTCTATAGAAATATTAATATGTTCGAATGTTCTTTCGGTATTTGATAATAAATTGTTGTGTAGTTCATGTATGTCTGTTGATTGACCATTTTGGAGTGTCGTTATAGCATCTGCTGGTAAGGGTGTGTCTTCTGCGGATTGTCTTTTTATATTACTAACAGTTTCGTGCATGCTAAGTAATGAATCATCCATTTCATGAAATAAGTCCTGTCGTATTTTGGTTTCATTAGTAAGGTGTTCTGAGTCCTTTGATATGTTTAAGTAACTATGTCCTTCTGGTAGAGGTGGTCGAAGGGGCATTAATTCTGATGCATGTGCCTCACCAAGAGGGTTAAGTGAAATGCCAAAATCGCCAACTGTATTGTGGATTTTTCTTATGGTATCCCAGAATCCAGGTTGGTTGATAACGTTGGCGTTATCACCGATTAGTTGTTGGTTGATACCATATTCAGGTTTATTTCTAAGCGCAAAGGCCTTATCATAGATAGTTGGGGCACGCGTAGCTGCTTCAAGTTTTGTGGGTAAAAAGGTAAGATTACCCTGATACGCCTCAATGAGTTGATCCTTGAATTCACCATTTACTACACCCAATGCTGCTTTACCTGTTTGTATTGCCCAATCAATACCAAGTTGACCAACATCAGATACAAATCCCTTTTCTCCCCAGAATGAGTTGGTGGCAATATAAAGCTGCATCTCATTTTGCAATATTGATAATTCATCCCTGAATTTTTTTTCATCAACGAGGGATCCATCTTTTGGTGATGTGTATCTAGCAATTAGATTGGTTATTATGGCGAGTATTTGTGCTGGTACGTAAGGCATAAATTCCAGAGCAGTCGATATCGATTCAAGACCAGCGGTTATATTGTGACCTTCGTCAAGCGCAGTTTTTATATCTTGTATTTGTTTGGGCAAATTTAAGATTGCAAATCCTCCAGTAAACAGACCCTCAAACATCCCCATTTGTCTCAGTTGATACTTACTGCTTTCTGCACTCGGTGATACATGTACCTTCCCGTCTTCTCTCCACGACGCTGGTCTTTCTGTTGGTCTTTCTGTCCCAACCCTCCCGCCGGTATCAGTATTCTTGTTGCCTCTGTATTCCCACGTGGTATGGGTTTTTTCACCGTTATCATTAAAATGGTCGGTTCTTCCCCAATCTCTTCTACCAGTAGTTTTTGAACCAGAACCACCAGTAGTGCCAGTTGATTTTCCAGTATTTGGATTAGATGTAGTGCCAGTTGATTTCCCATTAAATGATGTATTGCGTTTAATCGATTCTGTATTGCGTTTAATCGATTCTGTATTTTTCCCCAATAATACCCCGCTATCTGCCATTTGCTGACGTAACTTTGTAAGTTCTTTATCGAATATCTGATCTCCTAAGTTAACTTTGACTGCATCATTATGACCTAAACCAAAAATTTTTTGGTTTGTTTGTGTTTTTGGAGCCTCCAACAAGTTTTGGTATCGTGGTTTAAACCATACTTTGGATAGTTTTTCTAAAGATAGTATCAATCTTTCCAACAAGTTTTTGGATTTTGGACTAAACCTCACATTGGGTATTTTTTTAACCTTTTCTAATAGGATTGGTTTTTTTATCAATTCCGTGGTGACTGGTTTTTTCTTAACTTTATCCGCTTCTGGTATCTTTTCTAATAAGAGTGGCTTTTTCTTTTTTTCTGGACCGACTGCTTTTTTCTTTTTTTCCGGACCGACTGGTTTTTTGAACAATTTTCTCAACCATTTGTAAAGTTTCCACGCTGCATATATCTTAAAGGGGTCTAAATTCCAATCATTGTTTGGATTGACCATTCTTTTCTTTTTAGATTTCTTACATACACATTTTAATATTTTATGTAAATCTTTATCGATATGTTTTAATACTTTATATATTCTAATTGCACTTCTTTTATTCTCCATTATAGATTCTATAGATGTAGGAGAACTGTTATCTGAGTATGTAGGTCCCACTAATGGGTTTGGGTTAACTGGTTTTCTTTGAGTGTTGGTGTTAGTCATGGATTTCATCATACCATGCATTTTGTATGTATAATATGATTTTGCGGCATCGGGTATTATATTTTTGTGTACATCAACTTCGACTTTTGGGTCGGTTTTCTGTCCACTATTGAATCTATTTCTTCTAGATTCAAATTCTTCTTTTTGTCTTTGTTCTTCTTGTTTTTTGTTTCTATATTTGTTAATTCCAGATTCCACGCCTTTTTGCATTTTTCCAAGCATCCATGCAATTGCAGGAGATTGCATCATGATTCCAATAGTAGATGCGTCAAAATCAAATCCTTTATCAGCTATGGCATTTGTTTTATCTGAAAGTGATTTTGATATTCTTGTAGATAATGAAGTTTCATTTTTTATTATATTAGATTGTTGTTGTACTATATTTTTTAATATTCTATGTTCGTTTTCTGTTATTTTTGTATTAGAATTAATATAGTTAGATATATCAGATAATGACGTATGTAATTGGTTTAATGATTTATTATCATTTATATTTGTATTATCAAGAGATTGTTTAATTTCATCTAATAATTTCTGAGAATCGTTTGATGACAAATTTTTTGTATTTTCAGTTATGACATCATTTAAATTTGATGATTTAACTTTATTAGTCGTTGATTTTAATGAAGGCATATTAGTTCTCTTTTATTATTATTTTATTTTTTTCCTGATCCAATATATAAACCAAACCAAGCAGCACCAACACCAGTAATTACTGATATTAATGCTGCTTGTTCTGATGTTGGTGCTGATAGATCCATAAACCATATAATTGATTTATATAATAAAATCATATATATAGATATAAATATTCTTGGAAATATTCTTAATGAATCTATAGCTTCTGCCAGTTTGATTATTTTATTTATCATATTATTTTTTGTTTTCCATTTCTAAAATATGTTGTGACAATAAAGATATATATATATCTCGTTCAAATGGTATCATGTTATCCAGTTCGGTTAACGAATAGTTGTGGTGTTGCATCAATGCAAAATTAGTTTTATAATGTTCAAATAATGTATCATGATATAGACTTATACGAAAAAATCAACTATTCCTGTCAAGTGTGCGTCATGTGTAAAGTCACAATGTTCACATTTTAATTCTGTTCTATATGAAGTTGCCGGCATAGTATTGAAGAAAGAAAAGATTTTTTTAAATTGATTAGAAGTGAGCGATTCTAAAAATTCTGTGATTTCTTCAGTTGAATAATTAGCCACAAGATGTTTAGTATCATTCTCAGTAATATATTTTATTGAACGAATAACTATTTCCATATCTTCTATTTTTTTGTTATTATCTTCATTATTAGAATATAAGTCTTTTATTAGATCATAATCTGGGTATTTCATAATAATAGATACATCATCTGTTATTTTTATAATATTACTATCTGGATTAATATCTTCCACGACAACTTCATCTAAATTTACGATAAATGGTATATTTTCAGTCGTTTCCTCATTTGGACAGTCGTGGTCATATATTAAATCAATGGTATTCCCAACCGATTTGGATCGTAAATTTATAAATATATATTCCAAGTCAAATGTTGCAAGGTCATTTATATTTACATCAGATAGTATACAATTATTAACAATTTGTTTTATTACAACTGAAATTTCTAATGCGTCTGGATTTTCACTTTCTTTTGTCATTAATAATATTTTTTCTTCTTTTACTAAAAAGGGTCTATACTTTATAATTTCGTTTGATGATGGTACTGTCAATTCATATGTTACTGTTTCTATTTTTGGTAAATTCATAATTTTTTTTCCTTTCATTGTTTAAAGCGTCTTTCATTATTTTTTGTCGATGCCACTTATTTGAAATATCTATAATCCGGCGAATGGTACATCCGAGGGTTCTAACGGTGTCCAGTATTCATATGCATAAGTTATATCCATAGTGGAGGGTTCGTCATTTGAGTATGCATATGATATTGCTCCTATTGCAATAGGATACGCATTATGAAATACCGATGAACTAAATACTTTTTCCTCGTCTTCTGATAGAGTATCTATTTTTAATGTGTTTATTGCAACCTCATCATAATACCTCATAGGTCTGAATTTACCACCTCCAGCATGAACATTTTTGGATGGGGAAATATCATCAATCATCTTGAAAATTTTGTCTCTCAGATGAAACGGGTTGATCGTATTTGTTAGTATCACAGTAAATGTTATATCTTCAAATGTTGTAGTATATGGTATTTTTCTGATAGGTCCAGTTCCGTCTATTATTTCGGTGGTTGATATAGAAATACCTGGCAAATCAAATGATTTTATATACATAACTGTACTATCGTTTGGGTTAACTGTTCCAGAGGACACACCACGATTTTCCGACGAATTTATGGTTAATTTGTATCGGTTTGTTTTAGTATGTGATGATATACTTGATATGAATTTGTCTAACTTCATATTTATTCTCCATGAAAATTAGTTGTTATATTTTTTATCATATTCCATTTATACACCTCTATTCCAGATTTTAGATGGAGATGATTTTTTAAATTTTTGCACTGGCAGAAATATAGCTATATCCCATTCATTAGCTTCTATGTTCATTAAATTACTTCTTACATGTGAGATTAGATATTGTTTTACACATGGTTTTATTATATTATATTTAGATATTTTTTTTAATATGTTGTATGATAGAGCCAGTTTTGTACTTCTGTCGTACCGTTTGTTGTTCGTGATTGTTGATAGTGATTCCATAATCACAAGTCTATCCCGCGGAGACACGTAATGCAAGTTGATCCCTAAGAACCCGTTCTTGTTGATATCAACAACAAATATCAACGGGAATTCGTCGTAGTACGGCAATATCTTTGCGTGTTTTGGACTATAATAATAGCAGTACATTTTCCCGACGGTGATAGCAGAAGAAAATCGTTCCTTGTCTAACATCAGGGTTGTTCTAGTTATGCCAGATTGTCTTACTTTTGATCTAAACCACTCTCTAGCTTTGTGTGTGTTTGCTTTTATTCCAGACGATGACAGCCGTTGTAGTAATTGTTTAAAATTGGTTTTACTCATAATATATGTTCTTCTGTTAGTATTTTAAATTCCCAGTTTCTTGTTTGACAATATTTTTGTGCGTATTGCCACTTTGAAGAGTTAACTGCCCATTTGCTCATTTCTGTTAAAAATGTGGTGCGTCTTTTTCTTTTCCCGTGTAAAGGTTTAATTGTCTCTTTGTGTGGTTTTATTTCTATCATAATTATTTTGAATTGGTTAGTATTGTCTTTAATTTTAATTAAAAAGTCTGGGTAATATTTATGATATTTGTTGTCTATTGGTGATATATAGGGTACATATAATTCTTCAGATGACCAAGATACTATATTATTATTGGAGTCACAATATTTCATGAACCGTTTTTCCCACGATGACCTGTATATAATGTTGTTTTTATTTCCTATATATTTATTAATATTTTTTAATTTGTATTTGCCTTTATAAAATCTCATTGTATTTAATTACTAAATATATATATTTATAAGAATTAAATTTATTAGGATAGATAGGGGTGTTAAATGGGAATGTCCATGGATGAAATATTATTAGAGGTTGGTTTTGATAATCAAACGTGGTGCAAACTCGTTCAAGATGGTAGTTACCAACGTCAACGGTTAGGAGAAAACAAATCATGAAAGGGATTACCTTAGACCCCGCCCAGGGTTGGGTTGGTGCTGAAGACTTATATGAAATATTTCCAGATCTTTTGGATAGAGAAAATAATGAAACTCAGGAACCCCAGCTAAATGTTAACGAAATTGCGATGATTTTAAGTGACCTTTGGAGGTATGAGGATAACTCTGATTTGGACAGAGGTAATATATTTGATGTTAAAAAATCCTATTATGAGGATGATGTGGCAGACGCTCGTGACGAGGGGGCAGTTGATGCATATCAATTAGCGACAGGTTTGTCACAAGCTCAGTTACAGTCAATGGCAACGGCTATGGGTATTATGTCTCACCGTGGTGGAGAAACGATTAGTCTACCTAATGGACCGATTTCGATGAAATTTCCATTAGAAAGGACATTATCTAATGGACAGACTGTAGAGATAACAGAGACAAAAGGAAGAGATTTTTATGAGGATCATTGGGGAGATACTGATTCAATAGAAACCGACGAATTTACGGTAGCACTTAAAACAAACAACCCAAACACACCCGAACCTCATAGTTCTGCTACTCAATATTCAACACCCGATACAGATGTTATTATGGTGCCGTTAGTAGACAGTAACGGGGATATATCATTAGTAGCAATGCAAAAAGCAAAGGATAATCAGTCGTCTGCTGCAAAACAACGTGAGGCAGATATTAATGCTCAGTCAACTGCCGCTGCAATAAGTGAGATTAGAGGTAAAAATATCACAGAGCTGCCTTCAGTATTTAAAAATTTAAATCAGGGACTCGCACCCAAGCAGACTCCAAAGGACCAAACACTCCCCCCTCAACAATTTGTCACCTCCAAATTGCAACAAGCTATGCCAGGCACACAGGCTTCTGTTAATCCATCTACTGATATTACTCAGACGGTAGAAACCGCTCCAAAACCCATCGTTAATACCCGCACTGAGAGAGACGATTTGAGAGCACAATTAACTGGTATAGATTCTTGGATGAATACGCCGCTGCCGGTCCAATTTGGTGAGATAGGTCCGACATTGGAATATCCACTCGGTATTCAGGATCAGGGGGCTCCATATCTTGAATTTACACCCATGTTTGGTGGAGATGACGCTACTGGGTTCATGACAGAAGATTATAAAAAGGTTCTTAAACAGGATATACAAAATATAGCTAATGATGCGGCATCTGATAGTCTTCTAGAGAGCGTTTCAACAGTTCTATCATCAGCAAATCCTTTCAGTTCTGCCGTATCATCGATAGCGAGTGGCGGGGGGAAGTTGATAGGGAAGGGTTTGAATAAGATAATACAGGAAGCGCTTGGTGGACTTGGCACGCGAAGTGCTGACCAGTTGGGTGCCACTATAGCATTATATGTACCAGAGGGATTTGAAATGGCAAATGAGGCGCAATGGGCGAGTGAGGACGGAAGTGTTATTAGAAACTGGATGGCAAATGTTAATACCCCCGGATCAAATTTTGCGACATCTGATGCGACTAGTTCAGTTGTAAAAGTATTCGGTGACACATTTCAAGAAGGTGCTGGTAAAGATTTGCTGGCGGCTCGAGGATTAGCTAAAAAGAATAATAGATCCGTTATGTTTAATGGAATTGGATTCAGAGAGTTTTCTATTAACTTTAATTTTGTCCCAAAGAGTAAAACAGAATATCTGGTCGTTAGAAAGATCATCACTAATTTTAGAAAATTAATGCTTCCAAAAAAACACGATTCTGGGGTGTCTCAGTGGGTATTGCCTGGATATTATAAAATCGATTTGCGGAATACCGCACTTACGTTTAATAGTTATTGGGTTTTAACTAATTGTCGAGTTGGTTATGGTTCAGAGGGGAGATTTAATGTAGCTGGACAAACAAAAACACCAACACAGATGTCATTAAGTTTATCCTTTATAGAAACTAGTCAACAAGATGTAGACAAGGTTTTTGACGGCAGTGTTTAATTTTTATACATCAGTGTGTAATATTGTAGAGAGTAATCAATTATGTTCAATTATATTCCAAATTTAAAAAAACAAGTTCTTGTTTCAGGTACAGAATCTACTTATAACAAAGTTGATGATATGTATATTAATTATGATAATATCCCCAGAAAGGTTAAGAATTTGTTTATAAAAGTTAAAGTTCCACAGACATACATCGATAATCCGTATACATGGGAATCGTGGTATGTTCGTGATGAAGATAGCCCAGAAATGATTGCAAAGAAATACTATGGTGATTCTAGTTATTATTGGATCGTGTTATTGTTTAATAATATGATTAATAAATATGATGATTGGCCGTTAAATGAAGAAAGTTTTAATAAAAAAATTATACGTAATTATGGTAGTCTTAGATATTCTATGATAAAACCACATTGTTATGTTAAGTTAATAAGCAGGGTTGTTGTTGATGAGTATAATAATAGTGAGACTGTTGTTGATGAAGATTATAAAGTATCACCGGATACATATGAAAAGTTAAGTTTAAATGAAAAGAATTCATTTAAACTGATTAGTAAATACGACTATGATTTTTCAAATAATGAAGAAAAGCGCAATATACGAGTTTTAAAACAAGATTCAATTCCTGATTTTTTATCTGAATTTAAAAGAATGGTTGAATTATGAGTTTAAATACCGTTGGAGTATCATCTATACCTAAATCATTAGGAGATCATACGATAGAGTTATTACAAATAACTTCTCATAATGGTAATGTTTTGGATCTTAGTAGCTCATTTGAACAACTTATAATTTCAGAAGATATAATGATGTCTAGTATTTCTGTTGATTTATATATTAATGACACTGAAGAAATAATATCAAATTTACCAATTATAGGACAAGAGCGTGTTATTATTAAATATAAAAGTGCGTTTTCTAGTAGATATGTATATTTAGAATTATGGGTGTATATGATATCAGAGATGGAAACTACCAGACATCAGTTGGATTATAAATTAAGTTTAGTTACATCTGACCTTGTAAAAAATTATGAATATAAAATATCTAGATATTTTAGTAATGATGCGGCATCTATTGCATTAAAAATATTTGAAGAATTTAATGCAAGTAAGTCTTTAATCATAAGCAAAAGTGATGATAGACAAAAACTAATAATTCCCAATATTGCACCATTTGCGGCAATACGTTGGTTGTCTACATTGGCATATAAGAGTGGGACTACTGCTTATCTATTTTTTGAGAATAATAGGAATTATGTATTTAAACCAATAGAAGAATTGTTTTATCCGGAAAAAAAGGCGGAATATTATATTGGAGAGATAGACCCCACAAATCTTATAACAAGTATTAATATAATAGATAAGTGGAAAATAGTATCTAATTTTGATGTGTTGGGTAATATTATGGGGGGTATGTACAATTCTACTAATATTAGTTGTGATATATTGTCTAGACAAGTTAGTAAATCCACACATTCGTATTGGAAAAACTCAGAACAATATATTGAAAGTCGTGGTGGTGAATCCGCAAATAACCCCTTACTTGATAAATCTAACATATCAAAATCTAAGGGATTACAACATAATCCCGAAATAATATCATATACCCCATACAATAAATATAATAGTTATAATAGATCAGAGAATATATTATCTAGAGAATATGGGTTGCAATTATTTGATAATTTTAAAATAGAATTGAATGTGTTTGGTGACACTAATATTGCAGTTGGTGATATCATAGGTATAGATTTACCACTTTTTAAAGAAAGTACTAGTAAGGAATCGTATAACAATCCGTCATATTATGGAAAATGGTTAATTATAAAGTTAACTCACAAGATGAGTAGTATGGGATATTATATGAAGATAACGGCAGTAAAAGATCGTACTGCTGTAACATTTCCGAAATTAAGGAGTTAAATATTGGAATATTTAGGAAAGGATAAATTTATTTGGTTTTATGGTGTTGTAGAAGATATTAATGACCCATTAAAAATAGGTAGATGTAGGGTTCGTATATTGGCGGCACATACCCACGATTCTTCTATTTTACCAACAGATGCACTACCATGGGCATCACCAATTATGCCAATTACCTCAGCATCTATTGCCGGTGTTGGTATATCGCCCACTGGAATATTAGTTGGTGCGTGGGTTGTGGGATTTTTTGTTGATAGTGAAAATTATCAACAACCAGTTCTTCTTGGTACAATTCCTGGAATACCTAAATCTCCAGATATCTCAACAGTTAAATTTGGTGATACTGGTAATAAATATCCATCTCTGAACGAAACACCAATACATAATTCTGTTGTTGGTGAGTCAGATGTTAATAGATTGTCTAGGGGAGATAAAACTTCTGATACTATTGTTAAAGGTAAGATTGATTCGGTTGTTTCTAATGCATTGTTTAAAGAGCCCGTAACTAAATATAAGACGGTGTATCCATTTAATAAAGTTATTAGTACTGAATCTGGTCATCATCAAGAGTTGGATGATACACCAGGGGCAGAGAGGATACATACTTATCATAGAAGCGGATCATTTGAAGAATATCATCCGAATGGAGATAGGGTTACTAAAATAATTGGAGACGATTATGAGATTATTAAAGGGGATAAGAACATGCATATAGATGGTAATATTAATCTAGTGGTTTCTGGTGATTGTAATATTAAAGTTAAGGGAGTTTGGGATTCGGATGTTAGTGGGAAATATATAAATATTAGTAATGAGAGTATTGTGTTACATGCTCCAAAAATAAATTTAAATTAAAGATATGTCATATAATACTACAATTTTAAATAAAAAGGAAGATTTTTGGAAAGATTTTGATTTAACTTTTTCAAAAAATACAGAACATAATGGATTAAACACTACCGGTGATATAAATATATTGTATGGTAAAGACGCAATGTCTCAATCTATGAAGAATATTTTATTAACTAATAATTCTGAACGTGTGTTTAATATGGGATTTGGTACAAGTATAGGTAAATTGTTGTTTGAGAATTTAAACGACAAAATATATATAAGACGAATTCTCGAAGGTATTAAGACAACGTTGGGCACACTTGAATCGAGAATTGATATAATTGATATATCATTAGAAGAATCCGACAATGATGTTAACGGTGGGTTTGAAATTACTTTGCGATATCAAACCCTAACATCAAATAGTAACGAAATAATATCAACATCAATTTCATTATATAGAGTAAGATAGATATGGAAAAGAATATAAAAGTTGCAGAATTAGATTTTAAAGCAATAAAATCTAGTATAATTGAGTATATGAGAAATCACCCAACAAATAAAACTTTTAATAGTTATGATTTTGAGGGATCTGGTTTAAACTCACTAATAGATATTTTAGCATATAATACACATCATCATGCATATTATTTAAATATGATAGCATCTGAGATGTTTCTAGATACTGCACAAATACGGGAAAATGTCATATCCAAGTGTAAATTGTTAGGATATATACCCAAATCTAATACATGTGCTAAAGTTTCTGTTAATCTTATTGCCGTTGTTGAAATACGGTCAGATTCTGAGTCATTACCTACTAGATTTTTACCCATCACTAGATCTGCTAAATTTAAATTGAATCGTAAAGACGGAAGTCCGTGGAGTTTTTATCCTGAAAAAGAAGGATATGCAGTACGTACTCATTCGAATGTTATTGGTGGTGTTGAGGGTCGTAAGTATGATATATTTAGGTTAGATGATTTTATATTATTACAGGGGAATGTAATAGAAGAATATTTTTATTATGATGAGTCGGATATAAATCAAAAATTCATATTAAATAATAGTGGTATAGATACAGACACCCTTCGTGTTTTTATTACATATTCTGATATGGAAAGTGATAATATATCAGAATATTATTTAGAACGTGATAATATGAAGTTAGATAAAGATAGTTTGGTTTTTTTCTTGCAAGAGAGCATCAATGAACAATATGAAATATATTTTGGTGATGGAGTGTTTGGTAGAAAATTGACATCTAATGACCTGATTAAAGTTACATATTTAGATTGCGTTGGATCTGCGGCTAACGGAATAGGGCAAGGTATTATATTTGATAACGACGCAGAGAATCCGTTATACAATATAGTTGATACTTCGTTTTTAGGTATTGATGAATCATCGATTTTTATAAATTCTAAAACATTTGGCGGTGGTGATAAAGAAACTTTAGAAGAAATAAGACACGCTGCACCAAGAGCATTTTCTTCACAAAAACGAGCAGTCACATTAGAGGATTATAAAATTATTATTAAAGAAGTATATCCATTGGTTGAATCTTTAAATGTATGGGGTGGGGAAGATAACATACCACCCAAATATGGAAGTATATTTATATCAATAAGACCTAAGTTTGGTGATTATATATCAGAAGTGGAACGCAGTAATATAGAATACGATTTAAAACGTAATCATTCTATGCTTGGTATTTCTCCTATTATTGTTAGTCCAAAATATATTAAATTGGGTATTAAAATCATGATTAAGTACAATTCGGATCAAACAACTCGTTCTTCTGATGATATTAAAAATATGGTTTATGACGAAGTTGTTAGATTTTCTAAAGAAGATTTAAATAGTTTTGGTGATTATTTTAGATATTCTAAGTTTCTTGCGATGATAGATAATACACATCACTCTATTGAAAATAATTTAACGGATATTGTTCTTAGAGTTAATGAAGACATCCCTGGACATGGTAAGCCATATACTTATATTTTTAACTTTTCTAATAAAATAAAGAAAGGTACGGTGCGTTCTTCTGAATTCAGAATCCCAGATTCTGAATTTTTGTGGCATTTTGTTGATGATGAAAAACATGATGGTCATTTGTTATTTCATAGAAAGGGAGAAATAGAAGGTGAATTCATAGTTAATACATATTTAAAAGGTATATGTGATTATAATAAGGGATTAGTGCGTATTGATAATGTTATTATATTAGAAAGTGATTATTATACTGATATATCGGTTACATGTTCTTTGACATCGGATGATATATATCCAAGGGGCAATCAAATATTATATATAGACCAAACTAATATATCTATAGATATAATGGATAATGATTTATTTTATAGTTCAGAAAATTCTTCAGTAAGATCAGTAAATATAATTTAATATTATGGATACTTCTAAATTAAAATGGTTGACAGATGACATATCGGAACAAATTCCAAGTTGGATGCGTGAGTCTGGGGAATATAACACATATATTGAATTTTTAGAATTATATTATGAATGGATGGCACAAGATGGTAATCCATTGGGGGTTTCTGCTGGATTATTACAAGATTCTGATATAGATAATGTTTCTCATTTATTTGGCCAATATTATATTAAAGAAATGGCATTTGATATGCCAACAGTTATTACTATTAATAATAGTATAGATGAAACGAATGAAAGTAATACTCGTAGAAATAAATTAAATTTAAGAAATCGTGAAAGTTCTACGGTAACATATTCTTCTGATAATTTTGTTGGAAATGGTGTAGTTTCTCAATTCAATTTATCACATTATGAACCTTCATATTATAACGATAAAAGTTTTTTACAAAAAGTAGATGATATTTCAGTATATATTAATCCAGATTTAAATTCTTTTTTTATACCTATTGATGCAAATGGCATACCACTACTTTCTAATCAAGTAAATACAACTACTGTTCCATTATATAATGAAATTGATACATTTGGGTCAAGATCTTCTTCAGATATTTCCGAATTTATTAACGAACTTCGATTTAACCCCTCTAACATTATTATTGAATATCCTAGATTTGAATTTGTTCTTGGACAATTGGGATCGTTATATGAAGTTGTTGTTATATATCCATCATATGGGTGGACGGATGGTGTATATATTCTTAATGTTGGGGGGTTTGATGGTAACGACGGACAAGGTGGGATACTTGAAGTTACAGTAATATCTGGTAGTATTACATCCCCGATTATAATAGAGAACGGATCTGGATATAATCAAAGTTCATCATCATTACGTGTTGATTTTTTAAATAAATTAAATATGCATGGTGGTTTTGGAATATCAACTAACTATAGTATTTTACCTAAATTCAAATTTGAGATTGAAAATTCTTCAGGAGAATTGACTGATGTCATGATTGATGATGAAGATGAGACATTAATAAGTGGTGCTAGTTTATATAATGTTGGGCATTCTTTAACTCCAGGAAAATATATTGTAGAGGTGGAAGATATTGATGGAATCGGGAGAGATGGTCAAATTGAATTTAATGTTTCCGAATCTAAATCAGTTAATGAGGTAAGTATTATAGAACATGGGGATTCGTATCATCTTCCTATTATAACACAATATATCAGAAATTATATATTCTATGGCAATGGCAACGCGGTCGGGGATGAAGAACATATCTTTACTATTGGTAGTGTGTCAGACCCGCTCATGTCTATTCTTTATTTATCTAATATAAAATTAGACTTATTTGATAATAATATTAAATTATTTGTCAAATTTGATAATGGGGTCAACAAGTCATGTACTGTGTCTGGATATAATACAGAAAGTTCATGTCAATTAAATGGCGGTTTGTGGGAAGTTCCTTATATTAATATTAATAATATTAATAATGATATACCTGTTCCTGTAGGAACAGTCTTTATGATGTTTAAAGTTGAAGTATTGGATGGTGGGGTATTTAACAATTTAATATTTGATATGAAATATGATATGTCTAGTGGTGATTTTGTAAAACTACCTAATGATTATTATAACATAGAAGACGGTATAATCGTTTTTAAAGATCCTATAAATGAGACAAGATGGATTCCTAAATCACAGACAGTAGTTCGTGTTCTTTATAGAATATCAACAACATATATTAGTAAAACTGAGATAGAACGACGTTCTAATACCAATAGTGATAATATTAAAGTTCTTGCAGACAGGTCTAAACTTATAAAGTTTATGAAGACATTTTATTCTAATAAAGGAACGGAACAGTCATATAAATTTTTATTTAATCTTTTTTTCCAAAAAGATGTTGACTTTTTTTATCCAAGTAAATATACTTTTAAGCCAAGTGATAATACATGGGAAATACAACAAAGTATACGATGTGTGCCATTTATAGATAGATATGGTGTTGCTGTTAATTATAATGATGAAACATATAATCCTAAATTGGTGGTTGGTAATATTAGTGGTTCTGTGGCAACTATAGACAGACATCTTTCATATTATATCGAGATTAGTCCAGTAGAGGAATATTTCATTTCTAATATGGTTGGTAGATTTATTAAAGGGGAATCCGTAACAATAACGGATAATGATAATAATTCGTTTACTGAAAGTTTATATGTAGTTATATCCTCAATTGATGTTATTCATGGTGGAAGTGGTTATAATGTGGGAGAATCACTTGCATTTAATATGATAGATCCGGGTAGTGGTAGTGGATTTGATTGTCATGTTGCATCTGTTAGAGTTGGTTCTGTTGACGGTGTTGTTGTGGAATCTGCTGGTGAGAATTATATTACAGGTGAAGTGTTGGAATTTAATGATTTGGGCACTGGCGGTACTGGTGTTTTTGGTGTTATATCTAGTTGTACTAGCAGCGCCGAATATATTTCTTTGGAATGGGTACAAGATAGTCTAGCTAGGACTCATTCATATAATATTGGATATCACAATAAAATATACAATTCTAAGATTTCTACTGAGGTTAAAGTTATTATATCCAATGCGGATGATAAATATGATGATAATATTTTACTTTTAGATTTTCAAACTAGTGTTTTACTTGGTGGTACCTTTTATAACTTTGGTAGTAATAATTTTATAGACTATGCTAATAACTTAATTATAGAAAAGAATTCAATTCTTTTAGGATCATTTGGGAATCATGATGGTGTTTGTAGAGTTGTTAAGGATAACCGAGTTGACCCAATATTATCATCGATATCCCCTGATTTATTTTTTGCCAATGGTTCACTTGATATAGTCTCATGCCATGTAGAATCAAACTTTAATCAGTTTACGTTTGTAAGTGGATATGGATTAAAAAGTGGTGATTATTATGTAATGATTTCTAATACCAATGATAGTACAAAAGGTAACTTTTCACCAGCATATTTACCAGTATCAGTATTAACTGATACTGATACGCAATCATCAACTTATGGCATATCAGTAGTGACTATATTACCACATTCTGGGACAGAACCTGGTATATGGATTACCGGGTTTAATATTGATGCCGAGAATTATATAGTAGATTATAGTGATATATTAACTGACCATACCATCAGTTATGAACCGGTTGATACAAACATGTTAAATAGTCATTCATGTTTAGTTGATAAGGGCATATACACACCTTCTACTGGATCTGATGAAAATTATCATGTGTTTGATAAAACAGAACATATGACGTTTGGAGATGATGGAGATGGGTATGTTAAAATTAATGGTGTTGGTGAATTGCTATCACCAGAATTTAATGCGACAGATGATAAAACTTATAAGTTTACTATAGATTTTTGGTATCATCCAAATTTTAATTATAATTTAAATCCGCCTAATTGGTCGGATGAAGAAGTTATTTTTTCATTGGCATCACAATATATTAGTGAAACCCCAAATAAACTGACATTAGTACAAAGAGAGTTTAATGATAAATTGAAGTTTGTTTTAGTTCTTGGACCAGAAGGTCATCAAACAGAACTTTCTATGGATATGGAAGATGCTGGTGTTATTGATTATGATAATGTTGAAGTTTCAGACAGTGGTTGGATTCATATTACGGTAGAAATTGATTTCCAATCTAGTGTGGCAAGTTTATATTTAAATGGTAAAGCCACTTCAATGACATATTTGAAGTCGTTTGTTATAACAGATGGTGGTGAACTCTATACATGTAATATAACAGAAGGTCCGTATGCTAATGATTGGCAAAGTATGGTTTATAGTTGGGATAATGCGATTAATGCAGTTATTCATGAGATTAATTCTATAAATGATTCTAATATAACTTCAAAGGACGATGAGTTAAAGTTATTTTTACAGGAGTCGGTGAACGGCGTTGTAAGGTATGATATTAATGAAAATTCTGATACTTCAGATGATATTGATATTATAACTGAGATGTTAAATTCTAAAAAATATTATTGGGCATTTTATATTAATATCATATCAGAGATGTTAACTAAAAGTGAGTTTGATAAATATTTTATTACTGAAGGTACTCATTTAGAAGATGAATTTCTGATTGGAGCAAGACGTTCAATAGTTTCAGAAACAAATAGTGGATCTATAATTATTCCGATTGAATCTACTACTCATTGTAATGGCGATTTTGCAACGTTTAGAATAACAAAAGGACATAGATTTGACAAACTTCCAGATGATACAGAGGATACGAATAATTATCTAAGGATGTGGACCGCTAATCCTATGATTCATAGTAGAATTATTAATTCAAATGAATATTCTATTAATGACCAAATATTGGACGAAATCACCGGCCTATATTCTGATTCTTATATAACTATATATAAAAATGTTAATAGAATAAATCCAGTTATGTCAGATCTACATTTTGATTATTGGGAAGAAACTGATACAGATGAAAAACTTGGTAAGTTAAAAGAAACACCATCTAATGGTAAATTGTGGTCGGATATCATTTTTTCTAATGGATATGGATTAGTAAGTGGGGTGTATCATGTTATTATTTCTTCTAAACCTCATTTTGGAATACCGGATTTATTTGGTGCTGCTAAAATACCAGTGAATGTTGTATTAGACGTTACTACTGGAGTATCAACAATAACAATAATATCACCAGTTGGTGGTGATATTAGTTTTTGGACATTTGGTGCCGAGGTAAAATGGGAGACACAAAACCATAATGTTGATTATTATTTATTAAAAGATATAAAAGAACATAATAATATATATACAGATATTAATAATATCTGGGATGATGACACTAAAGAAGGACATATACGTATTCCTTTAATGTTGCCTGATTGGTATACTGTATCATTAAAATATCATAATCTATCTGTTGGGGGGATTTCTTCATTACATCTGTATAGTAGTGGAAGTGGATATAAAACTTTGCCTAGTGTGGGTGTTTCTGACAAGAGTGGTGATTATGTTTCTAAAGGTAGTGGTGCGATTTTAAGATGCGTGTCTGACGATATAGGTGGGATTTCTACGGTTGCTATAGGTAGTTATGTTACTGGTTTGGCGAACAGATGGGATGATTTTGGCATTGGATATGAAGTTACACCTATTTTGGATTTGGTGAGTAAGGGTAATGGGAATGCTGAAATAAAATTAAATACTGGAATCGTTTGCTCACGTGTAGGATATAGTTTATCTGAAAAAGATTCAATGCCATCTAATGCGGTGAAATGTCAAGATAGTATGTTATGGCAAGATTATTCGTATGTATTACGTAGTGGTGTGACTATTGATAAATGGCGAGATATAATTAAAAAAGTTATACATCCAGCTGGATTTGAAGTGTTTGGGGAGTTTGTATTAGAGGCAGATACGTTCATAAGATCAAGTAAAACTAAGGGTGTTCCATATTTAAGATTTCATATTATTAAAAACGTTGAAATTACAGTTGATGTTATGGATGGTTTGGGAGTATGGACAAAAGGACTTGAAAAAGATGATATATCGGGAGATATTGTTTATAAAACAGATGTTGTTAATGTTAATAATCTCTATTCTGGTGGACATCATAATACAGTTAGCTATGATAATCTCCAATCAACTATACTAGGACTCAAATCAGGAACCGATGTTGAT